CGAGCCTCTGGAAGCCTCTCAAAGGGCGTTCGCTTAGGCAAAGGGTTAGGAGTGCTTCGATTTGTAAAAGCCGCCGAGGGAGCCGTTGAGGCCCTTCCTCAAGGTCTTTCTCATAAGTCATCGGATAACCTCATTCTTGCCGCTGCTCTCGCGATTGCCGAAGAGCATCCAAAACGCAAGACCATCGTTGTGTCTCAAGATGTTAACATGAGAGTTATTGCTGACGCTCTCGGACTACTCACGGAAGACTATGTCTCTTCTCAAGTTGTATCTTCTCGAGATGTTATCTTTGAAGGGTTCTCGAAGTTCTTGATCGATGACGCAATGATTGACGAGTTCTACGACAAGCAACCTGTATGGCTTTATGAAGAAGATGCAGCAGAGCAAGACATCATCTTGTATCCAAACCAATACGTGATGCTTGTCTCAGTTGAGAATGAAAAGAAGACGGCAATCGGACGCTTTGTAAATTGGAATGCCCCAGTCAAACCTCTTGTGTATCGTGACGATACATTCTCATGGGGAGTTTCTCCGAGAAACAAGGAGCAGAAGTGCGGCTTTGACTTGCTCATGGACGACGACATCCCCTTTGTAAGCCTTATTGGACGTGCTGGGAGTGGTAAGACCCTTATGGCCATGGCGGCTGGCTTAGAACAAGTTCTAGGGCTTGAGAATGGACGTTACAATCGCATCATTGTTTCGAGACCCGTACAACCATTGGGTAAGGACATCGGCTTCCTTCCCGGAACAATGGAAGAAAAGATGGCTCCTTGGATGAAGCCTATCTTCGACAACATGCAGTTCATTATGGGATCTGATCGCACAATGCTTGATGTTTATCTCGAGAAAGGCGTTATTGAGATCGACGCAATCACTTACATCCGTGGCCGCTCAATTTCAAATGCTTATGTTATCATTGACGAAGCTCAAAACCTTACAGCACATGAGGTGAAGACAATCCTTACTCGCGTTGGTGAGAACACAAAGATCGTTCTTACAGGAGACATTGAACAGATCGATAATGTATACACAAACGAGACATCAAATGGTTTGACGTATGCGGTTGAGAAATTTAAAGAGTCAGCCCTCTCTGGTCACATCACCTTCAAAAAAGGTGAGAGATCAAAATTAGCAACTGAAGCATCAAAGTTATTGTGAGGTAATATGTGGATCCACGAATCTATACGAAGATCTAAAAAAATGAAAGATGAATTTAGGTTAAATAATGTGTCCGTCGTAATCAAGGATGCTTTACCTGAAAACGTCGATGTTGAGTTTGTCTTTAACTACATCAATGCAAGGATACCATTTCACTTAACAAGAAATGTTGAGATGATATATGTCGGTCAATTTCCCGAGATGAAGGAAAGAGACATCAATGCCTATTATGAAAATGATGCCATCTACATTACAAACGAACAAGATGATGAGATGGATATGATTGAAGACATTGTCCATGAAATATCACATGCGGTTGAACACTACAATCAGGAGTTTATCTATGGATCGGGAGCATTGCAAAGAGAGTTCATCGCAAAGCGAAAGCGTCTGTCCGATTTGCTTTCGCAGAAATATAAAGTACCTGATACTTTTAATATTGACTTCGAGTATGATCGGGCCATTGATGACTTCCTTTTCCGTGACGTCGGATATGACGCACTTAATCAGATTTGCGTTAACATCTTTCCTTCTGGGTATGCTGCTACTTCGATAAGTGAGTATTGGGCAAAGGGATTTGAAGAGTTGTTTATTGGAAATCGAGATGACTTAAAGCAAATGTGTCCCGTACTTTACAAGACTATGGCGATGCTAGTGAAAGAACTTAAAGAAAATACTTGACAAACTGTTCTCAACGTGTTACATTAAGTAAAACGGAGGACATATGACAAAACAACACATTTCTTATTCGGAATTAAAAATCTTTACTGAGTGCCCATACAAGTGGAAGCTCCAATACCTTGACGGTCTCAAAGGTTTTACCGGAAACATTTACACAGCATTCGGAACAGCTATTCACAGCGTATGTGAACAATCTGCTCTCGGCAATCTTCCAGACGAAGATTTTGCTGAGCACTTTGACTTGGTATTTCTTGAAGAGCTTAAGCAACTTGACGAGAAGCCTGAGAACAAATTGATCGTGGAGATGCGCAAACAAAGCCGAGAGATCATCCACAAGGTCTTTCCTGCCCTCCAAGAGCTATTCCCAGGGTATGAGGTATACTCTTCGGAAGAAGACCTCTACGAGCTTATTACGGAGCTTGACTTTGATTGGAATCTCAAAGGCTTCATTGACCTTGTTGTGAAGACACCTGATGGTAAGTATCACATCATTGACTGGAAGTCCTGTTCTTGGGGCTGGGACGTTCAACGAAAATCAGATAAGATGACGACTTACCAACTAACTCTTTATAAAAAGTTTTTCTGTGAGAAACACAACATTGATCCTAAAATGGTTGAGACATATTTTGGATTACTAAAGAGAACAGCAAAGAAAGATAACGTTGAAATCTTTCGAGTCACATCGGGCGCTCGTAAAGTTGCTAATGCGACCAAAGTCTTAACTGACGCATGTAACTTAATAAACAAGGGCATAACAGTTAAGAATCGCAATTCGTGTGCGAATTGCCCATTTAATAACACAGAACATTGTAAACGATAGGAGAAATTATGAAAATCAATGAAACAAAATTATACTTACGAAAAGACCATGAGTTCTTGTGGCAAGATAAAATTATGAAAATAGAGAAGGGATGGCACTCTTACAAAGACATCTCAAGAAAGCTGGGGTACTCTTTGGAGATGATTGAGGCTAGCGAAAGGAACTATGGGGTCTTTGCTTGGGCTCCTGAGTTTGCAAATGTCCATGCAACATTCCAATATGATGAAAAAGGTTTTGAAATTGACGGTGAATGGTGGCCTCACACAGAAGGTTACTTCCAAGCGATGAAAGCCTACGGGACTGATGACTGGGAAAGAGTGAAGAAGGAAATCAAAGAATGTTCGCCAATTGATTCTTGGAGCGTGGGTCAAAGATGTAAGCTAAGACCTGACTGGGAAGAAGTAAAAGATGAAATTATGATGACTGGACTTAGAGAGAAGTTTAAAGATCCAACGCTTAAAAAGATGCTTCTATCAACCGGAGATTTGCCTCTCGTACAGATTAAGTACTGCAACTATTGGGGATCTGGTAGAAGCGGAAAGGGCAAAAATGCTCTCGGAGTTTTGCTTCAAAATCTTCGCGAAGAAATAAGAAATCAAAAAAATTAATTTTTTTATAAAAATTACTTGACAACCTCATCAACCTGTGATATAATAGGTTTAATGATGAGGTTGTTTTTTTTTGCCTCGAAAAATTCAAAAGGATACGCAATGTCTAAGAAAATTAAAGTTTTAACTTTGAGCGACCATCCCTTGTCTCCATCTGGAGTTGGTACTCAAACAAAGTATGTTATGGAAGCTCTATTAAAAAGTGGAAAATTCCAAGTCTTATCTTTAGGTGGAGCTGTGAAACACCAAGATTACACTCCTCGCCTCATTGACCCATATGGCGAAGACTGGAAAGTAATCCCAGTTGATGGCTATGGTACTCAAGAGATGATCCGTTCAGTAATCAGAAATGAGAAACCAGATATTTTATGGTTCATGACTGATCCTCGTTTCTATGAATGGTTGTGGGAAATGGAGAATGAAATTCGACCACTTCTTCCAATGGTCTATTATCATGTTTGGGATAACAAGCCACTTCCAATGTTCAATAAGAAGTTTTATGAATCAAATGATCATATTGCTACAATTTCAAAAATTACCCACGAATGTGTAAAAGGTGTTGCACCGGATGTCCCGGCAACATATCTTCCCCATGCTGTAGATGCAACAATGTTCAAACCAGTGACCCTAGAAGAAAAGTTAGAAATTAGAAGCCGTATCATCCCAGAGATCGATCAAGATAAGTTCATTGTATTTTGGAACAATAGAAATGCACGACGAAAGCAATCTGGATCTTTATTGTGGTGGTGGAAAGAATGGTTGGACAAAAGAGGTCTAAACGACAAAGCACAGTTGATTATGCACACTAACCCATTTGACCCACATGGTCAAGACCTTAATAAGATTGCATCTCACTTAGACATGACGAATCGTGAAATTGTGTTCTCGACAAAGAAACTGTCCCTGAATACACTACCATTGCTTTATACATCTGCAGACTGTACAATTAATATTGCTGACGCTGAGGGTTTTGGCTTGGCGACATTGGAATCTTTGTCTTGTGCAACACCAATCATCGTCAATATGACTGGTGGTTTGCAAGAGCAAATCATGGGAATTGATGGCCCGTTTGGTATCCCCATTTACCCCACATCAAAAGCAATTATTGGATCACAACAGGTCCCATATATCTACGAAGATAGAATTTCAAAAGAACAATTATTTAACGCTCTCGACAAAATGTATGCATTGTCTCGAGAGGATCGCCATGACTTAGGATTAAAAGGAGCACAACATGTCAAGCAAAACTACAACTTTGAAAGTTTTTCCAAAAGATGGGTCAATCTTATGCTTAAGGTTCATGAAGAGCATGGTTCTTGGGAGACAAGGAAAGGTTACAGCAGCATCACTTTCAAGGAAGTCGCATGAGTCAAGATCTCTACCTTCCTAATGGAAAGATGTCTGTTTATGCAGACTCAGGCTATCTCAATATGATTGTTAAAGACGAGCTTAAATCTCCAATAACATATAACGTACATCCTAGGCACTTACAAATGATAGAGCAAGTACGAGTTGGGGATTTAGCTGAAACATCTCAAAGAGATATTGGCTTGATTGTTGAGGAGGTCGATAGGGACCTCCAAGGCTTTACGATGTATAAGGTCTTGATTAAAGGAGAGGAGCAAATCTTCTCATCATTAGAATTAGCACTAATCGGAGAATAAATGAAAAAGAAAATTTTTGTAAGAGCACCTGTGTTGAGTGCTACTGGCTATGGAGAACAGTCTCGCTTTGCTCTCCGAGCATTGAGGTCTCGCGAAGATCTGTTCGACATCTATGTTCAACCAATTCCTTGGGGGAAATCTGGATGGATCTGGAAAACTGATGAGGAACGAGATTGGCTAGATGCTCGTATCGGAGAAACACAAGTTTTATTGCAGCAGAAGAAATTGCAACCAGATATCTCTTTGCAAATTACGATTCCAAATGAATTCAAAAAGATGTGCCCAATTAATGTTGCATTTACAGCAGGGATTGAAACAGATCGAGTATCTCCCATCTGGCTTGAGAAAGGCAACGAGATGGACAAGATTCTTGTCGTATCAGATCATGCAAAGTCAACCTACGAGAAAACTCACGTTACCCTACAAAGTGGAGAGCAATATCGATTGCAGACTCCAATTGAAGTCGTTCATGAAACAACCCCACTAGCTTCCGAAGTTGAAGAAATACCAGGATTCAATCCTCGACATGATTTCAACTTTTTGGTTGTGTCACAATTCGGCCCACGAAAGAACTTCGAGAACACCGTTCGTTGGTTTGTTGAGAAGTTTGAAGACAAAGAAGTTGGGATGATCGTTAAGACTTGCATCAAGGGTAGTTCTCGCATTGATTTAGAGGCCACTGAGAGCCGCTTAGGGAACATTCTAAGCAAGTATCCTAATCGCAAGTGTTCTGTATCACTTCTTCATGGAGATCTCTCTGAGGGGCAAATGAGAGCCCTTTATGAACATGATAAGGTGAAGGCTTTGGTTAACATTGCTCATGGAGAAGGTTTTGGCCTTCCATTGTTCGAAGCTGCTCGAGCTGCATTGCCGATCGTTACAATTCCATGGTCTGGTCAAATGGACTTCTTGAGACACAACAACAAAAATTATTTTGCTGCTGTTAGCTATGTTTTAGATACCGTTGGTCAAAATGCTGTCTGGAAAGGGGTGATTGAAGAAAATGCTCAATGGGCATACGCCGAAGAGGGCTCATATAAGATGGCTCTTCAAATGGTTTATGAGCGGTGGGATGATTATAAAAGCCAAGCGCTTGAATTGCAAGAGTTAGTTCAGAGTCAATTTAGAACAGAGAGGCTTTATGAAAGATTTTGTAATTCTATCTTGGGAAAATCAAATTTAAAACCAGTTGAAATTGATGCGATTTCATTTTGTATCCCCACAAATGGAGCTAAGCCTGAGAAAACAAGGTTAACCATTAAATCGATTAAGAGAGAGCTTGGCGATTTTCCTCATGAAATTATCATTGCTGGAGACGTTGAGAACTTTAGAGACATTGATGGTGTAACTTTGGTAGACAAAGCTGAAGAAGCACATTCTCGTAAAGTTGCAACTCTTCGTAATGCCGGAGGAGATGCTTCTAAATACGATACAATTGCTTGGCTGGATGATGACATTTTGTTAGGAAAAGATTGGTTAACCAACACACTATCATTTTCTAGGCAAGCCGGTTGGAATGTTTTAGGCAATAAATTGTTAAATCCGGATGGGACGCGTCATTGGGACAGGGCAACATTGAACCCGCACAAAATAGTAGATTATGACCATCCACAGTATGACAAAAGCCTTTATCAAACCTCAGGATTTATAATGGTGCGACGTGAAATATTCAACTTTATTCGTTGGGATGACAATTGTTTTATTCGCGAAGATCAAGTAGGTGGAGTGTCCGAAGATGTAAAATTTAGCTTAGATTTGTCCAAAGCAGGGTACAGTCTGGGATTCAACGAAACCTCTAAGGTTTGGCATAACGACGATTCATATACTCAATTTGGTGGACAAACACTGTTAAAGAGTTTGATCGAAGAGAAGTTTGGACTAAATTTCTTCCCAGAAAACTCAAAAGAATTTGAGGAGCTATTAAATGAATAAGTTCATAGTTATCGTACCTCTGTACAATGTTGAGAAATGGATAAAAACAAATATAAGAAGCGTTTTGTCACAGACTTATAAGAATTATGAGTGCTATTATATTGACGACATGTCAACGGATAATAGTGCAAAAATAATTCAAGAGTTTGAATGTGAAAAAATAAAGCTCATAAAAAATAAAGAAAAAAAGTTTGCATTAAGAAATATAGTGGAAGCGATAGAATTCGCAAACCCAAATGACGAAGACATAATCGTTACACTAGACGGTGATGATTGGCTTGCAAAAAAAGAGGTTTTCGAAATTTTAGACAAAAATTATCAAGACGATACTCTGATGACTTATGGAACCTATATTCACTACCCAGATGGTATAATTCCAGGAAATGTAGTGCCATACTCTAAGCAGGTTATAGAGAATAAGTCATATAGGGAAGCAAGATGGAGAGCCTCTGCACTTAGGACTTTCAAGTATAAGTTGTGGAAAAATATTAACAAAGAAGATTTAAAAGATGTTGATGGTAATTTTTATGAAATGGCTTGGGATCTGGCGATCATGTTTCCAATGTTGGAAATGGCGGACAACAGATGGAAGTGTATCGAGGAAGTTTTATACTATTATAACTTGACGAATCCAATAAATGATCACAAAAAAGATCGTGCAAAACAAATAAGGCTAGATATGGAAATAAGAAAAAAGAAGAAGTATGATAGGCTGGAGGAATAGTGCCAATAGATTTTGAAAATAAAATAATATTCATTCACATCCCAAAGAATGCTGGAACTTCTGTTGAGAAATGCTATAACATGTCTCACACTGGACACCACAATTGGTCTTATTATAAGAGAATGGTCGGCAATGAATGGAAATCATACAGAAAAATCTGCATATTTAGAGATCCAGTCGATAGGCTTGAATCCTGCTATAGATATGCCAGAATGAAAAAGTCATTCTGGCATTCTATTGATGGAAAATCACTAGATGGAAAACATCCGGACTACAATGTTTGTTTAAACAATTCTATCGATGAAATTGTTGATATTTTGTTCAACAACTCAACAGCTCTTAAGCATCTAGGTTGGAAAACTCAATTTAGTTGGATAAACGGCATCGATGGAGTTGAGTTCGTAAATTTTTCTAACGTAAAGAACTTCTTCGAAGAGATTTACGGAGAAGATACGCTTCAACACTTTAACAGCAGCCCAAAAGAAGATTTGAGACTATCTGATGAATCGGTTGATAAAGTAAAAAAAATTTATGAAATTGATTTTAATATTTGGAATATGGTGAAAAACAAATGATAGGAAAAAACTTTGAAAATTTAGGGCAAATAGAAAGGTGGAATCCTCACTTGCTAGAAATTGGAGACAATTGTTTACTTGGGACCGAATCTAAAATAGTACTTCATGGACCCATTCTTCCATACAAGAAAGACAACAAGATTGTTTTCAAGGACATGGTGTGGGTTGGATTCCGATCAACTATTCTGATGGGTACTACAATAGGGAGGTGCTCCCTAGTTGGAACGGGAGCAATCGTCAGAGGAAACTTCCCAGCATATTCGGTGATAGCTGGAAATCCAGCTAGAGTCGTATCTAGAAGGTCTGCCGCCGAAATCTTAAGATTTTATGTGGTAAGATTTTTGATGAGAAAGGTTTTGGGGACAGTCGAGCCAAACTGGAGCTTGCTGAAGATGGAACATATAAAGCATGCTTTAGGGCATAACACGGAAGAGCCTTATGATGAAAGTTTGGACCTGGATAATATGACAGTGTCAGAAGCACTCAGCAGCCTTGGAGTTGTATGATATATAAGGTCTTTTTCTACTCTTGCCACGTACCTAAAGATAGGTTAAAAAAATGGCTAGACCTGTATACAACGAATGCTGGTGGATCATATAAAAACGTCTCCTCCACCCTAGATGAAAAATCAGCCGATTTCGCAATTGTATTAGGCACACAATCTTTATGTAAATATCCAAATAGTTTCAACAAGCCAGTTTTTCTAATACAGAGGGAACCAAAGTTTGTTAAAGATTTTGCACTCCCCAGCGAAATGAACTTTATAAGCGAGGTGTTTTCATACGATAGGTATTATCATGTCTCAACACCTTGGGTGCTAAAAACTAGAGAGCAATTGTTTGTAAGAAAAACAAAAACGAAGAAAATGAGCATAGTAACAAGCAATAAGTGGAGACACAGGATAGACTTGATATCAAAAATCAATTTAAAGACTGGCTTCTTGCAAAAAACAGAAGCAGAAATCTTTGGAAAAGATAATCTGACCAGCAAGTTTGGCGCGGCATATAAGGGAGCTTTGAGAGATAATTGGATCTGTAGAGCATCTGCCCTTGAGGACTTTCTTTTTTCCATGGCCATAGAAAACTCAAGAGAGAATAATTATTTTTCCGAAAAGCTAACAGATTGTTTCTTGATGGATACTATGCCGATTTATTATGGTTGTCCAAATATAAAAAATTTCTTTCCAGAAGATTCAATGAGAATTATAGAACCACAACATATTGAGGATGATCAATACCTTCTAGAAGTGATTTTTCGCCCAATATCAGAAAGAGAATCTAGCGCCTTGGAAGAATCGAAGATGCTAGTGTTAGATAGGTTTAGTGTTTGGGCTACCATAGAAAAATATATTAATGGAGAATAAAAAATGTATTATAGTCAATTTGGACAAGATAGATACCTGAGTAGTTTTTTTGAAGGTAAGAGTGATGGCTCATTTATTGAAATAGGAGCTTTGGACGGAGTCAAATTTAGCAACTCTTTGTTTTTCGAAAATTCTGGATGGAGTACGTTCCTGTGTGAAGCAAATCCAAATAATTATGAATCCATTGTTGAAAATAGACCCAACAGCAAGGAGATAACTTTAAAAGCTGTTGTCCCAAACGATTATCTAGAAGACACAATCAAGTTTCTTTCTTTTGAACCTGGATACGGAGACGGCCTATCTGGAATTGTAGGGGAATATGAGGAAGATCATTTGAGTAGGATTGAGCGTGAAATATCCAAAGGCCTAATTTCTACTAGTCCCAAAGAGGTTTCTTGTGAAGTGGTAAAGATTTATGACCTCTTGGAGAACTATAGTCTACTAAATGGATCAAATCATTTTGACATAATGTCTTTGGACATCGAAGGAATGGAAGAGAAAATTATAAAATCGATTGATTATAATAAATTTTCATTTGGATTCATAATGGTTGAGAACAATTATAAAAAAAATACAATAGAAAGATTTCTCTCTACTGTTGGGTATGAAAAGGTTGCGAATATAAAGACGGACGAAATCTTTAGAAACAAAGGTAAAGTAATATGAAAATTCTAATTTCCGGAGGAACTGGTTTGGTGGGTCAGTCCTTCTCAAGAGTTGAAACTAACCACAGTCTGATCTTGCTAGGGTCGTCAGATTGTGATCTACGAGACCCCAAAGCCACTAGAGACATAATAGTGAAACATAAGCCAGATGCCGTCATTCATTTGGCGGCAAAAGTTGGCGGAGTAAAGGGTAACTCTGATTACATAGCTGACTTTTTCTATGACAACATAGTCATCAATACAAACATCCTGGAAGAATCTAGAAAGCAGCGGGTACCCAAAGTACTATCTTTGTTATCTACCTGTATATATCCCAACAATCCCACATATCCCCTCTCAGAAGAGCAGGTTCATTGTGGAGAGCCGCACTTTAGCAACTTTGGCTATGCGTATGCAAAGAGAATGTTGGAGGTCCACTCTAGGGCAATAAGGCAACAGTATGGACTAAAGTATATCACCGCCATTCCAAATAATATATATGGACCCAACGATAATTTCGATCTAGAAAATGGACACGTTGTTCCGGCAATAATTAGAAAGATGCATGAAAATAAGTATCCAATTCTATGGGGCACCGGAGCCCCATTGCGTGAATTTACTTATTCCGAAGATGTTGCTAGGGCACTATTGCTTTTGGTGGAAAACTATGATGAAGAGCTCCCTATCAACATAGGTAACACAAATCAATATTCTATAAAAGAAGTAGCAGAATCAATAAGTCAACATTTTAATAATGTAGAAAATATAATATGGGACACTTCAAAGCCTGAAGGGCAATTCAAAAAGCCAAGCTCTAATAAAAAATTTATTGACTTATTTCCAAATTTTTGCTATACTGAGATGGACATTGGTTTGGAAAGAACGATCAACTGGTTTAAAAATAATTACCCAAATATACGAGGAATAAAATGAAAAAAGCACTAATAACTGGCATAACTGGCCAAGATGGATCTTATTTGGCTGAACTCTTATTGGATAAAGGATATGAAGTAGTCGGAGTGAAAAGAAGAACTTCCATTATTTCTACTAGTAGGATAGACCACTTATTTGCTAACAAGAATTTCACACTAGAATATGGAAACATGAACGACTCAGGGTGCTTACACAGACTTCTCATGTCTCATAAACCAAATGAAATATACAATCTTGCTGCCCAGTCCCATGTTAAAGTATCGTTTGAAACTCCTCATGAGACAGCTGATTTTGTCGCAATGGGTACACTTAGAATTCTGGAAGCAATAAGGAATGTTTGTCCTCTTGCAAGATTCTATCAAGCATCTTCTTCTGAAATGTTCGGAGATAATCCAGAAGCTCCACAATCTGAACTAACCACTTTTATGCCAGCATCCCCTTATGCATGTGCAAAAGTTTTTGCCCACAACATTTGCAGAAACTACAGAGAGTCTTATGACATGCATATTTCAAGCGGCATTTTATTTAATCACGAATCTCCTAGGCGAGGAGAAACGTTTGTAACAAGAAAGATTACAATGGCTGCAGCTAAGATAAAAATGGGCCTTCAAGAAAAGTTATATTTAGGGAATTTAGATGCAAAGAGAGATTGGGGTTTTGCTGGAGATTATGTTGAATTAATGTGGCTTATGCTGCAGCAAGACAAAGGAGACGACTATGTTATCGCCACAGGTGAAACATATTCTGTTAGAGAATTTTTAGAAGAAACATTTAGAATAGCCGGCTTAAAAATAGAAGAACATGTCGAGATTGATGACAGGCTTTTTCGTCCACATGAAGTCCCACTATTGCTTGGGGACTACTCTAAGGCAAAAGAGAAACTTGGATGGCAGCCTAAAACTTCATTCAAGCAACTTGTTAAAATGATGTATGAAGCAGACTTGGAGAAATTAAAATGAAAATTTTAGTAACCGGCCATAAAGGCTACATTGGAAGTCATTTGTTCTCTGAATTGCAACGTCTCGGACATAACGTCCTAGGAATTGACATTAAAGATGGGGAAGACATTCTCCACTGTCTTCCAAACGAAGACTTTGACTATGTCTTCCACCTCGCAGCACAACCAAGAGTTGAGTTTTCCGTGCATCACCCATCATACACCATGAAGCAAAATGTTCTTGTAACCTCGACACTTTTAGAGTGGGCAAAGAATCACAACGTCAAGCGTGTAATCTTTAGCTCCTCAAGCGCCGTAAATGGCGATGGAGATGGTGTTCCGAAGTCGCCCTATGGATTGCATAAGTTAATGTCCGAAATGGAGTGTAGGCTATTCTCGGAGCTCTATGGGCTTGATACGGTGTGCCTTAGATACTTCAATGCTTACTCCGAGGACCAAGCCTTCGGGGGCTCGTACTCAACCGCAATCTGTGCATGGATGGAAATGATTCGACAAGGAAAACCATTGAGAATGGATGGAGATGGAGAACAAACTCGAGACCTCGTTCATGTTGATGACATTGTTCTTGCAAATATTCTAGCAATGCAGTCAAACAAATGGTTTGGAGGAAAAGCTTACAACGTAGGTTCTGGAACATCAGTCTCGATGAACCATGTTAGAAACTTTATCAATGAACGTCATGAGGTCGAATGGAACAACGCCCCAGAACGAAAAGGTGATGTGAAACATACTCTCGCAGACATCAGTGAGATCGAAAAAGATTTAGGCTTTCAACCTCAAGTTTCAATTGAGGAAGGTCTCGAGAGATGTTTTTCGAAAAATAATTTAAAAAATACTTGACAACAGTAAAACTGGGTGCTATAATAAAGTTATTGATATTTTTTAATAGGAGTTTATTATGGATCACAATTTATCAGATCAAGCAATTGGCGCTGTTATGATGGCGCTTCAAAAGTCCCTCTTGGAACAAACAGATATTGTCCCTGTTCTTAAGGACTTTAAAATTCAAGTTGATGACTCGGGTCAACTAGTCGTCATGAACCCACCAACATTCGAAGTACCTGAAAGCGTAAAGGTTGATAAAGATGCCTAAATATGCATACAAGTGCAAAGAGTGTCTCGAGTATTTTGAGGTAGTTCATGGAATGACGGAAGAGTATGGAATGTGTAACTTCTGTTGTTCCACTTCTATCCATAGAGTGCCTCAAATGCCTCACATACACCGTGAAAGAACTTCAAAGGGTGGTAAGGTAGGTGACGAAGTAAAACGCGCCATAGAGGAAAATAGAGCCCTCCTAAAGGAAGAACGAAAAAAGAGAGTGGAGTTGCCCGATGGAGATTAATATTTTATTGGGTCTCGGACTTGCGACTTCTGTTGTAGCAAACGTCGTCTTATTTAGACTTGCCTCATGGCAGTCGAAAGACTTGGCGGTTGTCTCAGACAACATTGGTGACTTGGTCGAGATTATCGATAACTATAAAAAGCACTTAAAGAAGGTTTATGAGCTTGATACATTCTATGGAGACGAGACTTTAAAGTTCTTAATGGATCATACGAATGCATTAAGTGTAATGCTTGAAGAGCAATACGGAAGCGTCTCTTCAATAACAGAACCTATCGAATATGAAATAGCAGAGGAAGAAGATGCCGAGGAAGAGGAAAGCGAAAAAGAAAAACATGTACTTTACGCAGGTACACGAAAACGCAATAATTGAATATTGCAACACAGATAATTTCAGGAAAAAGGAAGAGCTTTATGAAACACTCATTCAACCAGCATTTTCACAAATGGTGGACAAAATTGTGTTCACTTATCGCTTTACAACCTTACCTGATATTGATGATCTGAGAGAAGAGTGTAAAGGTTGGCTCGTTACTATTTTGGCGAAGTTTGACCCCAACAAGGGACACAAGGCTTTTTCTTACTTCTCAGTCGTCACAAAGAACTGGTTTATTCACAAAGTCAAGAAGAACAAAAAGCGTCTTGAGAGAGAAGTATCTTTTGAGGCCGTCGATTATGATCTTGAAAGAGACCTTCTCGACAAAGCGGAAAGCTTTCAAGATCAAACTGTTCGGAAAGAACTGATGGCCAACCTAAAAAAGGAAATGGAATCTTGGGAGCCCGACTTTTCAAAAGAGTCTGAAAAGAAAGTATACGATGCAGTCATGGTCCTGTTCGAATCAGCAGATCAAATTGAAATATTTAACAAGAAAGCCATCTACCTCTATCTTCGAGAATTAACAGGAATGAATACAAAACAAATCGTCGTTCAGCTTAATAAAATGAGATCCCGATATAGAGACTTTAGAAAAGATTGGGACAATGGAAATATTTAATTTAACTAATTATTAGCATGAGCAGTAAGAAAATTATAGATGAAGCAATAGAGAACATTCGAGAAGATCGCGAAACAACTCGTGAACTTCTCGATGATGCTATGCGCTATTTGGCTGTCGATCAATCTCGACATAGAGACATAGGTCAAACACTTGCGAAGTACGTTGAAACCTTGCAGCGATCAAATGAACAGCTTGTCAAGCTTTGCGGATTGTTATCCAAGAATGAAAAGACAGAGGAGTTGACCGACGCGGACTTTGCTCAAATCTTTGATCAAATCCAAGATTCGGAGGACAAATAGTGGCTAAGTTTAAGAAGTCATTCAACAACCCATATCTATACAAGCAAATGGTTAATAATTCGTCCGAAATGTTCGACTATACAATGTCGAATATAATGGATAGCTTTTATGATAACGCTATGAGTACCGCAACTGACGGTATTTTCAAAGCTGTTTGTCTATCCGGAATTAGAACAGAAGATGGCTCCGGAGCCGGTACAGATTCTGAGGATGCTATTAATTCAAATCAATTCTTGAGCGTTGTCGTTAGGCCCCTCGCTGATTTTGGAAATATTCTACCAGACCCTAGAGCATCCAATGACCCAGACACAATAAATAAAATAATATCTCTTCATGCCTCAACGTTTATGGCGAGATCAGATTTTGAATTCAAAGATACGGACCCCATTCAATTTGGTCAAATTTTGGACTGCTACTTTGAACAGGGATCTATACAGAATTCAGACTTCAAAGGCCTCAGATTCATGAAACCTCAAGGAACACAGATAGAGATTAGCTTTCTTGATTTAGCCACAATAGACGGAGTTGAAACCATATTGTCTGCTGATTGGGCAAATGCAACATTGCTAGGGGACAACACCGCTGCAGATGCTGCAACAGCTAATGGAAAATCTTCAAACATAAAGGGTGATCGATCAAAAGATGTGAAGTACATAGTTATACACTACAGCGCAGCATTTGGAGGCAAAGAATCTGTATTGAAATATGAAAATAGAAATACAGATTATGGATACCACTATATGATAGGTAGAAATGGGACCTTCTTCAATAGTGCAGATCCTGAAAAAATAGTGTGGCATGCTAAAGGAAATTCAAAAGTGAATAATTCAAATAGCATTGGGATATGTATTATGAACGCGGGCTTTGAGCGAGATGGAGTCACAGCAAAGTCAAATTGGATATCTGGAAAAACACCTAATGGATCTAGCACCAAGAAGTGGGAACCTTACGAGGAAACTTCATTGTCTAAATGTGCCGACATATGCGCTGAATTATTAAAAAAATATAGTCTAGATCAAAATGCAATCGTAGGACATAGCGACATCCAGTCCGATAAAAGTGATCCTGGACCTGCTTTTGATATGAAAGCCTTTAGAGAAAGAGTAGCAAAAAAACTTTAAGAGATAGCCATGACCTCAAAACCAATACAAGACCAGACAAAGGTTTTAAATAAAGCACAGGTAGCCAAAAATAAAAAAGCTGGTAAACGCCAAGGTATAGCTCAAAAGCCAATTGATGAAGCAATTCCAACATTGGAAAGAGGGTCAACTGAAAAGACAATATCTGGAGATAACAATTCCTTTATTATTTTAGGTCGTGACCGCCCTGGAAACCTATATTCTGGATATGGCGGGAGAGGAGCGACTCAAGCTGGTCGTATCGATTTAATAGTCGGTGCCGGATCATCCTACAGACACAAGGATGGCTCTTACGGCCCGCCCAATGAAGAAACGATTGTTAACCCAAATTTTGCTATGGATGCTGCAAGAGTGTACATTTCTCAAAAAGCAGATATTGATAAATATATGGGACTAGCAGAGGTTCCAAATCAAGCATCACCCGGAAGATCAGCCATTGGCTTAAAGGCTGATACTATCCGTATACACTCAAGAAACGACATCAAGATTGTTACAGGTCGCGCAAGATTTGAAGGTGTTGGGAAAGATGGGGAAAAGCTTTCCAACGGAGGTCGTAATGAGACGGTCGGAACAATCTCTTTAATCGCAGGAAATTATACGGAAGAAGAACAGAGGCTTTCATTCAATATTTTAAACCCCTTTAATAAGGCCAAAAATACCCGTAGAAAGCTTCAACCAATTCCAAAGGGGGATAACCTATCGGAATGTCTTGGAGACATTGTAAGAGCCATACAGGAGCTCTCAGCACTAGTTGGAGATAATACCTCCATGATACAAAAGATGGATTTAGCTTTGGCTGCTCACACTCACCTGGTAGCTCCACTACCAGTGCCTCCACATATTCCAGTCGCTGCGGCACCTTCCACATATACTCCAACCACTGGCTTCATTCAGACAAAAACTGGGCTATCAATAGCTTCACGACAACTTTTCAATAAGAATCTTGAATCAATCAAGATAAACTATCTAAACGAGAACTTTGGATCAGACTACATAAACAGTAAATACGTTTTCACAACATAGAGGTACGCAATGGCTGAGATAGAAAAGAAATATTCAGACTTTCAAAATAGCGAGTGTGATACTCAAGAGGTCATCAAGCCGATAGACGAGAGGTTATGCCCGACATGCCAGGTTGATCCAAATTGGAAACTACCTGCTCCACATTGGTCGGACATCGAAGAGGCCTACTTAAACAAGAGTGTTTGCGAATATCACGTTAGAGTTTATGAAAGTGAAGTTGACACAGGTGAGGAAGTTGATATTCTAAATTTGGCTGTCGAGAGAATCTTGGTCGACTTAGATAAGCCTTTGAATAATGGAACTCGTCAACAACTTTTAAATGCTGCTTTTGTTGTCGATAAATACGTTAATCTTGAGTCTAGGGTATTGGGACCAGCATACCTTGTGGGAGTACCAGCGTTCAATTTTGATCAAATCCCAGGAAACGATAGTGAAGATGCATCCAATGACGATTCAGAAACATTTGATTCTGGTGGAGAAATATTATTAGAAGTCCAAGGTCTGAAAAGAAAGCTAAGGCAATTAAGAGTGGCCTTGGGGACTTATGGCTTATACTACTCATCCGCAGTCAAGACGGGCGCTGGTTTTGTGATACGACAGCAAAATAATGAGACACTTAGAATCAACTACAAGTCAGCAAAGAAGAAGATCAAGCAATTTCAGGACGAACTATCTGACTTGTTGAAAAATAAAGGATATCAGAAAATTGGAAACACAGGCGTATTCAAGGCTAAGCGCGCTGTGAAGCTAAAGTTCATTTTTAAGTCAAGTGGAAGAGATTTTGATTTAAAAAAAATCATGGTACTTTCCGATGATGGTTGCGATAAGTATGTAAAGCTACCTGTCCCTAGGGGAAGTATTTTACGCAAGCCATCCATGAGAGTTGTGTACAACTTCATGAAAAATCTAGATTTAGTCATCAATGACATTACAGCCAAAGAAACCAAGCCTTGGCTAGACTTTACACTAGAGAGGTTTTATCCAAAATATATTGTAGATTATGGAGATCTTGGTGACTTTGATGAGACGAAAGCTGGTCTTGAGTGCCTATTGGAGTCGCAATTAGGGTCAGGGAACAGTCAAGTTATTGATTCTCTAGCAAGCGAGATAATGTCTGCCTTTGATTCAATCGAGAAGCAAATCTCAGAACAGGCCTGTAGGTCCTTGGCTCAACAGTCTACTTTTGGCGCAACTGCCCTAGCTGATCAGAAGTCTCGAGAGAAGTCTCCTGCAGAAGAAAGGCGAGAGGCGATGATCTCGAGATACAAAAAAGAATATGAGAACAAGGCTTACAATTATTTGATAGATAGTGTAACCAGATATTATGAAGAATACGCCCCCAATGAAGGCATAAAAAAAGTCAATAGAGATAATGTTTTCAAGTACTTGGAAGAAGTTTATGTCGATAATGTCTTTCTTATAAAGTTTGATTATACCAATATTGAAGGTGAAAAGAAGACATATATAAAATCCGACCCTTTAGAGTCAAATGAAGACATAGAGAGAAATAAAACACAATTTGCCGTAGACAAATTTGGCTTATTGGAGGGCGGGTCTTTCTCTAATCAAATTCAAAACTCTCCGCACTTTCAAGAAGCAATGGACGCTGCGAATGAGGTCATTGAAAACTTTGAAGATACATACGTCAAAGTGGTCAAAGATGCTATCGAAAACAGATCAGAGCTTGATATAATTGATGTTATACCAGCAATTGGAATTTGCGGTATGTCTAAGATCGCAGGAAAGGCCCTGAATTGCATTGCGAACGGAGTATCGTTTGATGATTTTTTAGACATTTTAATTGAGAAGACTTTTGATTTTATGGAGGTTAATACTTTCGGACTATTTTTAAATGGTCTACCAGCATCATTTAGAGAGGAACTAAACAAGACAATCGAAGAGCAGTTTGGGAATGGTGTCGATATAACATCCCTGATAGGGATTAAGTTGGCTGAAGGTAGCGGCCAAACGATGAAAGATTTCGTCAAATCAAAAAGCAAAGCCTATAGAGTACTGGACATCTTTACTCAAAAATGGACTGACTTTGGTTTGGAGAGTTTCATCGATTCACTAACGGAAGAGGAGGAGCAATATGTAGCAGGAGTGATTGGACCTCACTCTTCGGGAGCCTTGACTGAAAGTGCTTGGGCAAAGATATATAAACTAATGACTTCTTTAGGTTGGGATAAGCAAACAGCGACCTTCTTGCTTGACGATGATGGAGAGGGAAATGTTTATCGTAAAAAAATAGGCTCCAAAGATGCTGAGCTTAAAAAGATTAAGCCTAAAAAATACATGTTGCAAAGTATAAAATATTATGCTAGAGAGTACAAAAAGTCTCAAAGTTCATTTCGCCAAGCCTTAGATAGAGTTACGAGTTCGATAATAACGGAGACCATATCGGGAGTTAGAGGTGTATTTGAAGAGAAGAGAGAGATACAAGACCAAGTAGATAACCTCAATGCATTGATTGAAGCTGAGCGGAAGCTGCTAGATGATGTCTTTAGAGATACAACGTTCAATGAAGATGGTACAATATCTGATTTTGCATTAAACAAGAGAGAGAAGCTTGAACTAACAAGAAAGTCAGCTGAAAGAATTGTAGATTACAAAAGGCTGAAGGAAGATTTGGAATCTCAATTAGACGGATACATCGAAAAAGGTGTAGATAGGGAAATTGCCGAACTAGAAGAAAGATTCAAGTCATTGATAGAGCAAGGAAAACAAGAAGTCACACAATCAGCATCTGAGATTTTGAGATCAATAGATGAATTATATCAAAAGTCCCTAGAGACTTCCCTACAATCAGTAGTGCAAGCCTTGGAGCCCATCGGAGAGTTCTCTAGGGACTTAGCCGAAACAACTACTGAAAATTTCTCCCAAGCTCTGGACTCTTCTGTAATAACAGGAGAAGAACTTAATGACTTTGAGAGAGTAGCTGAATCATTTAAGGAAACGGCATTGGGCGTAAAGGTTGATGCAGTATTTGATGTTATTTTTGATTTTGCAATTGAGTCAATCTTGGATTACTTTTCAATAGATGATCTTTTTGAGAGACTTAGGTCATATCCAGCAGTAGACTTCGCCTTAGATAAGGTTGAGCAGCTACTCCTAAGTCCTTGTCCTATCGCACCAGTCATTTACCCACCAGCAGGTGATTTTATGAAGTCCCTATCTGTTGATGTGTGTGACCCGACAGTGTCTTTGGCGTTTCCAAAACTAATTGTTCCAAACATAAATTTTAGATTTAAAATTGAATACCAATTCAACGAAATATTCAGAGAAGCAATAATAAAGCTGGTATCGGAATTAGCGATATCTTTATTGAAGAGGCTAATGTTTACTTTGGAAAGCTCTCTTTGTAATTTAGTAGAGGCAGCGGGGGGTATCGTTGCTGACGGACTTCGTGGAAATTTGAAAGGCAGCTTTTATAGGGCATTGAATGAGGCGTTCTGCAACGATGGTGAAGACCTAGCCACCAGTAGGTCTAAGGCTGAACAGTTAGCTGAGGCACTCTTTGCACCGCTTTCTTTTGATGAGGGAGCTGATTATGAAAATGCTGGTTCGAAAGTTGCAAATATTATCTCATCTGTTGCTTCGACTGAGGAGTTTTTGGAAGCTATGGTCGCAAGAGATGGCGAGGAAAATTCTCAATTTAATAAGAGGATTTCTAATGCCGTCAACGCTCTAGCCCCAGAAATGAACGTATTACTCGGAGACCCAAATCAAGTAGCTTTCTTTTTCAAGAGTCTTGGGTCATTTCTGCCCTCAGAAGAAAGAAATAGAATTAGGGATATGTTGGATGCGGGTGTTCCAAACCTGCCCATATCCCAAGCCATCTGCTTAACGAGTGATCAGTTAAACGAGTGGAATAACTTAAGAGAAGGTCTGTTAGGTGATATGGGATTCAGACCAGCTGAAGATTACGTTAAGAAACTAAACGATGCCACCTTGGATGCTCTAGAGACACTGATGGATGATGTTGGAAACTTGCAAACTGATGGCCCTTTTTATGGATCGGCCACCAATGAGGTGTTGAAAGATGTTTGTAATCCAAATAATTTATTCAATGATGTCTCAACCTCGCAAGTCGACAGGGATCAAAGTGATGAGTTGGTTGAAGGATTTTTTGACAACATATCTAGATCTTTAACTATTGGGTTTTTTACCCGAGGGGGTCTTTTAGCTGAGGCCATGAGGGACACCACTGGTAGACGAGAGTTCGCAAGATCTTTTCAAAAAATATTTAGAATAAATTATTCAAACACTCAAGAAGAGCGAGATTTGAAATTCAATACCTCAGGTAAGTTCAAACAGATATTGATGAATATTGGCTATGACGATGCCGATGGTGCACCAGGCTTATATCCAGAAACTGTTGGATTAAAGCAGAGAGAAGAGATTCTGAGCGACTCTGGTACAGTGTATAATTTCTCTAGAGTAAAGAGAGGGAGAAAAACTTCAAAGAATATAGTTTATCGATACGTTGATGAACAAGACGGCTTCTCGTATAAGCAGATCGTCTCTGTTTCAAATCTCAGAGCGCCGAAGAAAACATTTGGCTATAACTTGCAAGTATTAGAAAACATCAACGACACTGAGGATGTACTAGAAGTAAATATAAACACCCCAGTTGACATACTTGAGGGGGAAGAAAAGTATCTCCAAGATAATGGCTTCATGTATAGGGGTAATCAAAAGCAAGATATACGAAAAGCAGCCTTCAATAGGATTATGAAAAACAAAATCCCTCTGAACAAAGACTTCTCAGAGATTTATGAAGACTTGTTCGAGACCTCAAATAAAAAAATGATTGAAGCCCTACTGACCAACTATGAGTCTGAGGATGGACTACCAACAGGATACAAGTTTGGATATGTTACCGATGATCTAACGAGAGATTCATTTGAATATACTCCATCGGAAAACGAAGGTGAACTTGGAACCTTCGCAAGCGAGAGAATAATTCCTCTAGACCCAGCAATTTACGGAGGGAACTATAACAATCCTCCATATTACGTTGAGCCAAGAAAGTTTTTTGGTTGGCTTGAGTTAGCCACAAACGCCTTTGATTCTCAAGAAGGTTGTGAGCCAAAGACTCCTCCAATGCTATCTTTCAAAGACATCAAAGACAGGGTTAAAAATCTTGATGCATCTCTAAGAAATGATCCCAGGTTATCAAAATCACCAGATTGCGTATCCGTTAAGCCATTCCACCTACTTTTGGATGCAAAAAATAAAGCTAAGTTAGATGGGGTTATACGAACAACCATAAGAACTTACTTAGCAGAGTTCTTTATGAAGGGCTATGGTCTATTCTCAAATTTGCAAATAAGGGGAGAAAATTTTGATGACTCAATGATGTTCTATATTGTAAAAAAGATGCAAACTGAGATGAGTGATTTGGGAGTTCGCACTTCAAATAAGAAAGTGAGAATTGTTCGAGAAAGATACTGGTATACATTTTTGGAGCAATGCGTCGAGGCATACCAGAGAATGATTGATGTTGACGGGATTGAAGCACCAGAGAGCGTAATGAATTCCCTTAATAGAATACAACTTGGTCTCGATAAGTACAGGGTCGTAGATAAAGAAATGAAGAAGAGGTTGAGAAAAGAAATAGAGAATATAAATCTTGCTAGACCTCCATCATCTTACGATCCGATTGAGGAAATCAATAAGGGTATGCTATATCATGTTGCAATGGCTGTGGATTTTAGACTAGCCAAGGAAGATGAGAGAGAAACATTTTTCGACGGATCCTCAGCTAATGTCAAAGTGAAAGCAAGTACAATAAGGTATGCAAATGTAAAGAAGCTGCAGTTCTTTCAAAAAATCTATTTCATTAAATTGTTCGAGAGAGAAGCGATAAATGTAATGAAAGAGTTGATACGAAGCGAACTAGATAGGTTATCCCAAAATGTTATCGATGGTCCGACAGACAAGCCTTACTATTTTGATTTGTATAAATCATTTTTTGGAATGAAGTCGTTCTTCCCAGATTCAACCTCCAAGGTTGGATTGAATTCTTACTATCTTGGTAAGCAAACTGGAAATGTAAAAGTTGGTAAGATCCCAGAACTTAGTGATAACAACATCAATCTCCCAATAGAGAAATCTGATGAGATTCAATTTATACTCCAAAGCTATGTTAGACTTGAGGATAAGGAGTCTGGAGATGTTCCCGATGCTATATCATTTCGAGATAACAAATATAGAGGAGCCATATCCCTCAAGAACATGTCTGAGTTTGTAAGTCTGAACTTAAATGATTTAGACGACGTAATGCTTTCTGATTGCTTCGGTGATTTATCATTTACATACACTGGATCTTTCAAGAAACTAATGGACAAAGGTTTTGCAACTAACAATAGTATATTGAGGCTATCTGAATTAAACTCAGAAATCGAATATGGTGTTTTTGCTGGAGGGCTGAGCTCCTATTTGGCCTCTCGTGATTTTGAAGATTTTCAAGTTTCATATGATGAGTCTTTTCTTCTTGATGGGGAGACCCCGCAACCTACTGGAGTGATTGGATCTACTGGGGTTAAATACGGCTTAAGGCTGTCCATTGTTGTGCCGGAAGATTACTTTAGCGAAGAGGAGATGGAGCAGCTTAGATCCGATAGTGCTTTTATGCAACTTTCTAAAAGAGAAAAATCGTTTTTATTTGATGACGGCGGAATCATGATACCACTATCCTCAGCAGAGATAGATGTGGTTGATAGCACATTTGAGCAATTTGATCCATATAGTGGAATTGAGAGATATGATTTAGAGTGCTTGATAAATAAAATCGTGGACCAACCAGGATTCACCGTGATGTTTGATAAGATCTTAAACTTCAGACAGGCATCATCAATGTTGGCCATATATTGCATGGAAACACTGCCTGCTTCATTCGGTAGAGGTGAAGGTGAAAGAGTCGAAGAGGACCCAGATATCCCAGAGTTTGACGGAACAATTAACAAGTTTGGAAAGAACTTTTTAAGGCGAGAATTTAAATCCCTATATCTTTCTAATACCGCTGATGGCCTAAGCCCAGATGAGGATGATGATGATTCTGATTTCATGAGCCTTATAAAGCTAAATAATCCATTTGATTCTTTTGCTCTACCGGCAGTTAAGTTGCCTTGGTGGATGAAGCGAAGGATGCAAACAAAGATATATGATGCTAATGGACAAGAGTGCGCAGACCCTGAGAAAGATTTGCAATAATAACTAATTAAGGTATAAAAAGGAAACTGACTATGCCTCTCTATGGACCTAAATTCCCACTTAAGTCGGGTAATCACGATACGTTTGAACTTTACGATGATATCAATCAACAGATATCATTCTACCTAAAGAACCTATTGCTAACATCTCCGGGTGAAAACTTGAGCGATATGGATTATGGTGTTGGAATCAGAAGGTTTATTTTTGAGCAAAACGTCCCATCGGTTAGATCCTCTATTGCAAGCAGAATCTCCTCTCAAATTTCAATATATCTTCCATACTTAACTGTGCAAGATATTCAAATTAACGCAGACCCAGACGATGTGGACATGGGACTTATGAGAGTGCAAATTACATATACGATACCTGGGGATGCAACTCAACAATTATTTGAGCTGGATGCCAAACCAGAAAACAACATAGGGTTCTATTAATGTCTAATAATAAAAAAATATTAGTGAATTACACTAACCGCGACTTCGAATCAATCAAGAGGGACCTGGAGGAACACGCAAAGAGATATTATCCGGATACATATAAGGACTTCTCGGAGAACTCTTTTGGATCCTATGTTCTTGATACAGTTGCTTATGTTGGGGACATGCTGTCTTTCTATCTCGACTATCAAGTCAATGAATCGTTTTTAGAAACAGCTATTGAATACGACAATGTGAGAAGGTTAGCGAAAAACACTGGCTATAGATTCACCGGGAGACCGGCAGCCTTCGGAATGGCCACATTCTACATTGTTGTCCCAGCTGCTATGAGTGGTCTCGGGCCGGATAGAACGTTAATTCCAATCTTGAAAACGGGATCAGAAGTTAGAGCGACAACTGGGACAACCTTTGTTTTGACTGAAGATGTAGACTTCAATAATCCAAAAAACGAAGTGGTTGCTGCGAGATTTAGCGATGCAACTGGGAAGCCAACATCCTATGCAATTAGAGCACATGGCCAAGTTAAATCAACTGTCCTATTCAGAACATCTGTTGAAATTGGAGAGTTTCAAAGATTCCAAAGGGTTAGAGTAGGATCGCAGTCAATAGCAGAAATTAAATCTGTTGTCGATAGCGAAGGGCACGAGTATTACCAAGTAGAACACTTGTCTCAAGATGTAGTTTATATCAACACTACAAATCCTAATGCTGCAGCTGATGGGGTCCCGCAGATAATAAAGCCGAAAGTTGTACCAAGAAGATTTGTTGTCGAACAAGATAGTACTGGGACATATTTACAATTTGGATATGGCACAGATGAAGAAAATAGTACAACAGATATCGCAGACCCTTCACAAATTGCCTTGAAGATGACCGGCAAACCTTACATCACGGATACTGCGTTTGATCCAACGAGACTTTTGGATTCAAATACACTTGGAGTATCTCCATCAAATACGACATTGACTGTATTGTTCTATCAGAACGACTCAGACTCAGTCAATGTTGCACAAGGAAACTTAAATCAAATTTCAATCTCATCGATGACCTTTCCAAACGCAGATGGCACCAGAGACGCTTTGCAATCATCGGTCAGAAGTTCTCTGGAAGTGTCCAATGACGAAGCCATAGTGGGCAATACAAGCCTTCCAACATCAGAAGAGATACGTTACCGCTCATACGCAGCAAAAGCTGCTCAGCAACGCTCTGTGACCCGCAATGACTATGAGGCCTATATCTATATGATGCCGCCTGCTTTTGGATCAATTAAGAGAGCATCTGTTATAAACGATCCTTCTTCTTCAAACAGAAGGTTGTCCGTTTATGTGATATCAGAAAATTCTTCTGGCAACTTAACCGCAGCCAACTCTACATTAAAAGAGAATGTCAAGACATGGTTAAACAAAAACAAGATGCTGAACGACAACATCGACATCTACGATGCTAAAGTTTTAAATATCGGATTTGATTATGAAATTATTGTTCACCCAACAAGAGACAAGGCAGAAGTGTTGAATTCAGTTAATAGAAGGCTTAGAGAAGAGATGTCCAACAAGATGTACATTGGCGAACCTTTCTATTTAACCAACATATATAACATCATCAATAAGGTTGATGGCGTAGTGGACACTTCAAAGGTCACACCAGTATTAAAAACTGGTTTGGGGTATAGTTCAGCACCAGTATCAATCGATGAGATGAAGTCAAAAGATGGAACATACCTGATGACCCCTAGGAATGTTATTTTTGAAATCAAAAACTTTAGAACAGACATCAGAGGAGCTGCGGTATGATCAAAAGATTTTATGCGACAAAAGATAATACAATCACAAATGCATTTGAAGAAAACTTGGTTACTCGAGGTACCGGCTCCAACATGGGAGCCTCAGATATATTGGAGGTCTTTACCATTTACGGACAAGCTTCATCGGCATCAACCGAGTCTGCGAGGATCTTAATCCAATTTGATATGAATGAGATATCTAGCGAAATTGGAAACACCATCCCATCATCAGGCGTTTCTTGGTACCTCAAGATGTACAATGCACCACATTCACAAACAACACCTTCTAATTTTAACTTAGATGTTCTTGCCGTATCTTCATCTTGGGAGGAGGGCTATGGTTTAGACATGGATTTTTATGAAGATGAAACGAGAGATGGTATTGGTTCAAACTGGATCAACAATGCTTCAGCTTCAGCATGGACAACCCCCGGTGGGGACTATCATGTTTCTCCATCTTTCGTGGCTGAATTTGAAACTGGTCTTGAAGACTTGGAAGTTGATGTGTCTTTGCTTGTTGAAGAGTGGCTTAATTCATCAAAGGATAATTATGGATTCGGAATTAAGCTTCCTGATGCCCTCGAGAGTGAAGCACGATCTTTCTTCAGAAAGAAATTCTTCGGCAGAGACTCTGAGTTCTTTTTTGCGAGACCAGTATTGGAAGCTCGTTGGGATAGCTCCAGAAAGGACGATAGGGGCAATTTCTACGCATCTTCACCCCTTGCACCACCATCGGATAACCTAAACACTTTATACCTCTACAACAGCATCAGAGGCCGCCTGAGGGACATCCCTGCGCTTGGTTCAAACGATATATATGTTGATATATATGATTCAATCGGTGGAACAAAATTGACTGGCTCGTTTACTGGCTCAGCTGTCGGTACAGGAATCTACAAATGTGATGTTGAAGTAGACACAACAGGTTCGACAGTTTACGATGTGTGGTTCTCAGGCTCAACGCAGTTTCACACAGGTACAATTGAAGTGAAAAGCTTTTCCTCGCAAGGATATAGTAATGAAGGATCATACGTCCTCTCTATGCCGAGACTCAAAAAAGAATATAAGAAAAATCAAACACACAGACTTAATCTATATGTACGAGAAAAAAACTGGTCTCCAAACATTTACACGGTTGCTACTCAAAAGAATATTCCATCGTTAGTCTTCGAAAGCTCATCTTATCAGATCAGAAGATCAATAGATGACCATATCGTTGTTCCTTACGGAACAGGCTCTACAATGCACACTGGGTTGTCTTATGATGTTTCTGGGAACTACTTTAACTTAGATACAAGTTATCTAGAATCAGGATATTTATATGACGTACAATATTGCTTTTACGATGAAGAAAATGGATGGGAAGAGCAACCTTATAGATTTAAGTTTAGAGTGGTAGATTAATGAGCATCAAAGATTTATTTAACAATCCTGGAACACCAAAAATACAGAAGACGGTCACATCAGATGAATTGGTTGAGACAGTAGAGTCTTCTGAGTTTGTCGAGGCTAAACGAAAAGAGTTTGATCAATTTATACCTCCCATTGATTTTTCTGATCCTGCGAACTTTGCAAAGTTTGGATCTGCCGAGCTTTACTACGAAAAGGCATTTGAGAGAATTCACAACGAGTATCCATACGATGGTACGTTGGCTGAGAAAGTAGAATTTGAAAACTCCTCCTCTTATCTTGACAAGTATGTATTCGATAACTTATACCCTCGAACTAATGGCTATGTAAATTTCGATGGAACAACATTTATAGACATCGACGGAGGTCCACACACAGCCTCGCTAGGGATGGATGGAAAACCTTTGGATTCAACCTTTGATGACTCGATGGTTTATGAAGAGAATGTAAGAGAGTCTGCTTTCAGCTTTGACTCAGAAGAAGGATTCACTATTGAATTTTGGATGAAGAAGGATGACCCTGTACCAGCAACAGAGCAAGAGGTCTTATTTGAAGTCAGCAATAGACAAAGAGACGTGATCCCAACCGCGTCTTACGGAATTATTTATTTATACCTCAATGATGCTCAAGAAATATCATTGGATTTCGCAGGTGCAACAGGGGACTACATAGAGTTTACTGGAGCGGTAGGAACTAGCGTTGGAGATGGTTGGAACCACTATGCCTTAAGCATAAGAAGCTCTCAAGCAAATGGATCAACCTTAAAATGCTATAAGAACGCGCAATTGGTAGAGCAAAGAGAAATCCCAGAATACGTAGAAGAAATCTCTGATAACGGATTTGGTTTAAATGCAACCATCGGTGGTCAAATGGCTCCGTCCTTTTTCGCTTCTAAGCACGATTTTCCATTTGTAGGCTCCATAGATGAGTTTCGTTTTTGGAAGACCGAAAGATCTCCGGAGCAAATTTTTAACTCTTGGTTTACTCAAGTCGGTGGAGGTACAAATAAGCACGACGCGAATCTTGACCTCGGACTATATTATAAGTTTAACGAGGGTATAACAGGGAATGCTGCTCTTGATTCAATCATCTTGGACTATTCCGGCCGCATAACAAATGGACGCGTCACAGGCTATAATACGGCCTTTAGAAGCACTGGTTCTGCTATCACGGAAGCACTTGGAGAACCAGAATTTTTAGATCCAATCATATATTCATCCCACCCAGATGTAATCTCCACCAAAGCAGAATATAAGCAAACTGGGTCTTTGGCTGACCTTAGTAGCACATCTCAATTTATTAGTTACTTCCCAGGCTGGATGCAAGAAGAGGACGAACAACAAGGTCAGCAATTAAAGTACCTATCTCAAGTTCTTGGATCTTACTTTGATACACTATGGCATCAGATCAACTTTGTTGATAAAATTCATGATAGTCACTACATTGATGACTCAAGAAAGGCGCTCCCATTCTCCAAGAAGCTCCTGTATGATCGAGGATTTGTGATACCTGATTTGTTCGTTGATGCTACGATAACCGAAAACTTGCTAGCCAAAGACGACAACGAAGTTTATGAAAAACAAGTTAGCGAAGTACGCAATACAATCTACCATAACATTTATAACAACCTTGAGACAATATATAAGTCAAAGGGTACTGAGAAGTCGTTCCGCAACTTCTTCAGATCCGTTGGTATCGGACAAGACCTTGTAAAGTTAAATCTTTATGCTGATGATTCTACATTTGTCTTGAGAGACAATTACGAATTCAAATCTTTGGAAAAGAATTTTTTGAACTTCAATAGGGAAGGTCACTTTGGAGCTACAATTTACCAGTCATCATCAAATGGAGATTACTATATCCCAGGCGACAAAGACTATCTTGGCTCATTTACTTTCGAATCAGAATTGGTTCTCCCAAGAAAACCTAAAAGGGGAGATGTTGGATATCTCGAGTTCCCTTATCTAATATCTTCAGTTGGAGGATTCCACTCCACAGGCTCTGCCTTTGACTATCCGACAACTGACTTTGGTATGCAAATTCAAGTCATCAAAGATGATTATGAAAGAAACATAACCGAAGATACGCAAACAATCAAGTTTATGTTGACTGGTGCCTTCGGCGAGCTCACTTCATCAAACATATCTTATCAATACGATAATAATAAGTGGAACCTCGCAGTTCGAATGAGACATGCGAATTATCCGTATGCTAATGTTACCGGAAATGTCGCAGATGACTATGTTTTAGAATTTTACGGAGTAGAGGCTGACGGTAATACCGAGAGAAACTCATTCATTACATCAACCTCCATAACATCAGATTACTTTAGGTCCGACAAGATATTCTTCGGTGGTGCCGAAAGAACAAACTATTCAGGATCAATCCTCAACAACACAGATGTACGCTTGGGCTCAATTCGCTATTGGCACAGTTACTTATCAAATGAAGCCATTAAGCAGCATGCGTTTGATCCTGAGACATTTGGAGCCGATAAGCCATTCCAAAGCGACCTAGTGGACACATATCCAGTCGAGATACCAAGAGAAAAGACGCTCGCCCTACACTGGGGATTTAGCTCCTTAACTGGCTCTGATTCTTCTGGAGAAATGATTATTCCCGATTTATCGTCTGGATCGGTAGCTCCAACTTCCTACGGATCTTTAGCAAGTACAATAGGACAGACGAATGAAGCTAAAGGTATTGGATTTAATGCAAGCGACTCCAAAGCCTTAGATAAAGACTTTCTTCACGTGGCTAGAAAGAGAAGACCTGATGACTTGATGTCCTCAGATTTAACCATCATAAAGACTGAAGAAACTGAGCAATTTTTTGTTGATGACGATGTTTCCGATAACTTCTACTCTTTTGAGAAATCAATGTGGGGCGCTGTATCGGATGAAATGTTAAACATGTTCGCAACAGCTTTGGATATGAATAACCTAATCGGCCAACCAAACCAAAAGTATCACCACAGATACAATATGGCTGATTTTTTAAGAGATAGGTTTTTTGATGATGTCGAGAATGAACCTGATCTTGAGAAGTTTACATCATTCTATAAATGGATTGATGATTCCATCTCGATAGCCTTGCAGCAATTAGTACCAGCTTCTGCTAGGTTCTCAAGCAAAATCAATAACATAGTTGAATCTCACGTTCTCGAGAGAAGCAAATATGTACACCAGCTACCAATCTTAACAACCTTTGAATCAACAGAGGGGTCCATTAAGGGCATTTCGGAGATGAGATATGACTGGAAGCACGGTCATGCACCTGAAAATCCAGAGGAAGAACAGAACAATGTTTTGTGGCAAAGAGAAAGAAAGGAGAAGGATGGCTTGAGAGAAATCTTGAGACAAAGCCGGAACAATCACTCTTTGCAGTCTTCGGGACTATCTAGAGTTGATATCGGTGGTTCAACCTACATTAGTGACGCTTACTCTGTTAGAAGATTTTCCAAAACTCACGAATTGGGTATGCAAACGCAACAAACAATTCATGGAGGAGTCAACTTCTCCAGGAACAAGAATCTCCACTTATTCCACGAAGCTGTTTCACCAGCAGGTGCAGAAAATCAGCCGTTTGGAGAGCCGATGAACATCATCACGGTTGGCTTGGAAGACGGTGTCGGAATCATCTCAGAAACTAGAAATGAAGACAATCCGCCAAGAAAGAAGAAGTTTGAAGCAATCGCAAATGTTCAAAAGTTCATGGGAAGTGAATATGCGGAGAACCTAAAGTCAAACTTTGTCCTCCCAATGAATTTAATGTCCGGCACTGTACATACAGGATATAACAAGAAGATCAAAGAGATGTTTCAATCTGATGTTATCTTCTCAAACCTTCACCATGATTCAGTTGGCCTAACAAACGACATCTCTATGCAAGGTCCATTTACTAACGCTCATATCGGAGGTCTACAATATAGACATGTAGACATCAATAAGTTCGATGAAAGCAAATCCTTCACAGTAAATGTAGAAGCAATAAGTCAGCTACCTACAGGGCTTTTGGAGTTTGATGTATCTGTATTAGAAGAGAAGTACAACGAAGGCACGGGCTCTTGGGTCAGAGTTAGAGATGCTGATGGTACAAGGATTACGGCTTACTATGCTCCATATTTTGACTTTGTTGATAATCAATGGTCATCGATTGATGAGTTATCTTATTTGCTTAATCATAAGTTAGATGTCTATGCTAACAAGCAAAGCGAATCAATCCTTGAACTTACGCAGAGCTCATCAGGTTCTTTCTATAACAACACAATAATAACAGACTCTAACAACTTCATAACAGCTTCTGGGTTCTCTGGTGGTGTAGCAAGGACGCTAATACCGGTAGAAAGAAACTTAGACCATCGAGGCTTGAGACCAGAAGGTTGGGGTCTCCTATTTAAAACTCACCCTAGAATTGATGATGAAGATGGAGCCTTTGGTTTCGTTGGTGCCGATTATGGTACTCCCTACCCCTATCCTTATTATGCAAAGGCAACAAGGTATCGTGAAGAGTATGCAAAAAGACCTATCAATGTAAAAAATATCAAGACAGACTCGGACACTCAGAAGGTTGGGAACTACAAATCAGAGATTGAGATATTTTCTGTCGCCCCAGAGCATCAAAAAACATGGGCAATTGAAGCCTATAGCGATGAAACTATTGATATCCTACCTCCGTATGTAGCCGATGCTTTACCTGACTCTACACATTATCAAACCTTGATTAGTAGAGCTGCTCTAGATATTGGAAATGTTTTTGGACAATTTAACAATAATAGACAATTTGATTCCTCAGAAAGCGAAATTCAATCTCTTGCACTTAGAGCCACTGAATCATCTGAGGCATACATGTATGCTAGTGATTCTTCTGCTTCCGGATATAATACAACAGGAGAGGTATCCTTTAATTTCTGGGTAAACTTAGACAATGATTCTACTACTACGAGATACGTACTCGACTCAGTAGATTCCAGTAACAATACCACATATAAAATATATTTCACCGGAGGAGATATATATTTTCAAGCAGGTTCCGGAAGTGCTATTAAGTATTGGAGTTATATTTTAACTTTATCTGATTACGTGAACACCTGGACTAACTTTACAATTATATGGCCGATAGATTTCACGAAGCAGCCTAAAATCCATATCAATGGGGGCAGTGGTAGCCTCATGTCATATGCAGCAGGGACAGCTAGCGGAACTTCTGTTTCTACTCTCGCAGAACTGTATTTGTTCGATAGTAAACAAAATAGCAACGCATATGAACTGCAAGGGTCTTTGATGAACTTTGGTATATGGTCAGTCGCCTTAAATTCATCACAAGTAGGAATATTATATAATGGTGGCGTCGCGTTTGACAATGCTCCTGGCTATACAACGAGCTTAATCGATTATTGGAAGTTGGGGAATGATAAAACTGGATTTTCTATTGGAGATAACGTCACTCCAGATGGTTTACAATTTAACTCAGAGTACGGTTCAGCCTCTAATCACCTAAGTGCTAAATCCTCCCTAGTTTTCTCTGCCGGTACAGATACTGAGACTCGAAAGAAAGATCCAATAATATTAAATCCCGATTTAAATAATGTCATCGAGACACCATCGACCAGCTCACAATATGTTTCTCAAAGAAATATCAACACAAGGTTCTCGGCACCCGGCGGTATTGAGGTTCAAACAACAAGCTATCTTGACGCATATTCTCAAACATACTCTGTTCACAATGCTTTGCCGTGGCGTAACAGCTCCGTATTGGGGTCTGGAAGCGGCGAAGAAGGAACAATAAGGGTAGAAGACCACCTTGGACTTAGAAGGGGTTTAAAGACCCTTAGAGGCCTTCATATGGGCAAGTTTGGAATCGACTCTGATTATGGCGAGATCACTTCAAATAATTATCCATCAAGCGGCTCCTTTAACAAGCAACATCGCAATACAAGTCATAGAATGGAATGGAACGGCTCACCTGATGTAGGATTATCAGGAATAGAACTAATTACTGGTAGTGCTTATGACAATGCATTTATCAATACCACAATCCCAAGAAGTGAATTGCAATACTCATGGATCAACTCTGCAATATCAGGTTCGGACGCTCCAGAGCAAAACATTCTTGGGTATGCCCCAAGAGATGGGATCGTATCTTCTTCGGTTGGATTTGTTGATGCAATTGTCTTTCCAAGCGCATCAAGTATAACAGCGGACGTCTATGTCCCACCACCGTAATATAGAGGTTCTTAATGTCAATTTTTGTAGACTCAGTAGGCTTAAACACAATTGTTTCAAGCTCTTTAGACTTAACAAGCAGTACTATAACCTATGGAGAAAACAGAGAGATAGCGCTATTACCTAGCGCCAACACCGACCCGAATTTTAGACCTCTTGTGGCTAGAGAGTTTTTGGCCGCTTTAAACACTCATTCTAATGGACCTTATGGATATTCATCATGGAAGCAACTCCGAGTGTCGGAAAATCCTCTTACGAGATATCACAACAAAAACAGCACGCTTACATTCGTGACTCAGCCGGGCCCAATCTTAAATCTCGGACAGAATGGAGAATTGAGAGTCAGAAGCAGATATTCTTCCATTTACAGCTATAAAGAGCCTGCCATCACTCAAAAGACTTATCCTTTAGTTTGGAATGTTGGGAGGCACTTTAAAGACGAGGACGGTAACTTAGCACCCGAACCTCAAAAGTTTTCAATCATATCTTCTTATGGAAACCAACTTCTTGGATTCGCAAACGAAGAAGTCAACAAACTATTGCAATTCAGAATTGATGATGACGAAACAGAATATGGTGCGATTTCATCAATGTATCTTGAGAACGGCTTGAATAAACAAGACTCGCCTTTAACTTATTGGGAATTCTTGCAATACAGAGAAACAGTTTTTCCAATCCCATCAAATCAATTCAGGGGAGAAACAAGAGGTCGTCCACAATTTGAATCATTCTTTAGGCATAATCGAGAGGACAGAACAAAGCTTTTAGCGACAAGTTCATTTGGATTCAGTCCATACGATAACACCAATGAAGAGTTTGACCTTCTTTCTCAAAGTAGCTGGCCTCTTGATGAACATCAGAATTTCTTAACAAGAGCATACTATGCTGATACATCTAATACTGCCGAAGCAGTTAGTGTTAAATGGTATCACCCTAATGAATCTGTTCCACTCTTTAGTTCGTCAAATATTTTAAGATACGGAGAAGGCGCATTAATGCAAACAACGAGTCAATTTTCCGACAGGATGGAGAATGCCGGCACATCCATCAGCAATAGGGCTCAAATGGAATGGTCTATGTCTCCTGGGCCGCTTTACTCTAGAAGGATTTCTCTTTCAAGTTCCACCTCTGTTTCCAATCCATTTGGAATGGAGATCTATGGAACATCAAGCACCGAGTCACTATTTCAAGGAGGGGCTCTTTGGGAAGCCGGAGCAAATCGCTATGCAAAAGATGAAAGCGGAAATTATGTTCATGCTCCGAAAACTCCATTCTATGATACATACGAGCATTACATCGAAGAGGCGAAAAAACATGGCAAAAACTATGCTATTGTTCCTGAATTCAGAATGAGCGAGCAGCTCGAAGATTACAAAAGAACGGATGGCGGAATTGAGTTAGATATGTTCGAGGTAACCGGTGGAATTTTTGGTTCCGAAAACTCTTCAAAAGAAAACTTTTATACCATCTACTCAAACTCTGATTTCATGAAAAGTTTCGAGGTTTTAGATGAAGACCACAAGGATTTTACAAATGGAAAGGTTTTGTCTCTTCGATGCAAAGCTGTTAAGAAGTTCTTGCCTTACGAAGGATTCTATCCGGCACAAAGAACGGTTGATCTAGCTAAAAGATTTTACGATTCGTTTAAAGATAATATTAAGCTTTATGACGGAAACAATGTTGAATTAAACAACTTCAACTACGGAAGACAAACGGTGATGTCCCCTTTGTTTGCTCCGGGGGTTCTATTTAACACAATTAAATCCGGAGTTGCCGTTGATTATCCGATTATAACTTCTATTTTGGATTCTCAACCACTTGGCGATGGCGGGCAATATTTTATTTATAATAATTATTTTGATAAACGAATCCCATTTGAATCATTAGTTGAGCCTCATAGATATTTGGCTGGATACAACTTAACATCAAACGAGCCTCACCCAAGCGGGAATCTAAGTGCTTCTGCAAACTGGGATGGTAACGGAGACGAACTTTATGGCTTAATGACTAATAACTTTTTAGCAGAAGTACCGGAGTTCTTCTTGCCGAATGGAGAATTTACATCTGTAACATCAAAAAGACAAGCGGACATAACTTTAAAATCTGGTAGCATATACGGTATGCGAATTAAAATGAAAAGAAGCATGCGAGAAACCAGAGGCTCTGTTTATCATTCTGGGTCGAGTAGTTTGCCCTATTATCCGCCACAAGATGTTGGAGACAATAGAGAAAGCTTTACGATGTACTCTAGACCGTCAGCATTTGGACCGCCAACCATAGGAGTTCAAGGTTGGGGGGATATAAATCAAGAAGGAATCTCATCAACAGTTTTCTCGTTTGATCTAGAGCATGAGACAACAGGGGCAGATTCAACATCGGCATGGATCTATAAGGATTCAAATAATGGGTTTAATTTTCCATTCACGCCGCCCTATTACCATGGTGAGGCTTGGTGCGACATTATTTTAACTGCATCTTCAAACAAAATGACTATCGAGGAGATTCAAGAATCTGCTATATATAATTATACGAGATTCGATAGTTCCTTCTATAGAGTTCAAAGTGGCTCCATTGATTACACGATATCAGATGCTGTATTGGCTCCGGGTGCTCAGTCTTTATTTGAAGATCGTATCAATAAAAATGCCGTTCAACTATCTGCTTCTTTAAACATTAAAGGAATCGGCCGAGCAAAAGATGCAATTCGAAGATCTCAAGACCAACGTCTCGTTGTTGACAGCGGACTTGATGAAGATAATCGTTGGATTATTCAAACAAAATTTGAAACTCCAATGTTGAACTTCTCGCATGTCTCGGGAAGCGATCACCTAACTCTTCCTGCTTATGGATCCGGATCTGTTCCTCGAGGAATGTGGCATCAACACGGAAGAATTCCTGAAGAAAACGAAGGAGTATTCTTGGAAGTTGGACCAATCGAAAGAAACTATTGGACTCAAGCAAGAGGTGAAACAGTTGAGTTGGAAGATCTATCTGAAGTATTGGGCTTTAATGGTGCACCAACAAAGATTGGGAGAATTGCTGAAAGCAAAATAATATCAGAAGCAGTTGTCGCGGTTCCATTCATTGAGACCGAAGGAAGACAGAAGTTCTTTAGGCTTCCACTCACCGATGCTCAACTACAATCTTATAAAGACGGAGATCGCGAAGCTCTAGTAACAGGACCAGCACAATCGCAGATTGGACGCTCAGTTTTGCTTCAAATGGATAAAATGAGCAAATTTATTTTCCCTCCATCATTTGACTTCTTGAATTTTGAAAATGCTAAAAGAGTTGCGATGTATGTTTTCGAGTTCTCGCACACGTTGAGTCAACAAGACCTTTCGGACATTTGGCAAAACTTACCACCGGACATCGGAACAGAAATGGAAGTCTCAGAAGTTGCGATTACTCACCCTCTTCTTCAGAAAGAACTTCTTGGTCAAGGCGGAGAGGAAGGAAATCAAAGAATTGATATGCCTGAAAAATTGAAGTGGATGGTATTCAAGGTTAAGCAAAGAGCGGCCTCTAATTACTTCAAGAAGACCGTTTTAAGAAACCCCGAGGTCAATACCGCGGTAGCAAGTTCAAACGTCACCAAAGACGAATTTGGAGAGACTAGCGCTATTCAATATAACTGGCCCTACGACTTCTTTTCACTCGTTGAACTTGTAAAGATTGATGCCGAGGTTGAGATGGGTAATTTTGATGACGATGCTATTAATAACTACACGGACAATCTCCCATCTTGGGCTGGGGTCTCAGCAGATAGAGATAAGATCGAGCATATTGTTGGTGGACTTGAAGACGAACCGATCCCTGAGGTTCAAGTTCCGGAAGATACCACAACAAGAAATGTCCGAGAAGGAATAGAGGTGTCTACCTCCGTATTCGCAGGACAAGATATTGATGAACCAACCTTAACCTTAAATCAATCAACTAATGCCCCCTCTGGTCTAGGTATGGCCTCAACAATCGCGGCTCAAATAAATGAACCAGACAGTGAAGAAGAGGTTAGAAAGAGAGCAAGAGATTATTGGAGAAATAGGGTGCAAGATCAGTTGCCTAATGGGAAAAAACTTAAGGACTTAAGCAGTGGTCGCCAAAAAAGAATAAAGCGTAGAGCTAACAGAAGAACTATAAGATACTTTGACTCACTAGGATACTTCTCAAATCCGGATTATGATTCACTATTTCCTTATATTCAATCTTTTGATAATTCAGACGCTGCGGACTTAACTGGAGGAGTTCAGCTATTATGACTTTCTTTAACAAAAAAACAGAAGTAATGCAAATCGAAATGACTCCTTACGGTCGCTACCTTTATTCTATTGGTAAATTTAAACCACACTCATACGAGTTTGTTGACGATGATATTATATACCGCTTGCCAAACACGGATGAAGCGCAAGAAGATTCCCACACCAGAATCATTTCCGAAACTCCAAAATTAAAAATCAATCGTGCTTTCCAAGATGAAGCTCCACAAGTAGAGTCTCCACCGGTAATGGATAAGAAAAGAATTATGACGAAGAAAAATGATCTTCGTCAGTCAGACATTTATGTCTTAGGTAAGTCATCGTATTCAAGCGATAGAACCCCATCTTTTCAAGCAACCATGCTTCAAGGAGAAATAAGTGGATCGCAAATGTTTGATGATCAAGTCAATATACCACAAGTTGATATTGATTTCAATTTCATAGCATCTTTGAAAAATGAACTTACAACATTCTTAAGTGATCCCGAAGACATAAGAACAGAGACATTTGAGGATGGAACGTTTGTACAAATCAATAAGACCGATCCCATCGTCCATATGAAAGAGTTCAACTCATTCTATGAAAAAGAAAATTTTGAATTAGAAGTGTTCGAGATGACTGATAGTGGACAAATGAAGCCCTTGAAGTTCTCCAAGAAGTTTTCTGCTATCGTGAACGGGTTATTGATGGATGAAGAAGATTATATAAACGCTCAACCAACTGTTGGTGACTTATTCGAAGAAGAAAGAGAGCGACCTGATTTTGTTGAATACTACTTTTCAATTGAAGTGGATAATGAAATAGAACCAGAAGTCTTGTGTGAAGCTGTCGAGAAACTAGAAATAAACAGTCAGTTTTTGGATGAAGAATTGATATGTCCAGATGTAAGAACTGATAGGTTTGATATTTATGCTACAAGGGTAGGACCAGAAGACTTAGAGGATTGCGACTAATGACTAAAGAACTTGTAGGAATGGAGAATCTCCCAAATGTCTATATTGAGAGAATAACGGTAGATCCGAAAGTTATATCTCGAACACCTTTGAAAATCCAATATCAAATTAAAGTATTGGTAAAGATGTACGAACACAAAGACATGCATTCGTGGAGAAATGTAATACCTGGTCTAAAAGTTAAATGCGCATTTATATCGGATGATAGAGCCACACAGCTGGACAATGGATTAATCAGTCTTTACGATATACCGATGGGGGCAATACATCGAGCTACTGCTAAATCTTGCGATACATTCAATATGTACAAATCTGAGGGAGAATACAAGTCATATACAACAGTCTTTAATCTAAATACTTTGCAACCTCCAGGAAATTTAAATGTTTATGTTGCCTGTTTTATTGATGATTTAAACTTTTCATCAGATGTCTTTAACAAATTCTATGGACCTATGTCTGCAGAAAAGATATTTGTCGGAGGACAGTTGAATACGGAGTCTGGGTATTTTTATTATCCAGATACAAATGAGGAATATGGTGGACCAGTCCATGTGCAAAACGGCACTTACATGGAGGGTTCGGAACACTCTGACGACCCCCACAAGGACCTTAGGTATGTGGCGGAAGAAAATTTTAAAATAGTTCAAGCTTCAGATGTAGGTCTCTCGGTTGGCTTATCTGATGATGTTTATGCAACATATGAAGGGCCAATAATAGAGCAAGACTTACTTGGAAACAGGGAAATGACTCCCGGTGGTCCACGCAGAGAAGGAGAGCCAGTGGTAACCATTGAGGATCCAAATATTCCAAACGACCCACTAACGGAGATTTACTAATATGCCTAAATCAATTTTGTTCAACATAGAAACACAGACAGAAGATGGCCAAATAATCTCCTTATGTCACATCAACGAGAACACATTAGCCCTAGAAACATCGGAAGTAGCCAGAAGAATGTTCAAGCTCAATAGGCCTTTATTTGATAGAATAAACGGCTCAACAAAAATGCTTGGCGGATCTCTATATCGCCAAGAGATCATAAAGCAAAAAGCAAACATGAATAGCTTAATGGTTAGGGTTGATGATAAGTTTGAAACAAACGAAAAGGAAATATCGCAATTGTTTTTCGAAAACAATATTCTAAAGAAGCAACAAAGAGGCGAGACAAAAAACGGAGTAAAAGTAGATTTTGATCCGGAAATGCTCAAGGACTCATCTCAAAACTCATTTTTTGATGCCAACAATATAACCGTAGATGACTTGAACGATATGAAGATCATCTGTTCGATTGAAGAGATATCCCTATTTCAAGATATGGGAGTTAAGACGCTCATGATCACGGATGATTTGAAAGAAAGAAAGTCTCTAATCAAAGTTTCCTATCGAATTGAGTTGCAAGTAGATACAAATTTTATGGAATATATAAATCTGATACTCGAAAGACTGGACGAGTCATCCAAATTTATAACTAAATACCTTAACAATATCGAAACAGGAATGTACTACGATAACGAAAATTTAAAATTCAAAGAAGAATACTCAAAGTCGGTGCTCGGTCAATTAGGTATTGATTCAGAAAGTGTCTCGACAAACCTAGGATCTCAGAGAATTAAAGATTCCGATTTTGGAAAAGCTGCTCTTAATTACTACAACGCCTCTTTGCTAATCAGTCAAAATGTAGATAAAGGTGTCTATGGCGAAATACTAAAGTCTCTTCTTCCAACTCCAAAAAGCAGCCCATCATCAATATTATCTAGCTTGAACAAGATAGCACTTTTATCAAACAGGATAAGACAAGAGTACCTATCGGAAGATAAGAACTCTAAAACAGATAATAAATATTCAAGAATCAACTCTTCACAAACACAATCTAATAAGTTAGAAGTCTATGCTCTAGAGTCGCTAGACATAGAGAAAGAGAAGCTTGGATATTCCGTCTTCTCAAATGACCAAAAGGGATTAAACAAATTTACAGTCGGAGACTACACAGGTAGATACATGGAAGAGAAAGCTAAGTATTACCCTTCCCTAAGTATAGATAATAAGTTTTTGACCGGTCAAGAGAAAAGCTCTTTCTCTAGATTAGACAACGCGCCATCGTGTCTTACGCCATCCAAACTGGTTCTCGGAGATAAAAGCATCTCGACAAATCGTGGGATGTTTAATATGCCCATTAATGAAGTTAGGCAGTTTAGGCTAGCAAAATCAGCAAGAGCGCAACAAATGAACTCTCAAGTGTTTCCAAATAGTCTGTCTAAAGGTAGGATGTCTGGAGATATCATGTCTAGCTTTAACATACAGGTTGGGCCACCAAAGAAGACTCTCTTGGGTAGAGCGACAGAACAAGAGATCGACCCCTACGTTGATGCAAAAGAATTGCTTGGAGATGCGTCACAATTTTCAACAATTAGTACGACCAGTTTGATTTCAAGCCTTAGAAGAGTTATGAAGCGTGAAGATAAGAGGATCCTATCTATTGTATCGGATATTGTACCAAGAAGGTTCTTAAGAAAAGAAAAGGCCATCGGATCCATAAGAGAGATACAATTAACGAATCCAAAATCAAACTCTAGAGCTATGATAATGAAAAAGGAAATACAACTAGAAGATATTCCTCCACAAATTAAATATATGATGACTCCGGAGTTTAGTCCAAACCCGCAATCCGATCCTCTCAAGAACGCAGAGTCTCGTGAGATCATTGAGGAGACACAGAAAAACATCTTCCTTATAAGAGCCCTTGTTGGCTTTGAAAAGGACGCAGAAGGTTTCCTAGACGTTTATAAGCCTATCTATAAAGACTTAAGGGGAGATGTGCTAAACTCAGGAAGGCCAATCTTGGCGAAGGCTTATGACTATGAGATACCAGAATTGGGAATTGTAAAAGATAAATTCGCTGCTACTATTTATAGTAATCTTATTTATATACGAGGTTAGATATGGCAGCGCAAGACTTTTTTGAAACCGAGGGCTTTGATGAGCAACTCGATGTTTCAGCTTCAACTAGAAAATTTCAAACTTCAATCATAGTGAAACAAGACCCAAACAAATCCGGGATACTATCTCTCTTGGAAAAAGTTGAAGAAGGAGAGCCACAACCTCCAGTTAGGAAGGCTCCTAAAACCATGAGACCAAGAAGACAAGGTGGATATTGATGCCTATTATAGTAGACACGCAGAATGTAGTCACATCTCTAGAAGATGCCCCAGACAAGCTTAGAGCCGAGATAGGATCATACTTCTCTCCGGAGCAGGAGAGACCCTCCACAACTAGCATGCCAACTCAATTTGTAAATTTTAAGACACGAATAAAGAAGCATCACATTGAGACACTAGAGACGAATACTCAAACTCTTATTCCAACAAAGAAGGCTAGAATTTATTTCACCGGAGAGCCTCGAACCTTCAGAGACTATCTTCAATGGGAAGAGTATGTTAATTCTATTGTATCGAATGGATCATCTTTTGTTGATCATCAATTCGACTTCTACACACCAGACATCGAAAACTCTTTTCACAAGAACTATCACAACGCATCATATGAGGATTCTACGAAAAGATATAACTCCAATTCCCTTCTTAATTGGAATCTTGTATCTTATCCTTATAAAGAAAAGTCAGAAGCAGTTCGGAAACTAGCAGACATCAAGACTACATTTGATGACGCATCTGGTTTCATGATTACGAACAAGTCAACACTTATGACCGCCATGAATCAATTTCCGAATAGAGTATCCTCATATGATGGAATTGTTAATGAAATATCTACAAAGCAGAGAAACATTTTTGACCTTCAAACAACTCAGCGAGCAGATCACCCTCTCGCCGTATCGACAGTTGTTTTAGGGACCCAACCGCTAATGGGCCCAACGGCTTTCCCATTTCATTATAAGAAGACATTGCCCTTGTTGGGATCAAATGTGAGGTACTCGCAATTTAAAGATATTTTAGACAAGCACGGAAAGACCAAGAACTTGTTTCAATCAATTAAGCAAAATTTGACCTTTCAACAGCTTAGCTTTAGAATAATGGGAGAGTCCCAAACAGTCAGGCTTTATGATTTAATACAAATGATGACCTCTACAAGAATAATTAATATGACAGAAATGTCGGACGAAGTCTTTCTTTTGCCTGAGGATCAAATTCGCCACTCTCACGATTCAATGCGTTTTGCTAACCAAGTATCTGCTGTTAGATTTCTATCCGAGATGAGACAATTTATAAACTCGGAATCTAGAGACCTAAGAAACATACTTAACTCTAGTTCATCGAAAACATTCTTTTTGGGATATAAGATAGAGAAGTACCTAGACAATGATGCAACTGGACCAATCCAAACATACTATACAAACGACAAGGACTTCATCGATACTCAACTAAAGTATGGACGAAGATATATCTACAAGACAAAGGTTTTACTTGGAATACTGGGTAGTTCGTATAGCTATTCAAACCTCTTCTACAATATTGACGATATAACACTTCAATCTCCAGAAGGTGAAAGCCCATCGTTTTCTCCATCGGAATACTCTTCAATTATAGATGAGGAATATAGAGCCTATGTTGACGTTGACATCTCGCCATCTTTTCAAGTTTTAGAGTACGAAGTGGACTACGATGAGGTTGCTTTTGTAGACTCTCCAACGTTACCTCCTCAAGTTAATTTTTATAACTCAAAAACAGAGCCGTCTATAAATTTTACATTTAGTCCAAACTTCTTTACTGTAGAAAGCGTATCTTCAATGGGCAATGAAGAAGTCATGAGAGACCTTTTGCCTCTAACTGAAAGGGATAGGAGACTTGTCGACCTACTGTCTATATCAAAAGGTAACAAGGTGAGCCCAGATTACTTCACAGGTATTTATGAAGTTTATAGGACCCGACAACCGCCAGCTTCGGAGGTTGATTTTGAAGATGCTTTTTTGACAACAGTTGATGATAAATCCTCTCTCGTTTTCCTAGGCAACAATACAAGTTTCCCAATCTCAGAATTAGATAATATGAATGGTTTCTTTTCAGACAACATTATGGTGAATGAAAAGTACTATTATGCTTTTCGAGCCTTAACCTATCACGGTACGCCATCAAACTTGACTATTCCCTATGAAGTTGAACTCTTGAGAGACTCGGATGAGTATAAAATAAACGTTAAGCAATATAGGTACCCCAAAGATAAGAACTATAATTATCAAAAAATGATGAAGAGGATAATGAAAATCACTCCTAATTTCAACAGGCTCATATTTAGCGAAGAAGACAAAAATAGTTTCACCCTTGATGAAGGCAGTCTTCTCTCTTTAGAATCAGAGAGACTGTTTAAAATAAGAGTGACCTCGAAACACACAGGGAAGAAGGTAGACTTGAACATCCGTTTCAAGCTATCAAAAGACGATAGTTTTGAGTAGAAAAAGAAATAAACTTTAAAATAAGCTATTTATTGGAGAATAGGAGAAAGAACACATGGCTTTTCAAAATAATAGTGGCGATATCATTTTAGATGTCGTCTTAACCGATGAAGGGCGACGAAGATTGGCCCAAGGCAACAATAGCTTTTCAATTGTAAAATTCGCTCTTGGAGACGATGAGATTAACTACGGCTTATTTGATTTAAATCAAACGACCGCTTTGCAGGATCTATCAATTCTTCAAACACCAATTTTAGAAGCATTCACAAACAATGGTTCCATGATGAAATCTAAGCTGCTTTCTCTAGCGAATCAAAACCTCCTTTACTTACCAGTATTGAGGCTAAACACCGTTCCTCCACAAGCTCGTCAAACCACAGACAACAATTACGTTGTGTGTGTTGATAAGAGAACGTTCGACGATAGAGAACTTGGAACCACCACAGCAATTGGATATGACTCTAATGGAGTTAGAGACGGATTTTTGTATGGTAGAGATACTGATACTCTTGGTGGATACATTCGTGTCGACGCAGGTATTGACTCAACAGATGTTACTGAGATTGACGAATCTTTAATTGAAACACAATTCATGGTAGAGATTGATGATCGTCTTGGTCAAATTGTCTCTAAAGACGGAAAGAGTTTCCCAGGCTTTGCTTCAAGAGATGATGACTACATTGCTACCTATATCTTTACAAAGCAGCCAGGTGATGCGTTTGTTCGAACTCCAAGCCAAGAAAATCCAAATGACTCATCAACTCCTATCGACGGACCAATTGCATCTACTTTAGAATTTAAAATCAGATCTTCGCAAGACTTACGAGTATCAGACTTTTTGTTTAATAGAATTGGATCAACTGACTCCACAACTTTTACTGATATCGGTGGAGACCCTCAGGAAGTAAGCTATATTGACTCAATCGTAAGAGTTACGGGAATGACAACTGGCTACTCTTTAGATATCCCAGTAAGATTCGCAAAAGTATAAGGAATAAAAAATGACTATCTTCAAACCATTAGCAGCAGACGACAGAATTTCAACTAAAACTTTATTACACGAAGCGATCCCCATCACTGGTACGATTGTTAGTGGAACATATGTTGATGCCGGTGAACCCTCAAATGTTCAGGACTTTACTCACGGAATGTTTCAGTCAGTCTATGACTATCCGTATTTGAGCTCCTCAGCTAACCATATTTTTGATCTAACTTTTGGAGCTAGTGAAGACTCCGCATTATACCCAGATATTGTATCTGCAGATGTGCAAGCAGCAAAGAAGAACAACATCTATAATCAAATGGCTCAAGTTTTAATGGGCTATGATCAAGATGGTAATATTCAAAAGTTTGATGAAGATGGAAACCTCTCCACAACAGCAGATAAGATCAATGAAGCAGCATTTGTCTCATTTTCTCGCTTACTTACGAAAGATGAAATCAAAAAGGGGTCATTTGAATTAGAAGTGGGGACCAATGCTTCCTACGCTACAGACGGTAGTGTCTTCAGTGAAAGAATTAAGATCTTAGATTTTGGAGCAGAAAACTCATTTAAAGTCAACTCTCCAGCTGGAGAATATGGAATACTTTACGCCACAGCTTCCGCAGGAACTGGTATCCTTGATACATCCAGCACTCACACAGCAACACTTTCAGATGGAAACACCTACTGGAAAGCTGGATTGATTTACTATCAAGCAGGTGTAGCAGTCTTAACTTCATCTGTATTTATGGGCGATGCCGATGGTGGCTTCTTGCTCAACGGTAACGCAATTTGGGATGCAGGATCTAACTCATTTACAGGATCTGTTGTAAATGAAGAAATCTCAGGCTCAGCAAATGGATTTAGAACTAGAATGTACAATGTCCAGTTCAACAACACAATCGAGCTGAATTCAACTGTTTATTTCTGTCGTGCGAAACATAACGAATTTAATTACAGTGCAAACCCAACATACCTTAGTGGATCTCAAATTAGAGTTAAGAATCAAGGAACCGACACACCAGTTTCTTATATCACGTCGATCGGATTATACTCGGCAGATAATCAGTTGTTAGCTGTTGGTAAATTTTCTGAGCCAATCCGTAAAGATTCAAATATTGAATTAACATTTAGAGCACGTTTGGACTACTAGGATGCTATGCATAGATTTAAATTCGAACCAGACGACCTCTTTATCAACAGACTAAAGACTTATCCGAAATACAATGTCTTAATCTATCAGGGGCAAGTCTATATCAACTCGGAGTCTAGAATAAGTGGCTCCGGTGGTTTACCAGTCTACGACATAAACAGAAACTTGACTGGTTCAAATGCAGCAACTCCATTTGTTGAAACTAGTTCCGAGAAGCCAGTTTTTAAATCAAAAGTTTTTCAACCATTAGTCAAGACAGTAGATGCAGGACCAGGTGCTCACTTCTATAAGAGGAAGTATGCAGCAACAGATAAGATGCGCGTCTATCCCCCATTTCAAGAATTGGAGAGTGAGTACTCTTTTGAGTCTCCAATAACCAGGAACTTGACTTACGCAGTTTCATCAACTACGGTTGACTATTGGGATGCATCCAGACAAAGAACCTACTCTCAAGTAGTTAATTTTGACAACCCAATAAATTTAACAGCATCGGCTCTACAAAACGTTGCGAAGAAGTATACAACACTTTCTAATCACTTTGAATTTTCTTCATCTATTCTTCAAAGAAACTTGCTAGAGTCAACTGTAAATTTGATAAATATCCCTAGCATGTATTATGGATCATCCATCAAAAAAGGCTCGGTTGAGCTTTCATATTATCTCACTGGTTCTAAAGCTGCTACCTGTGCGGATGTTAATCACAATGGAGAGTTGATAGGCACATATGGTTCAACCTCTGGATCTGTAGTTGGGCTTGTGATGTATGATGAAGGCATAGTCATGCTTACTAGTTCGGCAGCTTTAAATCCAACAGAGGAATTAATATTCTTTCCTCCGTTTGGTCAAGACAGTTTAAGATGGACCAACTTTGCTACAACCTTAAATGATACAACTGGGTCGTCAAACTCTCTAGCGTCTGCCTCGTTTGATCTTAACTTCGAGGGGACAAACTATGTTAACACAATGACTATGTTTGCCCATGCTAAAAAGGGACACCTTAATCATTCAAACAATCCAACCTATAGAAACTTAGAAGAAGATAAGGTTAATGTAACAGGTTCTGGTTATAGATTTGTAGAAGGCTCAACAAATATAGCAAATGTAGTTTCTGCATCTTACGCATCTGCTTCATTTGAGAAGACAACATATATATCTAAAGTAAACATCTATGATGAAGATGGTAATTTGATCGCTATAACATCAATGGCGAAACCAGTTAAGAAAACTATTAATGATGAGTTTACATTTAAAATGAAAATAGATTTATAATTTACTTGACATACTCCCTTCTATATGTTATACTATTATTATACTTCTTATTATTAATGTATTATAACATATTATTTTAAATATGTCAACAAAAACTATTACTTTTTGACTAAAAAGTTTAGAAACAAAGCATTTGGAGCTAAAATGATTATGGGACTTGACGTCTCAACCTCAAGGATTGGTTGGGCTATTATTGACGAAGATGGAAAGTATGTTGACTCAGACTTCTTCAAGACCAAACCAAAGACACCTTTAGAAGAAAGAGCAGAGGCTCTAGAGCAAAAGGTTCTCGAACCTCTGTTCGCCAAGTATCAGATCTCCGAGGTTAGAATTGAAGAGCCATTCTCAATGTTCTCCGGAGGTAAGACCACAGCAAAGACTATGAGCTCTCTACAGCGGTTTAACGGCATGGTAAGCCTCTTAGCCTATCAACACCTAGGTAAACCACCAACGCTCGTTGGAGCCACCACAGCACGATCCAGATGCGGCATTAAAGTCCCAAGAGGAACAAAGGCAAAGGTTGTCGTATTGGAATGGGTAAATGAAAACATTGACGGCTTCATTATGGAATATACCAATCATGGAAATCCAAAACCAGGACTCGATGACGAAGCTGATGCTATTGTTGTTGCGATGTCTCATTTTGATGTTCGAGACTAGTTAAGAATACACAGGAGATTAAATCATGAAACTTACAAAACAATCTTTGAAAAGAATCATTAAAGAAGAGCTTGAAGCTGTCTTAGAAGGCTCTAAAACTTATATCAGCCCAGACATACAAGCGGCATTAGAAAAGAGAAAGCGACTACTCGATCATCCACATCCTAAAATTAGAGAACTTGCATCTAGAACTAAACCCGATGGAACACCGAAGACTCGCGAACAAGAAGTCAGAGATTATAACCAAGCAGAAGCCCTGGCTGATGCCTTAGGTGATTATTAATTTAAACTTTTTACTTGACAAGATGATCCAAACGTGTTACATTACTAAAACACGGAGGACATATGCAATACACAGTTTTAATCCCAGGCGGCTTTAAGCCACCTCACAAAGGTCACTATGACTACATTAAGTTTTATCTCGACAATCCCGACGTTAAAGAAGTTCGTCTTTACATTGGATCAAAAGAGCGAGACGAATTCTGTCTCGAGACAACGGAGGCGATCCTTGACCTCTACGGCTTGCTTGAGCACCCAAAACTAACATACCGCAGGGCAACCCTTAGAGAAGGCAAGAAAGGCCCTTACACCAATCCTTTGAGCGATTGCTATGACTATGCCGAGACAAGAGTGAATGAGCCGATGGGTCTTGGGTGCTCTTCAAAGGATGCCGTCTATCAAGAGCGTTTCATGAAATACTTTAAGACAACTCGCTTCAACACAATCGAAGTTCCGATGTTTGAAATGAAGGATGAACTATCCGCCACGCAGTTCCGAGAAGCATTACGAAACGGAGAGTCGATCGCTAAGTTTCTCCCAGATGGTGTAAGCGAAGAACAATTTATGCAACTATTTAAAGCATAATCATTCATTTAGCGGAGACATCAAAATGAAGCTCACAAAAGAAGCCCTAAAAAGAATTATCAAAGAAGAGCTTGAAGCTGTAATAAACGAAGGCGACCGTCGCTTTAGAAGTAAATATGATATAAACCCAAGGGACTACACCTCTCCGAATCTTCACCCATCCGATAGACGAGAAACACCAGATTTTTCCACTCCAGACATGCAAATGAAAATGGAAATTGCCAAAATTTTAAGAGATGACGCTGGGATATCGTCCATTTCACGGGCCGGATTCGCAGCAAAGGAGATCGCTAAAAATCTACAAGATGAAGGATTCGATCTTACAGGTTATTTAACTAACACACTCGGAATCCCAGCTGCTCAGGTCTCAGATATAGCCGAGAAGATTATGATGGAGATAAACAAATAAAACTTTTTACTTGACAAACCTTCTGTGACGTGTTATCTTATAAACAGGAGGACATTATGATCGAGGACAAAAGAAAAATTGTAACCCAAATACTTGGGTCTTATTATCAAAAGGGCGATGAGCATTTGTATCATTGCCCTTATTGCAATCACCACAAAAAGAAGATGTCGGTGAACTTATCTTTTTTTATCCTTTTTTATCTTTTAGAGACTATTTAGAGTAAAAGGAGTTATCATGTCTAATTTAAAAAATCTCAAAATCAACGAAGAGACCCACGAGAAGTTAAAGAACTATTGTAAAGAAAAGGGTTTGAAGGTTGGAAAGTTTGTTGAGAATTTGATTAACTCCAAGTTAGCGGAGGATAGTCAAAATGAACTCGGGAATTTACAAAATAACAAATAAGGTCAATGGAAAATTTTACATTGGATCTTCAAACAATATCAAGAGAAGGTGGAGACATCACAAGTCAAACTTGAGAAGCGGAACTCACACCAACTTCCACCTTCAAAATTCTTACGACAAGCACGGCGAAGATCAATTTGAGTTCGTATTGATTGAAGAAGTAAGAAGAGCAAATTTGCTTGCGAAAGAGCAAGAATATCTTGACGAAGCCTTTGGCGGCGGTCAAGAAATCTACAACATTAGCAGGGTAGCCGGCTCTCCTATGGCTGGACTGAACCACACAGAAGAAGTAAAGCAACTTCTATCTGAAAAACTATCCGATGAAAACCACCCACATTACGGAAAGCCTGTGAGTGAAGAGTGGCGAAGAAAGATAAGTAAATCAAATAAAAGATTTACGGACGAACAAGAAGCATCGTTCAGAGAAAGATGGCTTTCCGGAGAAACAAAAGGATCAATTGCGAAAGAAATTGGAGTTCACACAACAACGATTACAAGGGCGATTGAAAGAGCGGAAAGATTTAATTATTAATTTCTTCTTGACAAGTCTTTCTTTTCGTGTTAAGTTATTTAAAGGAGGACAACTATGGAAGCAGATAAATTAAAAATTCTAACTCAAATTTTGGGTTATCCAAAAAGACAAGGGCAAGATGAATATTATTTCACTTGCCCTTATTGCAATCACAGAAATAAAAAATTCGCAGTAAACTTTAAGAAAGGCGCACATTGCTGGCACTGCGATTCACGACATAAAAACATTTACCGAATTGTAAGAAAGTTCGGAACATACCAGCAACGACAAAAGTATCTTGAACTACAAGGTCGCCTTGACCTTAATGAGTTCGAGGATCTTTTTAAAGAACTAAACAATGTGGAAGAGAAACAAAAGATCGATCTTCCCGACGAATTTATCTCTTTATGCAACAAAGACCTGCCGATGGACTCAACGGACGCTTTCCGTTATCTATCGTCTCGTGGTATTGGTCGTCGAGAGATTTTAAAATGGAAAATTGGCTATTGCAAGGAGGGCCGCTATGGAGGACGAATCATTATCCCGTCCATTGACTCTGATGGAGACTGTAACTATTTCATTGCTCGCAGCTATGTTGGGCATCAGCGTAGGTACCTCAACCCTCCAACAGATCGTGATATCGTTTTTAACGAACTAAACATTGATTGGGACGAACCAATCATTCTTGTCGAAGGTGTCTTTGACGCAATCGCAGCTGGAGAGAACGCAATCCCAATCCTTGGCTCAACGCTTCGAGAAAAGTCACGTTTGTTCCAAGCAATCGCGATCCACGACACACCGGTCTACATGGCTCTCGACAAAGATGCCGAGAAGAAAGCCGAATGGATCATCAAGTCGCTTTTAAAATACGATCTCGAAGTTTTCAAGATCCCAATTGATGACGCAGATGTTGGAGAAATGGGTAGCGAAGAGTTTAAGGAAAGACTTGAAGAAGCCAGACCAATTAAGAATGAAATGTATTTCTTTGAAAAACTTTTAGAAAATATTTGACAAGTCAATCCAAACGTGTTATATTGTTTAAAACAATGGAGGACACTATGGGTGGTAACATCTTTAAAGACAAAGCAACAACAATTTCAAAAGACAGAGTGAGACCAACAATCGAGGCTTACAAAAAAGCTCTCGGAGAAATCTTCCCGATGAAGGCTCACTCTTTAACTTTCTTCAAGCCAGTTGGATCAGCGGGCAAGAAAGAAACATCGGGAGACTTGGATCTAGCAATCGACTGGACTCACATCGTTCGCTCATTTACTGGGGATGAATTGGAGAAGTGGGGTGTTGACTATGACGATTGGAATAATCTTTACACAAAAATCCACAAGAGAGCACGAACAGCAACTTACCAAATGAGCAAGATGCGTGCTTTACTAACTCTAATCTCAGAAAAAATTGCAGAGAATAACATTGATGTCGGAGGTCAAGTAACTGCTGGAAACATCTTTACATGCTTTCCGCAACATGACGAGAATGGCCCAACAGGGGATCATGTACAGATCGATTGGATGGTTGGAGACATCGATTGGCTTACTTGGTCCTACTATTCTCATGGCGAACATGGCCTAAAAGGACTCCACAGAACACAGTTTCTTGTGGCTTTATTCTCGGAGATTGGCTACACATTTAATCATTTCTCGGGTATCAAAGAGAAAAATACATCAGAATGGACAATAACGAGCCCCGAGGATGCCCTACAGCTGCTTTCTGAGCACTACGGAATGGTAACATATAGCCAAACTCAAACGTTCGCCCAGCTCCATTCTTGGCTTCTTCAGACGAATTCAGGGCTTTATTTTAAGGTCATCTCGCGTTATCGAGAAATCTTGAGAAATCAAAAGCAAGAAATACCAAATGTATTGACGCACACTATTTAAGGTTACATGTGGGGGTGTAAGCTAACTGGGAAACTGGGGCCCTTGCAAGGCCTTCTTGGGAGTTCGAGCCTCCCCACCTCCATATCCTTCCGTTATAATTGATGGAAGGTTTTTTTTGCATCAATCGTGGAGAACTATCTTTTTGCGCAAAGCTTTTTTACTACACAACACTACTTATTAATAAAATAGGAGGTAGAAATGACTACAATTAAAAAACCATGTCTACAATGCGGCAAAGAGTTTGAAGCATTATTGAGAGAAGTGAAGAGGGGAAATGGAAAATTTTGTACAAGAAAATGTTCAGCAGCACATAGGGTATCAAAAATAAAGCCTAAGAAACCAAATGTTGAGTGCGCAAAATGCGGGAAGGAATTTTACAAAAACAACAGCAAAAAGAAACAATCGAAATCTGGCTTGTTTTTCTGTTCTAGATCATGCAAAGACGCTGCTCAAAAAATTGGGGGAATAAAAGAGATAATGCCAAACCATTATGGCACCGGCAATTCTTACAGAAGCATCTGCTGGGCTCATCACGAAAAAGTGTGCGTAGTGTGCGGAGAAGATAAGATTGTCGCCGTCCATCATTATGATGAAAATCACGATAATGATGATCCTAAGAATCTTGTACCATTGTGTCCGACTCATCATTTGTACGTCCATAGCTCTTACAAATATTTGGTTGAAGAAAAGATAGAGGAATACCTAAAGAAGAAATGGGGAGAAACTACTTAACTTTGAACCTTGGTTCTTTTGGAGCTCTCACGTTTCCTCAAGCCTTTCTTCGGAGAGGCTTTTTTATTTCTTTACTTAAACCTAGACTATTTAAGATACTATGAGTCAAGATTTTAAATATCATTATGGATTGGGACACGTTCCATCTTTCCAAACCTCGGCAAAACCTTTTTTGTCTTCTTCTCTGAACATCCCAGATAATTCTTCTGAGCCTTTGGAGATTTCATTCGATACGGTTACTAGATTTATTATCGTAACAAATTCAATGTTACCATCAGATCCAGATAGGCCATTGCGTTTTGGGTTTTCTGCAAATGGGGTCCAAGGGGTTCAAGACAACAATTATGTTGTTTTAGAAAATGGAGAAACGTTCGAAGCAGAATTTAAAGTATCTAAAGTGTTTTTAATCTCAGACACGGAATATGAAACATCAGGATCTGTTGTTGCTGGACTTACAGGGATTAGCTCTGGGCATCTTGTTAATAATTGGTCAGGATCGGCAGGAGTTGGCTAATGGGATTTAATGATTTAAGAAAAAAGAAGTCCTTTCCTTCATCTGGAACTGGTAACCCAGGATCCTTTGATGGGCCTTTAACGACATTTGGGGAAGTTTCCGTATCTCAACTAACACCTGTTGCTCAAGGTGATTTTGTTTATAACATTGTTAATGATCAAATATTCAATTTAGGTGAATATGCTGGCGCTACTGTCACCGCAGAAGATGGAATGGCTGTTTTATCTTCTGGTACATCACCAACTGGATCTGCTGTTATCCAACTCAGAAGAGGGCTTAAGTACAAGTCTGGTCAAGGATCAATGATGAGAGCAACTGCGCTATTCGGAACCCCTGATGTTGGAAATGCACAATTTATTGGACTTGGTAATTCTGAATGTGGCTACTTTGTTGGATATTTTGGCGGCTTCTTTGGCGTGTTACATTCTGAAGATGGTTCGAGAGAAATAAGAAAGCTTCAAGTTATAACCGGTGCTGGTACCGGAAACGTTACTGTTACTCTAAATGGAAATTCAATCTTAATACCGGTAACCGGCGCAACAGATGTAACACAGACGGCCTATCAATTATCCCTAGGGGACTATTCAAACCTTTCTGATGGAGGATGGCTGGCTGATGCTGTGGGTGATTCTGTATACTTCTTGTCGGCAAGATCAGGGCCACTAACTGGTTCATATTCAGTAGCTGGATCTGGAATCTCAGGAACATTTAGTAGAACAAGAGAGGGTGTTGCACAATTTAATACTTTTATTCCTTCTGCTTCTTTTAATGTGGATAGATTGGACGGATCAGGACCATCTGAGATGGTTTTAAATCCACAACTTGGAAACATCTACCAAATTGGGTTTCAATATTTGGGCTTTGGGAATGCGAAGTTTGCCGTTGAGAATCCGGAGACGGGATTGATGACCGAGTTTCATCAAATTAAAAATGCCAACAATAGAACAACTCCCGTTTTGAAGAATCCTAATGCATCAATTTTAGCAACATCGGCAAACATTGGAGGAACAACAAATGTTGACTTGAGAACAGTTTCAATGGCAGCGTTCACAGAAGGCAAGGTGACTAAGCTTGATCCAAAGTTTGCCCTATCTTTTTCATTCTCTAGTTTTAACTCATCAACATATAAGCCACTAGCTATACTTAAGGCAAACAGGGTGTATAATGGGCAATCATCTTTTGGGGAGTTTGATTTATTACAATTGGGAGCCTCAAATGAGGTGAATAATAAGACTTTGACTATTGGACTATTCTTGAATAGTGAAGTTACTGGTGATGTTAATTTCCAATATGTAAACGAGCAAAGCAGCATTGTATCATATGCTAATTTGGCGCCGTCAACGCAAACATTCAAAGTACCACTCAGACAGCCATTTTATGAGCTGGTGGTAGGATCGGCTTCTTCAAAAACAATCGATTTAACGTTAATGGATTTTGTTTTTGGACCTGGGACGCAAGTAGTAATAGGAATAAAATCAACGGCCGCGATGGATGGAACCGTCTCAATAAATTGGTTCGAACAACAATAAAATGAAAGTCATCGATCTTCATGGATTTAGGCATGAGGAAGCCAAAGGTCAAGTCGAACTATTTATTAATGATAACTGGGGCGACTGTATAAAAATTATAACAGGCAACTCAGAGGCCATGAAAAATATTGCTTGCGAAGTAATTCGAGAATACAATCTGGATTATATTAGAAGTGATTTGTGGGGTTACATAATCATTAAAGAACATTAGGAGATTGATATGTTATTAGGTTTTTTGCTAGCTTGCGGTATGGACGTTGGAATTTATGGATACACAGAAATTAAATCACAAGATACATCAATCTCAATTGTCGACACAGCAGTCTCTCAGCCTTCTTCTGAGCCATCTTCGTCTCCCACTAGTGAGCCAAGTGGAGAGCCTTCATCGGAGCCATTAGAGGGCACCGTAGGGCTTGTAAACTACACTCTCGAACAAGTGGCTTGCCAAGCCTGCATGGGAGTTTATCAAGAAATCACAATTAACTTCTCAGCAAAGTTCCACAACAAGATCAATGAGACACATCCAACATGGTTCCCTCCTGCTGGTCAATGCGTCAACTCGGTCAATCCTGTGGCCATTGGAGTTTCTCCGATCAATATCGGACAGTCACTTAACATCTACGGTAATCCCAACTCATTCACGGCCTATAACAATGGAACAAACGTATACAGCGGCTTTATCTCCGAGAGCCAATATGATCGAGACACCATGCTTAATGTTCAGGCACAAGATGGAACTTCATTTCAGTTTCGCTCTATCCACGGATTTGACTTTGTTGAACCTTATGAGATGCGTTATGTAGACATCTCATATGCTTTCGCAGCTGTAGTATCCAAGTTTGGAACGCAGTTCTCCTGGGGACCATCCGGAGGACCAGATTTATTTAACATTACAATCGCCACATACTCACCAGACGGGAGTCAGTTGCTTGGCGTAGTATCATGTTCAACTACGGATGATGGATTTTATTTTTTTGACGGATCTTATTTTCAAAGCTATCCAACGTGGGCGTTGACCGCAATCCACATGACAAGATTTTCTCGCCAAAGAGTTCCGTATGAAGGCCTCAATGGCTATGTGGATGCCCAACTTGAATGGTCGGTAGTAGGAACAGGTCACATCGAGTAGGACTCCCGCAGTTCCGACACTATTTAATAGTGGAGGGTCTTATGTGGGACAAATCGAAATAGGCAGCTTAGTAGAGTTTCTAGAAGAATATCAAAGTCAGACTATACCAAACGTAGGGGTTGTCTTGGAAGTCATCTCTTTTGATGAGCTTCTTGGCGAAGAATTTGGACGAGGCATCACATGGTATTCGGTTTTATTTGGAGATGTAGATATGGTGGTCTCATCAGAGATGATTATTTTACTTAATTAACTTGACAACTTCTTTTGAACGTGTTACATTATCTAACACCACAGGAGGTTATCATGAATAAATTTATCCAAGAAGGATTAGAGTTAGGGCACGAGTTCATTATTATTGAGCCACAAGAGCATTACAATGAGGCAATTGTAGCTTTTGATAGGGGTAGACTTGTGTATCACACAGAAATGCTCATGGATTGTATGAGGAAGTATAATCATTGGGAATATGGAACGGCCATAACATTTTTTGAATATAACACCTTGGACCTAACGCATATGAAGGGTGGTCCACTTTTTTTTGAAGAAAGTGAAGATTTTTACTTGACACATCAATCAAATCGTGTTACATTAGAAATACGCAACAAGATCATGGAGGACAAATGACTAAGAAAAAAATGTTTAGAATTAGCCACATTAGTGACACACACATCCGAAACCTTAAATATCATGACGAATATCGTCACGTGTTTAATCAAATATATGACTCATTAAAGCAAGAGCAACCAGACTACATTGTACATACTGGTGACCTTGCTCACACAAAAACACAATTATCACCAGAATATTTTGAGATGGCTTCTAACTTTTTGAAGTCTCTCGCAGATATCGCACCAACAATTATGATTCTTGGAAATCATGATGGAAATCTTAAAAATGGAGATCGTCAAGATGCGGTGACTCCAATTGTTGAGGCAATGAATCATCCAAATTTCACTTTGCTGAAAAACTCAGGCGAATACTCTCCAGAGCCAGGTCTGACTTTCAATGTTCTCTCTGTGTTCGATAGAGATAATTGGCAAGCCCCATCTAATGAAAACGCTATCAACATAGCCTTGTATCATGGAGCTGTTCGTGGCTCAATGGTTGGAAGTGGGTTCTCATTGGACCATGGAGAAGACGATGTTTCAATTTTCGAAGACTTTGATTACGCCATGCTTGGAGATATTCACAAGACTCAAAGACTCGGAACTTCAGATTTCAATAAAAATGAATATGAAGAAATAGAGATTGATGAATCTGAATTAGATAAATTTCTCAAGAATGGTTGGGAAATTGTAGAAGAATAGTTCAGCAAAACTATTTACTACTATCCAACAAAACATAAGGGAGGAGTAAAAAATGAAAATGACTAAAATAAAGTGCGATAATTGCTGTGTTGAATTTGAAAAAGCAACATCTAGACTCAAGAGATCGAAAAGACACTATTGCTCTAGAAACTGCGTCGATGAACATAAAAAGAAAATAATGAAAGGTGAAGGAAACCATATGTATGGGAAAGAGCAGTCTGAGAAATCAAAACTCTTGAAATCTAAAGCAATGATTGAATTTTGGAAAGACGAAGACTATGTCGACAAAGTTTTGTCTTCTCGAGAAGAAGCAAGAGAAAAATTTTTTGAAGAAACAGGCTATAATTTTGGATGGTCACCAGAATCTATTCAAAGGAGAAAACAGACTTATTTAGAAAAATATGGCTCTCGACACAATTGGTCCAATAAAGAATGCCGAGAAAAATGTGAACAAACATGCATAGAGATGTATGGCTCCGGCTCGCTTGAACTCGCAGCCTCTATGATTGATGCAGATGTCATAGAGCGCCGACGCAAAACATTAATAGAGACGATGGTTGGAATTCCATTTGAAGAATATGAGGCCAAATTGAGCAATAAAGAAAGATATTATAAACAAGTAAAGAGAATAACAGAATCTCAAGATTTATCTACCTTGCCTCATTATGATAAAAGGGGGAGATCTGATTTGAATGAAGATTGTTATCATTTGGACCATATCATACCAATTTCCTATGGATGGTTAAACGATATATCCCCAGATATCATAGGTGATATATCAAACTTGCAATTCATTCCATGGAAAGAAAATTTAAAAAAGTCAAATAAAATGGAGGACAAATGGCTAAAAAAATTAAATTAAGAAAAAAGAAGTGCATCTGCATTTATGCAGGCAGCACTGTGCAACAGAACTTTGGAGAGTCTCGCCTAAAAGGTTATTTGATTTGGAATATTCACTCCAAAGACAAGCATTCAATCGAGAAAAGATTATTCCAATCTCCTCGACCATTTATTACAGTGCATCTAAATCAAGATGGTACACTACCCAATGTAGATGTACCCAAGAATGCTCGTTTACGATTGGTTTGTAATTATAACTTACCCACAGCAAAATTAAAGAGAGCCTGCGATTACGCCCAAGTTAAGTGGTCGACTCATTCGGTTTCTTTTGTAAACAATTCTCAGTCATCAGCTTCGGTGTCTTCAGCCAATGGCGGTAAGGCAATCAACATGCGAGACCCAAAGAATCAAGAAAAGTTTCTTCGTGAATTTATGGAGACAAATGAAGTTGAAGACTCAGTCAAAGATCGCGTAGTTGAGCTTTCGCAAGAGTATTTAAAGAAAGTTGATTCATCGAACGGCGTATCTCGAAATGTTGTTTGGGATATTAAGAAAATGAAGTGGGACTACCTATTTAATTACGGAAAAGGCAATACTCTAGATTTCAGCAAGTTAAATGGGCTTGTGGGCATCTTCGGTAAAAACTATTCAGGCAAGTCTTCAATTATTGACGCTGCTTTGTTTGGCCTATTTAATACTACATCTAAGGGAGAAAGAAAGAATGTCCATATCATCAATCAAAACCAAGAAAGAGCTTCTTGTAAGCTCGAGATCGCTGTCGGCGATGATGTTTATAAAATTGCTCGAAGCCTCGAAAAAACAACCGGAAAGTCTAAAGGTCGAGAAGTCATCTCGGCTAAAACAGAGCTAGACTTTACAAAGTATAACTTTGGAACAACTCCGGAGTCCAAAAATGGAGATACCCGAAACAAAACTGATGATAACATCAAGGATACTTTTGGGTCATTAGAGGACTTTATGATGACCTCTCTAGCAGCACAGAACGATTCTTTTGGATTTATCAGCGAAGGATCAACGAAACGCAAAGAAATTCTGGCTAAGTTTTTGGATCTTCAAATATTTGATCAAATGCACAAACTAGCAAAGCAAGACTCTGCCGAAATGCGTGGCGTAATCAAACATCTTCAATCTGCTGATTGGGATAAGAAATTGTCTCGAGCGAAAGAGGAGTTGTCCGAGATCCTTGAAGATATCGAGGTTCAAAAAGACTTATGCGATCGACACAATATCCGTTTAGATACCCTTAAACAAGAACAAACGATGATCAAAGAACAAGTAGAGGCAGCATCCCAAAAAGAGATAGATATTGATTCAGTCAAATCACTTCTTAAAGAGGCCGAAAAGACACTCTCAAGTTCTCGCAATCAAATGGAGGCATTGTCTACCAAGATTAAGTCAAAACGCTCTCAGATTGAAGATTTGACCTCTTCTCTTCCAAGCATGCTTGAAGCTTCCAATAAGGCTGAACTTGAACTCAAAGACCTAGAGACCATCAAGTCAGAATTAAAAGAGTTGACCAAAGACCTCCAAAGCAAAACTCGTAAGAGAGATAACTTACAATCAAAGATAGATATGCTCAAAGGTCATGAGTACGATCCGGATTGTAAATATTGTTGCGATAATGAGTTTGTAAAGGAAGCGGAAGCAGCAAAAAGCAAAGTACCTCCAATGAATATTGAGATTGAAGACATCAAGTCAAAGCTTTTGGATCTTAAAATGAAAGGTTCTTTGTTTGATGAAGAAGCGCTGAACAACATTATCAATCGATATTCAGATAGCAAAACATCTCATAAGAAACTAACTGATGAAATCAGAAACATGAGTATTCAGTGGGAAAACTTTGAAGGTAAAGCATCTTTAGCTGAGCATCGTATCGAGAAGCTCAATTCAGATATCGCATACTACAACGAAAACATTGAAGCGTATGAAAACCTTTCCTCCCTTAAGAGAGACTTATTAGCAATCAATAAGACTGTTGATTTGAAGATTGCCGATATCAAACGATGCGATGAAAAGGTTCTTGGGTACATGTCTGAAAAAGGTTCTGCTGAACGTATGATTCAGGAAGCCAATGAGAGAATTGAACAAATCAAAGAAGCTGAGCGTGATTACATTGCTTATGACATCTTTGTAAAAGCAACTCATGCGAATGGAATTTCATACGAAGTTATCAAATCAATGCTTCCAATCATCAACGATGAGATCCAAAAAGTTCTTTCTTCCATCGTTGATTTTCAAGTGTTCTTTGCTGAGGATGGAGATAAGTTGGAGGTCTACCTAAAGCATCCGAAATATGATGCTCGACCATTGTCCATGGGGTCTGGTGCTGAAAAGACAATTGCTTCTATGGCTGTTCGACTTGCCCTAATCTCAGTATCGTCTCTACCAAAGAGCCAACTATTCATTCTTGATGAACCGGCAACGGCATTAGATGCTGAGCATATGGAAGGTTTTGTTCAATTACTTCAGATGATCAAAACTCAATTCAAAACAGTATTGCTGATCACTCATTTAGAAAGTCTCAAGGACATTGTTGATACAACAATTGAGATCGATAAGACTGACGGGTATGCACAAGTCAAATTGTAAACTCTGAAACTACTTAGGGTCAACCATAGGAGAACTTATTATGGAAGACTCTAAACAATCAAAAGAAGAAAAGAAGGGCATTATCGATAGCGTAATGGAAAGAGCAATCTCAAGAAAGCTCCTTGTATTCGCTGTCGCTACTGCCCTTTTGTATTTGGGCGTTGGATTAGATGCCGACACATGGGGGATGATCGCCATGACCTACATCGGTGGCCAAACTGCGATTGACTTCGCAAGAACTTGGAGACACGGATGATTTGGGAATACATTAAAGAAAAGTGGGAATGGTTCGCTGCTGCTGGTGTTGCACTATTGGCCTTTGCTATTGGACGCAGTGGAAAGCGAGCATCCGATAAACTAGTTCTCGAAGTTACCGAGAGCAAAGAAAAAGAAATTGAAATAGAGAAAGAACTATCTGCTGAAGAAAAGTTGTCCATAGCAAAAGCACATCAGAAGTATGTGAATACACGGATCAAACTTAGAAAAGAAGCAAGAGTTGCGAAGACGGAACTCGAGAAAGAAACTCTAAATAGAAAGCTTGAGTTGCTTGAGCTTGCCAAAGAGGACCCTGAAGCAATCGATCGATTGTTGTTGGAAGAATTTAATATTGCGAAATTAAAATGATTTGGCTATTAGTTTCATTGTCATTTGCAGAGCCGTTGATGACCCCACTCTCCGAGGGCGAGACGGCTCCTTTTAATGGTAGATTGTTCAACGATGAAGCAGTTGCCTCAATTTTGACCATGAGGGAGTTCACCGAGGAACAGTGCGACATCCAAAAGACCCTCGACTATTCTCTCAAGTTAGCAGAAAAAGACCTCCACATTGACTATTTAGAGGCTGAAAAGGAAACTTTGACAAAGAGACATGAGCTTCTCATGGAGATCAAAGATAATGAAATCGAGATGTTGAGAAAGCATGTGAACCCAAAAAGAGCATCATGGATCTTTTTTGGAGGATTTCTAACTGGTACGGCAGCATCTCTATTGACTTACTATTCTGTTAATCAAATCGTGGAGAATTAATGAGCAAAGATCCAAATTATGCTGCAAAAGTTGAAAAAGCAATCGCTGAAAAATATGGCGAAGAAGCCATAGTCAATCCAAAGTCTCAATGGGATAATGAAAAGGAAAAAGAATATCTCGAACAACTTAAGTCAAATTACAGACAAGAAAAACAAGAGTCTCCAATGAGAGACTTGAACGGTGTTTTAATCTCAAAAGAACTACTTAATAGAGAATCAAAGCGTTCATGCCCAATTTGCAATACTTATTCTTTCAAATCCGTTGATGACCTTTACATGACAAAATTTGATTGCTGTCTTAAGTGCTATATTCAATGGGTTGAAGGGCGTGAAGAAAGATGGAAATCAGGTTGGAGGCCAAACAAATGAGTAAAGAAATTTTAGAAATTGTCCAAGGGCTCGCCCAAGCAGCAGCAAATGCTTATGACGGCGCTCACATGGAAAACTATTCACACGACGGCAAGGCACGCAAAGTTGGCCTAATGCGAGAGGAAGGCATTCCTCTTCTTGATAAGCGTTGTATCGACGGCTTCAAGGTTAAGTTCTATGGCGACTCCATGATCATCAATTATCAATCTGATGTGATGATGAAAGACCTTAAGGAGAATGGTTTTGAGAATGAAATCACTCGCACAATCAATGAAGTAAAAAAGTTCTTACAAAAAGAATATAAAGCAATCACTGGAAACTCTGTTTCTTTAACTGCGAAAGGTGATCCGCAAGTTATTGTTCAAACGACCTCAAACGTTCGCACATTTGTTCAGGCTTACCAACATTACAAGATTGGCGGCTTACAAATGGATGAGATTCAATCTCCTTCGGAAGATACAACTCGCGACATTACTAAAAAGTTTTTAGAGTTCGCAAAAGCAAAGCGCCCTCAAAATGAAAAGATTAAGGCTTCCGATAATCAAAAGAAGTAATGGAGAGTAAATGAAACTCACCAAAAATGAAATCGTTAAAGAACTTGTAAGGTGCGGAAAAGATCCTCAATACTTCATCGACAATTATTGTAAGATCTCTCATCCTCTCAAAGGTCAAATTCCATTTAAGACTTACGACTACCAGAGAGACATGCTTAAGTCCTTTAATGATTATCGTTTCAACGTTATTTTAAAAGCAAGGCAGCTTGGGATCTCGACAATCTCAGCTGCCTATGTTGCTTGGTTCATGCTGTTTCATCGAGAAAAGAATGTTCTCGTTATCGCAACGAAACTTTCCACAGCAACAAACCTTGTAAAAAAGGTAAAAATGATCTTCAGAAATCTCCCATCGTGGATGATGATCGCGAAAATCCAAACCGACAACAAACAGTCATTTGAGCTTACAAATGGATCTCAGGTAAAAGCCGGAACCACATCTGGAGATGCTGGTCGTTCGGAAGCATTGTCCTTGCTCATTATAGACGAGGCAGCGTTCGTTGACGGCCTCGAAGAGCTTTGGACGGGTCTTTACCCTACTTTGTCTACAGGGGGCCGCTGTATCGCTCTGAGCACTCCTAACGGGGTTGGAAATTGGTTTCACAAAACGTTTACCGAAGCTGAAACAGAAATGAATGATTTCTATCCTACAACTTTAAATTGGGATGTACATCCAGATAGAGACCAAGCATGGTTTGAAAAAGAAACTCGCAACATGTCTAAGAGACAAATCGCACAAGAGCTTGAGTGCTCCTTCAATGCTTCCGGGGAGACAGTCATTAATCCAGAGGATCTTGAAAGAATTCATGGAGAAATCACCGAGCCGCAATACAAAACTGGCTATGATAGAAATTTTTGGATTTGGGAAAAGTACCAAGAAGGAGTTCCCTATCTTCTGGTTGCTGATGTGGCTAGGGGTGATGGTGCTGACTTTTCATGTTTTCACATTTTGAGAGTAGATACCATGACTGTGGTAGCTGAATATCAGGGCAAGCCAGATTTAGATATGTATGCTGGGATACTTTACAGTGCTGGTAATGAGTATGGCTCGTGCCTACTTGTTGTCGAGAACAATGGTATTGGTATAGCAATTCTAGAAAAGCTAAAAGACATGGAGTATAAAAAACTTTATTACTCTATTAAATCAACTCATGAGTATGTCGAGTCATATCTAGCAGAAGGTGACTCTAGAGCAGTACTGGGTTTTACGACATCAACAAAGACAAGACCGCTTATTGTGGCCAAATTAGAAGAGTACGTTAGAAACAAACTAATTAATATACACTCAAATCGTGTTTTTCACGAACTAAAAACTTTTATTTGGCACAACGGTAAACCTCAAGCCATGCGATCTTACAATGATGATTTGGTGATGTCTCTCGCAATAGCCTGCTGGGTTAGAGATACGGCACTATCAGAAAATGAAAGAGAGATGGCCTACAAAAAGGCGATGCTAGGTGGTTTGATGAAATCGACAACAACGATGAACACTCAAATCAAAGGCCAGAAAATTTACAATGAAACGTTCGAGCAAAAATACGAGGAGGAAATAAAAAGCACAAAAGATTTTTTGTGGATATACAAAGGATAAAAAATGGCTCGCAACGATAGAAACCCAAACAACAATCAAAATGACTTATTCAAATCTTTGACGAGAATGTTCTCCGGACCTCTTACTCAAAGGAGAACTCAGTCTGGTCGTCAGTTAAGACGCAGACACTTGGACATATACGCAAAGCGTTTCAAGTCAGCATCTGGAAAGCAGTTCAAAAAGACTGAATATAATCCAATGAACATTATGACTCTCAATATGATTTCAAATAGAAATCGTTCCGAGAGATATGTTGATTTTGATCAGATGGAATTCACACCAGAGATTGCCTCATCTCTCGATATCTATGCAGACGAGATGACCACGCACTCTGCGCTAACTCCAATGTTGCATATTAATTGCCCTAATGATGAAATCAAATATCTTCTTCATTCTTTGTACTTCAATGTAATGAATATTGAGCACAACCTATTCGGTTGGGCTAGAACCATGTGCAAATATGGAGACATGTTTCTGTATTTAGATTTAGATGAAAACAAAGGAATTCAAAATTGCATCGGATTGCCTCCACAGGAGGTCGAGAGACTTGAAGGTGAAGACCCAACAAATCCTAATTACGTTCAGTTTCAATGGAATAACGCCGGCTTAACTTTGGAGAATTGGCAAATAGCCCACTTCAGAGTTCTCGGAAATGATAAGCATGCCCCCTATGGAACATCCGTTTTAGAGCCCTCCAGACGCATTTGGAGACAGCTTACGCTCTTGGAAGACGCAATGATGGCCTATCGTATTACAAGGTCTCCAGAGCGACGTGTGTTCAAGATTGACGTTGGAGGCATTGCTCCTCAAGACGTTGAGCAATACATGCAGAAAGTAATGACTCAGATGAAACGTCACCAAGTTGTAGACCCAACCACAGGACGCGTAGATTTGCGTTACAATCCACTTTCCATCGAAGAGGACTACTTTATCCCTATTAAAGGCGGACAAAGCTCCACAGACATCGTTAACCTTCCTGGAGGGCAATTTACAGCACAGATCGAAGACGTTAAGTATCTTCGAGACAAACTATTTTCAGCGCTGAAAGTTCCACAGTCTTATCTCTCAATGGGCGAAGGCGCTACCGAAGATAAGACAACTCTCGCACAAAAAGATATCAGGTTTGCAAGAACCATTCAAAGATTACAACGTGTATTGATATCTGAACTTGAGAAGATCGGAATTGTCCATCTATACACATTAGGCTATCGCGGTGATGACCTTTTGAACTTCAAACTGTCGCTCAATAACCCATCGAAGATTGCTGAGATGCAAGAGCTAGAGCACTGGAAGACCAAATTCGATATTGCTGGTGCTGCAACCGAAGGATACTTCTCTCGTCGTTGGATTTCTGAAAATCTACTTGGCTTATCTCAGGATGAATACCTTCGTATGCAACGTGAAATGTTCTCAGACAAGAAATTCATGGCTTCACTAGAGGCTGCAGGTCAACCACCAGAAGAAGGCGGTGGTGATGCCGGTGGTGGTCTCGGAGACTTTGGCGGTGGTGGAGACCTTGGAGGAGATTTGGGAGATGACCTCGGAGGCGGAGATGACTTAGGCGGTGACCTAGGTGACGACCTTGGCGGAGATACCGGAGGAGATGCCGGAGGAGAAGAGGGAGATCTTTTAGCAGAACCACCAGCAAAGCGTGATGATGACGCAAAGCCTCGAGGACCATATAAAAGACACAAATCTTCATATCGCAAAGGCGGCTTTTCAAAGCAAATGAAGAACCAAGCATTTAGTGGAGAAGTACGAGGGTCAACTTCAAGAACAACATTTCCTGGTAAAGTTGGCTTTGGGGGAATGGACTCTCTTGCCCGCGGTATTTACGAGTCAAATGAAATTGAAGAAGAGAAACTATTTAACACAAGCAGCGAACTTAAAACGCTAATTGAATCATTAACGAAAAAGGAAGACAAAGCATGAAGCACAATAAGAAAAGAAATACCGCTTTTCTTTACGAATGTTTGATTCGTGAATTAACGAAAGCAGTCATCAAAGAAGACAAAACAAGACAAACAAAAGTCAAGGGTCTTTTAAAAGAATTTTTTTCAAAAGGAAAGGTTCTTAAGGAAGAGCTTAGTATCTACCGTAGTTTGATGGAGACAAAAGAAGCCAAAGAAGATTTCTCGAGACGACTCTTGCAGGAAAGCAAAATTGACTTTGACAAGTTAGATCGCAAGAGCATCTTCAACGAACAAACAGCGTTGATTAACAAAATAAACAAAGCTCTTGGACCTCAAACATTTGCAAATTTTGTTCCGAACTATAAGGATCTTGCGACTCTCGGGCTGTTCTTTCAAAACGACAACCTAAATGCGAAAAAAAGAATCATGCTTGAAAACAAAATGGTCAACTTTTTATCAAGAAAAGAAGAGACTTTGAATGAAATGAAGCATATCGATAATCTTGAATTCAACATGTTCGTCAAGAGGTTCAATGAGACTTATGAGAATTCATTGCTCAAAGAACAAAAGGATCTTTTGACCAACTTCATCACATCATTCTCAGATAATGGCTTGGGGCTGAAGTCTTACTTAAATGATGAAATTGGTCGCCTCAAAGAAGCCGTTGAGGCCGAAATAGCGAGAGCACAAAACGAATCATTAAAAGAAAATTTTAAAAAAGTTAAGTCTAAGCTAGGCAGTTATGCAACAAAGCCTTTAAATTCCAACATCGTTGAGGAAGTGTTTTACATTCAAGATCTTTTAGCGGAGGTAAAACGAAATGCCGATTAATATTAAAATTACAAATCAAGAAGAACCAGAAGTAGAAGAAGTACCTCAAGAGCCTGAGGGAGTTAAAATTGAAATTGTTGAGAAAGATAGGCTAGAAGGTAAGCTTAAACTTAGATCCGCTTTAAATGGCGACTTGATGATTATGGATCATAAGGATATTGATATTGTAATAAAGCAGAATGAAAAAAAGATTGTAGCTTTCGCTAAAGAAACAATGTCTGATCTTGTATATGGTGCTGAGTCTCGATTGCTTGAGTACCTTAGAAAGAGTGGAGTTTTGAATTACGATTCTATCCAAGGTGGGAATATCTATGGGTCTCTAGAGGGAAAGCTAATGGAAAGTGATAAGTCTGTTGAGATAACCTTAATGAAGATATCAGAATGGATGGAAAAAGAACAGCCAATGATGTCGGGAAGGACTGGATATGAAGATATGATGGATGATCATCTATTGTCACCAGATGGAGAATATTCAACAGAGCTTGGAGAAGTACCACACGAAGAAGAGAAGGGCTCAATTAGACAGCATAACCTCTTCAGTCCCTACCTATATGGAAGATACACTTATGAATAGACACAAGCTTATCGTGGAAGGATGGAGACGCTTTCTACGAGAACAAGAGGAGAGGGGAGTAAGGCTCCCAGAAGATCAAGTATGCTTAAAAGCAATGATCGCCCCAGGTGAAGAGGCCGCACTCATCCTTTATAAAAGAGGGGTAGGAGAAAAGGTTGAAGACCAATTTGATAACATGGAAATAATAGGTTCTATTTGGATCGAAAAGCTAAGCGAAGAAGGCCCTTGCCTTTCGGGTAATGGTCGAGGTCCAGCATGGCATGTTAAGGCTATTCATACCTCCGATGACCATAGACGAGTTGGATATGGAGCGTTGCTATACGGTTTTGCTTTCTTGATTGCTAAGCAAAATAATGCAGCTCTCACATCAGACAAGCATGCTGGAACGCAGCCAGAAGCTATCGAGAAGTGGGATCAATTCAAAGCCAGCAGTCAAGTGTATAGCATGGCCCAAACAGATGCTCCCTACAACAGCACAGAGTTTGACTACAAAGGTGTAACCCCAGATCCCAACGATGATTGTGCTACATATCTTGACGATGAAGATGAAGAGAATGCAACGAACCATGCCTTCATGCATAAGAACCCAGAGATCTATGAAGCACCCATGGCTATGTATGAAGAAAACCATATGAGGTTTATGGAAGAGCTATTACCAACGCAATGGGTAACAGAAAGAGAGTTTGTAGCTGAGCTATTAGAAAAAGATAACGAAAGCTTCAAGGACCACTTGTAGGAGAAACATTGGATTTAATGCACTTTATTCTTGCCTCTTACGGCATGACCTTTATAATTGTTTATGGGAAAATCTTTGAGGACATAAGACCAAAAAAAGATTACACAAAAAAATGGAACACACTTTGGAATTGTCCTTTGTGCACTGGTTTTTGGGCTGGGGTGGTCTTAGTGATGCTTTCTCCATTTACTGAACTATTTAGCTATGAGCGTTCTTTGATTAACGCTATTGTTCTTGGTTGTATTTCAGCCGGAACATCTTATTTAATTTCGGTCTTGGTCGATGATTTCGGCTTAAGACTATCATCGAGACCAGGGGGTGAGCATGTCGATGATTAAGCGCTGGGTTTTACAACCTGTCCGTCGCTGTTGCAGCGGATCCTAGATCACGCGGGTAGCGCCCGCAGGGGTGGGGCAAGTCTCCACCCATATTCTAAATAATGGAGAAAAATGGTGAAAATCACAAAAGAAGTATTAAAAAGAATTATCAAAGAAGAATTGGAAGTTGTTATGGAATCCAATCCTTTAATCTACGGTCTCGGGATTGCAGCCGCGGCCAAGCACAAAAGAGCGGCGGCAGCGTCTAAGAAAGCTAAAGCCGAAGAGGAAGAACGAAGAAAGAGAGAGTACGAGAGAGCCAGAACGCAAGGAAGATTGGATGCATTTAAAAAAACATCAAGCACCCCACTAGCTGAACCAGAACAGCCGTCTGGTGGATATCGGGGATTCGACCCCGAGGAACGGTGGCCATCCGATAGCAGGATTCGTCAAGCACTAGATGATTTGCTACGAGCAAAGCACAAAGCCATTGAGGCATTGGGCGTAGATGAGGATGGCGAATTACCTTACGTGTATATGTGGGGTTACAACAATGGGGAGTATGCATTCGAACCCTACTATGATGGAGGAATGGAATTTCAATCTGCAATGAACGCCGCTATTGATGCTGGTGCAATTAAGGATGGAGACATCGACGACGAATCTGGTGGTTTTGATTTGGGTGATCTCTTCCCGGGTCAATAAATTTTAGGAGCAACTAATGTCAAAACAATTATTGAGAGAATTCCACGCCTTATGTCCAGACGGCATGTGCCTTGATCTGTTGACCGAACGAGAAAAGAAAGAAGTCGTTCAAGAAGGCGCAGTGTATCTCACAGGAAGAATTCAAACAGCAGATAAGAAAAATGGAAACGGACGAGTTTATCCGTCAAAAGTTTTAAAACGAGAAATCGACAACTACATGAAGATTGTAAAAGACAATCGAGCAACAGGTGAGTTGGACCACCCTGACGACTCCGTAATCAACCTTAAAAACGTTTCTCACATGGTTGTAGAGTGTTGGTGGGAAGGCAATGATGTAATGGGCAAGATCAAGGTCTTAGACACTCCTAGTGGACGTATCTTAAAAGACCTCATCAATGCCGGAGTGAAACTTGGGATTTCATCTCGAGGACTTGGATCGGTGAAAGAGTCGATGGGCAGCACAGTGGTGGAAGAAGATTTTCAATTGATTTGCTTTGATATTGTATCTGAGCCGTCCACACCGGATGCCTATGTCTATCCCGGTCAAAAATCTAAAAGTTCCCATTCATCATTCAACATGAGATTGCGAGAACAAAGAGAAAATAATATAGACAATCTATTTAAGAAGATTCTTGGAGACTAAATGAACAAAGAACAATTAAAAAAAACACTTAAGCCACTCATTAAAGAGTGTATCAAAGAAGTTATTTTTGAAGACGGAGTTCTCTCTGGAATCATTTCTGAGGTTGTCAAAGGCACGGGATCTCAACGTATTGTCGAGACACAAAGACCTGCTGCCTATCAAGCGCCTCAAGTCGATTATGAAGCTCAAGAGCGAAAGATGAAAGAAAGACGAAGAAGGATGCTGGACTCAGTTGGTCGAGACGCTTACAATGGTGTTGACCTCTTTGAAGGAACCCAGCCTCTCACAAATAGAGACAGCGGTAAGTCTGGTAGCTCACCTCATGGTTCAAAAGCCCTTGATGGTGTTGCTCCAAACGATCCCGGTGTTGACCTGTCTGCTTTCGGAATGTCTTCCGCTATTTGGTCCAAACTAGCAAAGGGATAACAATGTCTACAAACTACAAAGCAAAACCTCGCAAGGGCGAAACGATGGAGAGATTCATCAAAAGATTTACAAAAAAATGTAAGAAACTTGGGATCATCCAAGAAACTAGAGATAGAAAACACTTTACTTCCGACTCTGAGAAAAAGCGGCTTGCTCGTAAAAAGTGGAGAGCAAGACTTAAGAAGAACAAAAAAATAACTATTTAGTTCAAAAAGAGAGGAATAATTATGAGCTCAAATTTCTATTCAGTTGGACTAAATCATGTTGGAGCATATCAAGTATCTGGTCGACCATGGATCAGTGGCTCTGTATTGCCTACCGATACCAATGAGTCACTAAGGTTCCAATTTGAATCTGTGACCAAGTCCATCAGTGTTCGCACAAACGATACTGTAGACATAAGAGTGCATTTTGCTCCATATACTGCTAGCTTTGGATATTCAGATGGTGCCTCAACTGATAACAACTTTATTGTCCTGTCTGGCTCTGGTCAAATAGAAATTGACGTAAAGTGCAAAGAAGTTTTCATTTCCTCTCCAAATGCTTCTGGGACTGAAGCTGTTGAGATATACGCTGAACTAACAAATATTCCCTCATCTAGAATGTTTGATGTAGATGGTTTAGAGGGGATTAGCTAATGGCTTATTCAGTTGGTTTACAAAATGTTGGCTCATATCAGGTATCTGGTCGACCCTGGGTGAAGACCTTAACGGTCTCAAGTGGAACTCAAGCAATCATTGAGCTTCCCAACGTTTCAAAGGGAATTAGGATTAAAAAACAGTCAACAAGTGGTACGGCTTATCTTGGCTTTAGAGATATGTTTATGCAACGCTCTAGGGCAATAGATATTGAACCAGATGATTGGTATCGTACAAATGTAGGTGTGACTCATACAACATTTACCGTATCCTTTTGGATGTATACGGGTAATCTTACAACTAGTCAAGTATCTGTATTGCAGTGTGGGTATGCGAACGATTTTCTATACTTAAACAAGAATGGAGACTCTTTGGAAATAAACCAATCTAATACTGGTGGAACTTCGATAAGCGCTAGTGTGGAAAACTTCTCTTTTGATGAGTGGCATCACTTTACATATCAATACGATAACTCATCCGGAATTTTTAAAATTTTTGTTGACGGTGTAGCTGTCGTAAATCAAGCAAATAGTAGGTCTAATGGTATCAGAGAGCTACGTTTTTCAAATGTTAGTGCAGGTGTCTTTGATGGCCCATATGATTCCATTTCTTTTTGGAATAAAAGCTTGAGCGAACAAGAGGTCATAGAATTACTAAATGAAGGAAATTATCTTGATCCAAGAAGCCACTCTGCTTTGGCGAATCTTCTACATTGGTGGGCAATTGAAGACGGAGTTGGTGTTGGAGACTTTATAGATTCAAATGGGGTGGATACAATAACCACCATTCAAGACAGAGTTGGGATAGCAAACTTGACTTTGAACAATAACGGCTCAACAGACGCATCTTTTGTCGATTCCAAGGAAGGATGGTTCGTTCAATCCAACTCCGCAACCTTCAACAATACTATCTCATTAGTGGGCAAAGATGTTTTTGAATTTAACGGAAAATTCAAAAAACTTCACATCTATGCTGATGGGGCGGATGTTCAAATTGATATTCTCGCTTCCCTTACGAGCATCCCTGCAGATAACATGTATGAGCTAACCGGACCAGGAATCGATGAGTAATGGCTTTGGAACAAGGTTGGGCATATGTTGTTGGTTCGGAGGCTTCTGGACCTAAGGGTTCTATTCAGATAGCAGGATCTGATACCAACTTAGACCATGACAGCAAACTTGTATGGTCAGAAGATGACGAAGCGCTTGTTGTCTCTGGGAACATCATAGCAAAAAACTTTGAGATCCAATCTCAAACAACGACCGTTGTTCACCTTGATGTTACTGGTTCCTCAAAGTTCGGAGACACTCTAGATGACGAGCATCAATTCACAGGATCCATATCTTTAACTGGCGATTTAGATGCTTCTGGGGATATAACGGCGACAAACCTTTATGGTAACGGAGCCAATCTAATTGGCGTTGCCGTAAATACATACGAGACCCAAGAGGTAAACCATCTTGTTCTCGGAGGTGGCCAAAAAGCAATCAAGACAGAGTCAAACCTTAGTTACGAGAACGACACTCTATATGTTACTGGAACCATACAGACAGATGAACTTAGCTCTTCTCTTGCATATTTTGACATAGCCGAGACGGAAGAACTCACATCAGCTCAAACAACTTCAACTTACTTAACGTCTTCAAATATGAGAGCTGGAGATATCATCCTCACCGGTAGAATTGTTGATGTAAACGGAAAAGTGATTCTAGACGCTGGTACAGGGGAGACTCAAACAAACATCTCAACTACACAGGCCGGAGGTACCACTTCCATTTCTCCAACATCCTTTGCGACCACGGAAAATTCTTCAATCGCTGGTTTTGAATATATGGTTGTTGAAGAAGGGTTGGAAGTTGGAATAAGAGATCTCGTTGTAAAAAACGATCGAGTTGGTATTGGAACCGGTGTCCCTTCAAGAAGATTAGAAGTTTTTGATGGCTTAGGATCGCAACTTAGGCTTTCATCCGCCGCCACAATTCAACCGGGCACATTTCTTCCGGCCTTCTCAGAAAGACATACCGATATAGGAACTGATTCTGATGGTAACTTCCACATACTTCCAACAAACAATCGAGTTGGTATCAATACAACTAGTCCAAGCTACTCCCTAGATGTCCAAGGAGACGTTGGGATATCTGGAGACCTCTATATTACAGGCACGCTTCACGCAAGAACAACGGACTTTGTTGTATCTGCGGACACAATGACTCTTGGAGACGCAGCTACAGATACCGTTACTATAAACGCATCAACAATAACGGCCCCAAATGGCCTAGCAATTGCGAATGAGATATTTATTAATGAAGATACAGTTGGTATTGGGGCAACCAGTCCGGAAGCCAAATTGATGGTTGAGTCTCCCTCAAATCAATTCAAGGTTGGAACTCAAACAAATAAGCTATCTATAAACGTCTCAAATAGCTCCACAACGCTCTCTACCAATGTAGGCACCATAGACATAGCAAACTCAACAAAAGTCTTTGGAGACCTTCGTGTAGGCCCTAGTGACGATATTATATTGTCTGACGTTGGTACTATCTCATCTTCGGTGTCCGTTTCCTCAGATCTGGGTATCTTCAATAATCTTGAGACAAACACGATTACCAATGGAGATACAGTCATAGCGTCCAGCAGCGTGACTACACCGACCCTAAATGCTTCTAGCGTTAATGCTTCAACAATAACAGGGCAAGTTCAGACACCTCAGCAGCCAAATATAACTCAAGTTGGCTCCTTAGACTTTCTTAATGTAAGCGGTGACGCTGGGATTGCGAACAATCTTAATGTTGGATCTTCCTTGGCGGTTGGGACTTCAAATGCTAATAGGAAGGTCGAGATAAAAGATTCTAATCCACAATTAAGACTAACAAATACAGAAGAGGTGTTCGGAATATCATCTCATACATATGCCGATATACATGTTGAAGATGATGGAGACCTACATCTGATACCATCCTCGGGTATAGTCAAGGTTCCTAGTTTAAATCTATCAAATGTCCCTCAGGGATCATCAAGTAATTTCCTATCTATTGATGCAAATGGAAACGTTATCCTCTCACCAGCAGTGCAATCAGGCATAGAAGTGAGGAACAGGGTCGTTGTCTCTGAAGATTATCGAGTTTCCACTACTGACTACTTTATTGGTATCCAAGCGCAGTCAGACATTGTCATCACACTGCCAGATGCATCAACACTATTCAATGGTCAAATCATGGTTCTCAAGGATGAATCCGAGACCGCTGACCAGCACCTAATCCAAGTTGTCGCTCAACCGAACCAACTCATTGAAAATAGAAACAGTCTAACTCTCGCCTCTGCGGGAACGTCAGTCAACATTTACACCGATGGGCAATCGAAATTCTTTATAATGTAATCCTCTACTCTTCCGTAGCTACCGACATTATAGAAAAATAATTTTTTTTTCACCGTTTAAAAAACTCATTCCGCAAGTGCCGAAAAAAAATATTCCTTTGGCCTGAAAACGTAGTAGTTATGTGTAGCCCGAGATACCGCTGTATCTGGGCCTTATGATCATTATTTGGAGGAATATAATAATGGCTAAATTATTTATTGGAAAAGTCAAGGTTGACGATCAGGTTTCAGAATTTGATATGTCGGAATTGGCGGAAGGAAAACTTACCCTTCCTACTGGCGCTGTTAAGAACATCTCAGAAATTTCTGATGCTGTTAAGGTAGGCGCTTTGGAACCACAAGCTGGTGGTGAAAAACTTGTTCAAGAAAAGCACTTGAAAGCTGTTGAAGCTGCTGCTGAAGCTGCAATCTCTGTTGTTGAAGGCGATCTTGCTTCTGAAGTAACCCGTGCAACTGGTGAAGAAGCTCGTATTGAAGGAAAAGTTGATGGCGAAATCGCTCGCGCAACTGGTGAAGAAGCACGCATCGAAGGTAAGCACGACGCTTACGTTACTTCTAACAATGCTGCTCTTGCTGCTGAAGTTCAAAATCGTATTGATGGCGACACTACTCTTCAAGGCAACATTGATGCTTTGTCTGGTGCTGTAGCTGCTGACTTCTCTCAAATGGAAACTGACTTTGTAGCTGCTTTGGGTGCTGAAGAGTCTGCTCGCATCTCTGGTGACTCTGCATTGCAATCTGCAATCGACACTGAAAAAGGTCGTATCGATGCAATGTTGTCTGGTTCTACTGTTGACTTCGACACTTTGAAAGAAATTGTTGACGCTTACCAATTGGCTGATACCGACATCGTAACTTCTATCGTTACTTTGGACGGAAAAGTTGATACTGAGATTGCTGACCGCATCGCTGATGTTAATGCAGAAGAAACTCGCGCTTTGGCTGCTGAGGCTGTATTGCAAACTAACATCAACAACGAAGCAACTGCTCGTCAATCTGCTGATGCTAACTTGCAAACTGCTATCAACAACGAAGCTACTGCTCGTGCAAACGCTGTTTCTGCTGAAGAAACTGCTCGTATCGCTGCTGACGGTGTTCTTCAAGGAAACATCGATGCTGAAGAAACTGCACGTATCGCAGGTGATGATGCATTAGCTGCTGACTTGGCTCAAGAACTTCTTGACCGTGCCGCTGGTGATGTTCAAGCATTGGCTGACGCTAAAGCTTACACTGATGCTCGTGAAACTGCTGAAGCAACTGCACGTTCTGCTGCAGATGCTACTTTGCAAGGCAACATCGACGCATTGTCTGGTGCTGTAGCTGCTGACTTTGCTTCTATGGAAACTGACTTCTTAGCTGAAATTGGACGTGTTGAGTCTGAGTCTGATGCTGCTGAGGCTACTTTGACTGCTAACTTGGCTCAAGAACTTCTTGACCGTGCTGCTGGCGACACTGCTCTTCAAGGAAACATTGATGCTGAAGAAGCTGCACGTATTGCTGCCGATGGCGTTCTTCAAGGTAACATCGATGCATTGTCTTCTTCTGCTGCTGCTTATCGTTCAGGAATGGAAACATTCTTCGCTGGTGAATTGGCTACATTGCAAGCTGACGTAGATCAAAACGAAGCTGATGCTGATGCTGCTATCTTGGCCGAAGAGACTCGTGCTCTTGCTGCTGAAGGCGTATTGCAAGGCAACATCGATGCAGAAGAAGCTGCTCGTATTTCTGGTGATGCTGGTCTTCAAGCACAAATCAATGACATCTTGTCTAACACTGATCCTGCTGCTTTGGACTCTTTGTCTGAAATCGTTGCTGCATTCCAATCTGCTGATTCTGACTTGAATGATGCAATCACTGCTGCTTTGGGAACTCACACTTCTGAATTGAATGCGTTCTCTGGTGCTGTTGCTTCTGATTTCGCTGCTCTTCAAGCTGATGTTGACCAAAATGAATTGGACGGCGACAATGACCGTGCTTTGATCCGCTCTGAGTTTGCTGCTGCTGACGCATTGCTTCAAACCGCAGTTGATGATGAAGAAGCTCGTGCCTTGGCTGCTGAAGCTGTATTGGCTGCTTCTATCACCACTGAAGAAGCTGCACGTATTGCTGGTGACGCTACCCTTCAAGGTAACATTGATGCTTTGTCTGGTGCTGTTGAGTCTACTTTCTCTCAAATGGAAACTGACTTTGTAGCAGAAATTGCTCGTGTTGAGTCTGAGTCTGATGCTGCTGAAGCTACTTTGACTGCTAACTTGGCTGCTGAAGTAACTCGCGCTCAAGGCGAAGAAGCACGTATCGAAGCTAAGCATGATGCTCACTTCGACGGTTTCGTTAAAGTTGCTTACTTGACTGAAGCTGACTCTGCAATGGGTGCTGCTACTCACTACATCGTTAACGCTTCTGCTCCTAAGTCTTTCACTTTACCAGTTATGACTGAAGAATACTTCATCATGGTTAAGGTTGCTGAAGGTTCTTCTTCTGTAACTTTCTCTGCTGCTGGTGGTGAGTCAATCGACGGCGAAACTGACGGTAACGTTGTTCTTCACGGTGGTTCTTCTGCTATGTTCGTTAAGAAAGGTGGAGTAATGTACTTGTTCTAATCTGATTAGCTAGTGCATAATACCTTAGAGGTATTAACCTTGGGGCCTCGGGGGAAACTTTCGAGGCCCTTTTTTATTAAGACACACTTTACAATTTGGAGGATTAAGAATGTCTGTTACAAAATATATTGCTGGTACATCAGCACCAACTTCTGGAGATGCTGGGATCTTACCAGAAGCAAACCAAAATACAATGATCTGCATCGGATTCGCAGAGATGGAAGTTTATGGAAAAAATGGTTCATCATGGGAACTCGTTGGTACAACAACTGCTGAAGACAAAGTTGTTTTCGTTCCTTTTACAACCTATTCAGCTGTCTTCTTTAAGTCAAACACTGGCTCAGAAGAAACCATGCGTGGAGTTTTCATGGAAGACTCTCTGATCAAATCTCAAGCGCCAACACCTGCTTCTGTAAGCGAGATTGGTGACATGCCTGCATTCTCAGCTGCTGATGCTGGAAAAGTTTTATCAGTTGACGCTGATGGAAACTTGGTTTGGATTACAAGATAACTTAAGGAGATTAAGAAATGAAAAAGCAAAAATTTATGAAGTTGTCTGCTTTCGTTTCCGATCCATCTTTGGAGAATTCTTTCTCTGCACCAGTGTCTCACTCAGGCGAGATCTCTGTTGTTTTCAAGGGAAAGAACATCTCCATTCATGGTTGGGACGGTTCAGCATGGACAACAATTTACACGTGGAACAGTTTGGATCCACAATTCAAGTTTGAGAATACATATCAAAGCTACTACCTCAAGTCTTTGACTGGTAGTGAAGAGGTTATGTCTGTTTCTTTCTTCTCGACAGACAACATAGTAAACTCAATACCGCCATTGGCCGGTGTTAATCGCGAAGTTAAGTTCTATGATGTTGAAGAGATTCCTGTCTACAGACCTTCTGATGCGAACAAGATGTTGACTATTATGTCTGACGGGTCTTTGGCTTGGTTGTTGGCAAGTGAATCATTCACTGTCGGAGAGGAAGGTATGGCTCCAAACGAGCCAGTTGTAGTTGATGTTATCGCGAATGTATGGAATCATCCAAATACAACAAAGTATGGTAACCCAACATATGAAAATGGAATTTTGACTCTCGATGGTACATCCTTCATGACTCACGGAGATATCTCTGAATATATGTATACTGATTACCAAACCGTTAACTTGTGGTACAAGAATGATGGCGGTGATCGCTATGGGCATATGTTTGGTTTTGGATGGATTAATGGGTCAGACAATAATAAAGACGGTTCAGCTGTAAGGCAATGGAACTCTGGTCGTACAGACTTTGACCCAGTTGTTGGGAATGGGGTTTCTTCCAACCATACGAGCACTTCTGATGGTCAATGGCACATGGTCACTGTAACATGGGACAATGTTTCTGGGATGTCCAAAATATACATGGATGGCTTATTCAAAGCGGAAAGAGCATTCTCGCCTAAATCGGATCCATATAGAAATGGAGACGATGTTTATGGACTTATAATTGGTACCATGTCTCTAAATGGAGGACTCCAAAGCAACCAAGCTTACTTAGGTCAATTCACGAACATGACTATCGAAAACAGTGTTTGGGATGCAACCGCAGTTTCTGCTGCCTATAGTGCTGGTGTTTAATTAAGTTTATCTTACTTAGCACAAAGGGATGTCTCAATGCGAAAGTGTTGAGGCATTTTCTTTTTAAGGCCCCTTTTGGACTTTAAACTCTATTTACACTATTTATTGGAGAAAAACAATTTCGGGAGATGAATTAATGTCTAACATGCTAGAACAAGCAATCGCCGATGCAGCGGCTTTAAGAGAGCAAGCTATTAGAAACGCAGAACAATCAGTTTTGGATAAGTATTCAAAGCAAATTAAAGAAGCAGTTGATCAAATGCTTGAATCAGACGATGTCTCTTCACGAGTTAACGATGTCATAAGTGAAGCAGAAGAAGAATTAATGCAAGAAGAAGAGATGGCCATGGGTGGCGGGAGCGCTGAATCTACAGCTATAGAAGCTCCAGCAGCTTGGGACTCTCGATTTGACGATATCTCAATGAAGTTGACCGCAATGGTGGACAACCTCCCAGAAGATGAAAATGGAATGATTGAATTAGATCTTGGAGATCTTGAAATACCTCAAGATGAAATCGCTGCTGCCGATGGAGCACCAGAAGAGCCCCTAGGAGACCTTTCAAGCGACCTTGAAGCAGAACCAGCACAAGAACCTTCCGAAGGTGGTGAAGATGACTTAGATAGTCTATTAGGCGATTTAGAAGCCGAACCTGAAGGTGATGCACTTGAGGAAGTCTATGAAGTTCTTGGTGATATTCTTGAGGAGAAAGTTGATTATGACCCTCAAGCAGATGCAACCGGTGTATGGCGCCATAACAGATCTAGAGAAGAATTTAATGCCCAAATGGCCGAATTGCTCGATGATGAAGAATCTGAATCAGAGTCTGAAGACAATGAGCTAATGGGCAAAGTAAACGAACTACATGAGACAGTGGAGTACTTGACGCGTCAAAATACACAATTAGAACGCGTCCTTGCCAAGTTGGAAGAACACTTGGACGAGACCCTATTGTCTAACGCAAAACTTTTATACCAGAACCGCACTCTGGGTGATGCCTCCCTGAATGAGCGACAAAAATCAAAAATTGTCGAAGCCATCGCAAATGCGGAGTCTCCGAAGGAAGCAAAGCGTCTTCACGAGACACTCAAGGCTACAGTGGGATCAACGCCTAATAGTAACAAAGGTCCACAATCACTTAGCGAGTCAGTCAATCGTCGAAGTAATTTAAGCGCAATGCTGAACTCAAGACAAAACATTAACGAAAGCAAGACTGCTTCCGATCCATTTATGGAAAAGATGCAGAAACTTGCGGGCATTAAAAAATAATTTAAGGAGTTTATATTATGTCTATCGTACAAACACTTACAGAAGGGATGGTACACCGCAACATGCAACAAGAAGGTGCTGCCCTTTTAAACAAATGGTCTCAGACTGGTCTTTTGGAAGGCTTGTCTAACGACGAACAAAAGGCTGGCATGGCTCGTCTTTTGGAAAATCAAGCTCGCGAATTGTTGCGTGAGTCTAACACAATGGCTGGTGGCGATGTTGAAGGTTTCGCTGCTGTTGCTTTCCCAATCGTTCGTCGTGTATTCGCCGGATTGATTGCTAACGACTTGGTTTCTGTTCAACCAATGTCTTTGCCTTCTGGTTTGATCTTCTTCTTGGATTTCAAATTCTCTGATACTGATCCTGGTCGTCGTTTAGGTCAAACTGGTGAAGATTCTATCTACGGTCAAGGAGTTGTCGGATCACAAGTAACTGGTGGTGTTACTTTGGATAGCGCCGAGTTGGACAAGCAACCATACGCGTTTGGCGCTGCCTACTCTTCGCCAACTGCATCTATTCCAAATACTAGCACTATTGCTATTCAAGCTGTTGTATTGGACCTCAGTTCGTCTACTATTGGTACACCAGCTGTTGATGCGGAGTTAAAATTCGATGCTGATTTATTGTCTGAGAGAGCTGATGGATACGCCCTTAAAGTAACAGTAAATATTGCCGATATTGAAGCTGCTGCGACATTACCTGCCGGAACTCGCAAGTTTAATAAAAACCACTTGTCTCAACTTGTTCTTCCTTTGGAAGACATGAGCGGATCAGTTTTAACTCAAGTTCGTCGATTGACTGCCCTTAATGGTACAGACAAAGTAGATTTGGTTTATTGGGGTGATGCTCGAGCCACTACCGCGATTACTTCTGCAGATACTCTAGAGATTTCTGGTGCGGTTAATGGCGATGCTTCTTTTCCAATCTTGGACCAATTCACCAAAGGTGCTGCTCATGACTTGGGCGCGATCAAAGGTACTGCTGCTTGGGGACTTGAAAACAACGGAAATATTCCCGAGATCGATATCAAAGTTGATTCTATCGCTATCACAGCAACAACCAAAAAGTTGAAAGCAAAGTGGACTCCTGAATTGGGTCAAGACTTGAATGCTTACCATAACTTGGATGCCGAGGTTGAATTGACTTCTATCTTGTCTGAGCAAATCGCTCTTGAAATCGACCGTGAAATCTTGTCTGACTTGATCAATGGTGCAACTGCTGGTACTTTCTACTGGTCTCGTTCACCTGGTTTGTTTGTTGACCGTGCTACTGGTCTTGAAATCGGCGGCACTTCTGCTGCTCCTGACTTCACTGGTACCGTTTCTGAATGGTATGAAACTTTGATTGAAACTATCAACGACGTTTCTGCACAAATCCATCGTAAGACTTTGCGTGGTGGTGCTAACTTCGTAGTTCTTTCTCCTGAAGTTGCTAACATCTTGGAATTCACTGCTGGTTTCCGTGCTAACGTTACTGCTGACGCTGATAAAGGCGACATCGGTGCTGTTAAGGTTGGTTCTTTGAACCGTAAGTTCGATGTTATCGTTGATCCTTACTTCCCACGTAACGCTATCTTGGTTGGTCGTAAAGGCTCTTCATTCTTGGAGTCTGGTTATGTTTACGCACCTTACGTGCCTTTGCAAACCACACCTACCATCTTTGGCCCTGAAGACTTCGTTCCTCGTAAGGGTGTAATGACTCGTTACGGTAAGAAGATGGTTCGTCCGGATATGTACGGATTAGTTATCGTTCGTGACCTTATCGGTGGCGAAGGAGTCTAATCTTAAAATACACTTTAAGACAATCGGCCCTCATTCTTCGGAATGGGGGTTTTTTGTTTTTAAGGCTTGGAGTGACTATTTATTGAGAATAATTAACAAGAGGTTGCAAAATGAAAAACAAAATATCTTCATTTAATTCATACAGAAAGAAAGTCGTAAGAAAGACTGGTTTAGACCCAATATCCCCAAGTACTAGACATGGAGAGACTCTGATACCAGCTGGTTCAGAAACTGCAACCGTTGAGCTACCAGCAACAAAAGAGACTTTCACCTATGAGATTGTAAATTCAGACTCTATGTCTGGGGATATTAAGGTTGTCGCAACGGCTGGTTCACTAAAGGGACTTCTATTGAACAATACCAATGGTAGCTTGTCGATCATGAAGATACCAGCCGGCTCTAAGCAGATTCAGTTTGGATCCGAGATGAAAGATGGGTCTTATGCCAACACCATATCTGATGGCGATGATTGGTTCTTTTGGGGCGTTGGTGTTGGAAATGGTCTAGCGACCTCCACAATAACATATGATAGAAATAGCCAAGGAGGAAATGGCGAGTCTTCTGGTGGGGACCTCAACAGTACAGAGCAGGAGCAACAATTTGCCCCCGTTCTCATTACGGACCTCGTAACCACTGCCGATTATCCTTCTGGTCCGGCAGAAAATGATTTACAATTTACAGGAACTGCTGAGCCTAGTTCAACCTTAAATATTTATGATGGATTGGATACTCTAATAGATACCGTATCTGTGGGTAGTAATGGCCGCTGGTCTTGGACAATTGAGGACTTGGCTAATGGAGAGCATACTTTTAAATTTAAATCATTTGTAGGCGGAAGTCAAGTAGCGGAAACTCTTTCTTGGACCGATACTGTAGATGGGGCCTCGGTAACTTTTGAATGTCCGGAGATTCAAATAGAAGTTGGAACATCTGGTCCAAACTTCCCAGCATTTCCAACAATCACAAATCCTTTAGGCGGCTCAATAACTCCGACAGTTAATTCGACAACATATCTAGACACAATGGCTGAGGGAGATACATTTACTGTAACGTTTGATTATAGCTATGAAACCAATCCTTACCAACAAACAGTAAATGGAGTAGTGGTTAATTTAGTTCAACCATCTGTTCCTGTGATAACCACAGTCGGAGGGAATACTAGTGGCGTTGCGATTAGTACCACAGTTGCTAATATTGAAGGCACAGCCAGTCCAAATGCGCGCGTAGATGTTTGGAAAGATGGAACTCCAAATACGCTGATAGCTACCATCACCGCAGATGGAAATGGAGATTGGATTATATCATCACACGATTTTGGATTTAACACAAATTCATCTTGCATTATAAGAGCTCAACAGCAGACCTATAGGGGATCCCGATGGTCAGAATCATCACAAGACTTTACCGTAGTATATCAACAAAATGTTTTAGATGCCCCCACAATTGTAGTGGATGGTCTCTCAAATAACTCCCATACAAACCAACCGAACCCTATCGATATTAGCGGAACAGGAGTTGTTGGCGCAGAGATAACTTTAAATGGAGCAGCTCCCTTGTCTTCACCAGTGATTGTTGACTCAAATGGTGACTGGAATGCAACCATAAACCTATCTGGTGATGCCGCGTACACACTTACGGCACAAGCGTCAAAAGCTGGTTTTACAACTTCTCAGCCATCAACATCCTTCAGAGTAAATGTTGACAGAACGCCGCCATATTTTACGGATGCAATCGGAGACACAACATCCTACTTAGGTCAGGACCTAGATACACTTCCTTCAGCAGCAGATGCATTCTCAACAGCTACAGTAACAGCAGCTTATGTCCCAGCCCTTACTAATGCAGAAGAAACATATGTTGCAACATATACCGCCACCGACCTTGCTGGGAATACCGCGACAGATACTAGGATAATCACAGTAACAACCGCAGTTATCGTACCAACAAATCTAGTTGTCGTAGATAATGGAGATGCAACATTTACAGTCACTGGTGATGTAGTTGGGGATTATGCAGATAACCTAACAGTTCAGCTGCTCATAGATGGTTTGGACCATGGTATACCAGTTGAGGTCTCAGGAAATACATTTACAGCTACAACTAGCGAATTGGGTGTCGGTGATTATTCAGTCACTGCTATCTCAATCAATAGTGAAGGTGAAGAGTCGGATCCTTCAGAGGCCTTAAGTATTACCGCGGTAATCCCAGATGTAACAAGTCCAGTGATTACAATTACTAACGATGAAGATGATTCAGACATTACTAATGGTCAGGTTACATTATCGGCAGGAGGTACCTTTACTTACACGGTTACAGCTACCGATAATGTTGATGGAGACATAAGCAACGAAGTGATTGCAGGTGGAGACACCTTAGACCTAAATACTGCTGCGACTTATAACTTGTCTTTTAGTGCTACTGATAGCTCTAATAATTCTTCAACGGCAACTTTACAAGTAGTAGTGGTAGAGCCGTCTCCAGTATTCCTTGAAGAAACTCAAACAGCAATAGACAATCTCATCAATAATGCCGAGATCACAAATGGTATCTTCTCAAAAGTTACAGACATTAATGGAGCAACTTTTACTGATTTAGAAGCTGATGGCGGAATTACATACGATGAAACCACTAGTTTGATGAATGAGAGAGAGTTTACAATTTCCTTGTGGATTAAATTCACGCAAAACATAGGAACAAACAACAGCTTCTTTGGTGGAGCTTATGGACCTGGTGGTACTGGTGTTATTAGAAGTGACTTTAGGCTTAAAGCAGCCGGCGGGAACAAACTTGGAGTAAGAACAGGAAATGGTAGTACCGGTGAAGTAGACAGGCTTGCCTCAGTTCCTGGAGGCTCTATCAATGTTGATGAGTGGTATCATCTTGCCTTCACTTATCAGAATGATGGTGCCGGAGGATACAGACTCAAGATATATGTGAATGGTGTGAAGGGATATGACCAATCTGGTTTATCTTCTAGCCTCTATATTTTACCAAAAGCAAGAACCCATAGAGGATTTGGTATTGGAAAATATATTAATGCATTTAACAATGGTAGTAGTCCGAGTTATGGTGGCCCAACTCATCTTAACTCAATTGATAGTTTACAAATCAAAGCTAATACAATCCTAACTGATCCTCAGATCGCAGCCATTGCTAATCAATCAGATCGGCAATTAACTATTGAAGATGCTAGCTCACTATAAACTACTAACAATTAAATCACTTAAGTCTAGACAGACTATTTATTAACAAAAGGAATTAAAACAATGGCTAAAATCGCAAGAACACCCTATAATGGATCTAGATGGCTTACTAAAAATGTTTCATCTGATACCAAAATAACCTATAAGCTAACAGGTCAGTGTATTTTCGTAACGGCAAATAATCCAGTTACTTTAAATGTAGACTTTTTAGAAAAAGGATCTTACTTCAAGATAATTCTTCGTGGAGATTCATCATCTAATTTAAGCATAGCGTTTCCAAGAGTTGAGGGAGTGGTTATATCAGACAATGGAAGTGGTGCAACCTTGCTTAATGTCGGAGATAGTGGTCAAACTAGATTAACTTTGCCCTCAGGCGCCTCAGCCGGTTCGTATGTCGACTTAATATGCGATGGAGACAAGTGGTATGTGACCGGCATGGCTCATGGTGTTAATTGGATTCAATCATAAAAATAGGAGAATGAAATGGGAATCAAAAAGAAAAGATTAAAATTAAAAGCTCGCAAAGCAGCAATGGCTGTGCGAGCAAAAGCAACAGAAGTCATCGAAAAGGTCGAAGAAGTTGCAGAGAAAGTAAAAGAAGAAGTTGTTGAGACAGTCGAAGAAGTCGTCGAAAAGGTCGAAGAGATTGTCGAAGAAACAAAAGAGGATGTTGCAGAGATGCTCGAAGAAGCAAAAGCAACAGCCGAAGATGTTGTTGAAGAAGCGAAGGAAGCTGTCGAAGAAGTCAAAGAAAAAAAGACAAAGAGAAAGTCAACTCGCAAGAAGACAACAACAAAGAAAAAATAAGAATTGTTGTTCATTTTTAACCTCCTTTCCCTCGGACATGTAGATGCTCGGGGGTTTCTCTTATTTTAAACTATTTACATTGACGGAGGGTTTAGTATGTCATTTCCTGATTTAACGCCGGTATCAAAACAGTCGGCCATCGTGTTACCTGCGGTAGGAACGGAGTCAAATGTTATTGACTCTTTAGCAATCGGCTTCTACACATCAGATGCTTTTGTATCAGGTGCAACAGCTCAAGTAGCATATACATACAAGAGGTTAGGTGGGGATGTCCTTGATATTGAAATCACCGCCGAGAATGTCTATAATCACTACGAGGAGGCTTGTTTAGAGTATTCCTATATATTGAACCTCCATCAAGCTAGAAATGCCTTAGGGAGCGCCCTAGGAGGTCCTACGGGCACATTTGACCATAGAGGCGAAGTGGAAGGCTCAGATTCGGTTTCTCTTAAATACCCAAAGTTTCAATTTGACTATGCATTTAGAAATGCCGACAAGTTTTCTTCAGAAGCAATGGTTGGAGGGACAGAGCCAATATATTCGGCCTCCTTCAATATAAAGCCAGAGCAGCAAGATTACGATTTACAATCAATCGTAAGCGCCTCTGCTGTTGCCGACCCTTCTCTTCCATTTTCTAACATGGGCAACAAGAGAATTAAAATCAGACAAGTGTATTACGTATCTCCTCGACAAATGTGGAGATTCTACGGATACTATGGCGGATTAAATGTTGTTGGAGATTTCCACAACTACGGTCAGTATGCCGATGATTCCACATTCAATGTTATTCCTCCATGGCAAAACAAGGCTCAAGCTATCGCATACGAAGATCATTTATATACTAGAACTTCGCACTATTCATATGAGATAATAGACAATAAAATTAGACTTTATCCTACGCCAGACAGCGTTACAGAGCAACAGTTCTGGTTCAGATTTACTGTTGAGTCTGGAGATAACGCTTATGACGCTGGAGCGTATGACTCTGGTATTGATGGTGTGAACAATATGAATACTATGCCTATGGAGAATATTCCATTTGAAAGTATCAATTCCATAGGTCAACAATGGATCAGAAGATTTGCCTTGGCGCTTTCAAAAGAGACCCTAGGGCAAGTTAGGGGAAAGTTTGGCGGCAATGTACCTATACCAGGCGATAACGTCTCCTTGAACGCCTCAGACCTTCTATCGCAAGCTTCTGCTGAGCAGCAAGCACTTCGAGAAGAGCTCAATAAACAATTGGACGAGATGTTATATTCCAAACTTGCTGAGACAGATAAGGCAATGATCGATAACATGGACGCTATCGTTGCTAAAGTACCAATGAAAATTTTTGTGGGGTAAGAAATGAAATTATTAATGGAAAGCTGGAAAAAATATCTTAACGAAGCAACAGAAGATGTTCTTTCTAATCTTGATGGATACGACAACAACTCCTTTCAGGATATATTCTCTAGCCTGGGTAGCTCAGGTGATAGAGCTCTATTAAGTTATGCCCAAACTGACTTGGACAGCATAAATCAAATTCTTTCAAAGTCAGCTATCTCCATAGAGATGGAGAAGAAAACAACAGAAAAGGGCAATAGGTCTATTGTAAACTCGATACCAGTGATACATGTTACAAGTTTTAAGTCTTCTTTCAATCAGGCAACTAGAAAAAGATATTTAGGCGAAAAGACAACTAAGAAAATTAATTTAGAAAAATTTATCAACCAATATAGGGCAGCTGCCGACAATATACCAAAGATAATGGCTGATCTCAAAACTATGGACCATAATAGAGCTACCGGTATTCTAGAGTCTTTTGTTGGCTTTTTTGACAAAGACTTCCAGCCAACCGGAGAACCGAAAATCGACTTGGAAACCATTGTGGACAACCTTGATGTCGAAAGAGTCCAAACAGAAGCTGATGAACTAGTCAAACTATTTGCTAAAAACAAAAGAGAACTTACTGGACGATCAGCTGGCTGGCCCGAAAATACATCAGATGCTGCTTTCATGTTGACACGATTCCCTGAAGATGTTATTAGAATGTCTGACTTTCCTGCTCTTAGATCTTGTCATAGCCTTGACTCAGATTATAGACATTGTGCTCTTGCCGACTCTACGCAAGATGGTGCTGTGATATACTCATTATCAAAGAGTGGTTTTAAACAACACTATGGACTTGAACTTAATCAAGCTTCTCTAGATAAGTTTGAGGGTAAAGAAATCTTCAAAGATATAGATAGAAAAGGTGTCGAAGGAGTTGAGCCCACTGGTCGTGTGAGGCTTAGAAAAGTTTTGATACAAGGAATTGAGTTTGCTGTTATTGAAAAAGCTATTTATGGATCTTTCCCAGTTGGGTCAAGAGATAAGATCTTTCAAACATTAATGGATATTCAACAAAGCAAATTCAACCAACTAACACAGCCCGTAAACTTAAAGACTCAAGCAGTCTCGCATGGTGGGTCATATGCGGATACACCCTTTGATGCGATGGTAAAAGAAGCACTTGATTTCTTTAAAATAAAACACTCTAATTCAATAGAAAAGCATGAAACAAATGAGGAAGATTTTGTAGTAACTAGCCTTAAGGTATACAACTCAATTCAGAGAGGAGAGGAAGATGTTTACTTTAAGGACAGCGAATCCGATAGCAAAATTAATTCATACGTTTATATTTCAGAAGACGATGGAAGTGGATATTACGATTATTTTGGCTGTCGGACCGATGTACATTTAGATATCTCCAGTATCGCACCACAAATAGACTTAAAAAAATTGAGTGATTTTTTACAAAGTATTCATGCTAGGCCAAGTAAAGATTTGAATAGTTTTTCAAAATATTTTCCAGGAGTAATGAGGACTACTGTGATTTCAGAACAAGAGTCCGTTATTGTTAAATTTGAAAGTAGCTATTCTCACGGGTCAGTTGAGGTCGATGAATTGGTTGATGCTTTTTATCAACTAGAAAAAGTCCAAATCTCTCAAATTGAATATTACAAGAGCATAATGGCCAAGATAAACAATGATCCTGAAGTGCTTAAAGAAATTTTTCATGATTTTCTAAAACCAGAAGCACTAAACGAAAGCAGATCTCGATATAGAATAAGAATCAAAAGGAAACTATGATGTCTAAATGGGAAAGACCAACGCAACCTCCATCTCCACTGTTCTTAGGAGAAAAGGAAAAGAACCTCGTAAAGCAAGTCAATGATGAAATCATCGAAAGAGTTGTTGGTCAACAGATTTTATACTTTCCAATTGATATGGAGACCACAAACTTCCATCCACTATATGGAGAAGCTATTGAAAAAAACTTTCTTCACCCAATTCGTGTATATGCTCTCGTAGAATACTTGGGAGTTGAGACATCTTTTTTAGAAGGCGTGGGTATAGACAAGACAACAGGTCTTAAAGTCAACTTTCACAAGAGAAGATTGACGGAAGATCAAGAATTGTTTGTTAGAGAAGGTGATTTCGTTAGATACGGAGAAATCTATTACGAAATCGTCAAGATTAATGAACCAAAGGCTCTGTTTGGGCAGATAGATAGTAGATTTGAAGTAACAGCAGAGTGTATTAGAGCAAGAGATGGTGTATTCAATGGAAACTAACGCAACAAGAGTGGAGCCTTCAACTATTGAAACAATAGATATGGCTATTCATGACCTATTAGACAAGACTTTCGACCTTCACACAACTACGAATGAAGGATTTAAGAAAGTTCCACTTTTATGGGTGTCACCGGAAAGAGCTCATAACTCCAAAAACAAAGAAATACGAGATTCTGTTGGAAAATTAAAGCTTCCATTGATTTCTTTTGAAAGAACCGGTATTTCAAAGGACCCTTCCTTCAAAGGTGCCTTTCAAGCAAACGTGTTTCCCGAATTAACAGGCCCGAGAGGCTATCAGAAGCACCAAAGAATAATTTCGAGACAAATTTCACAGAAAAGTACCCGCAAACAAGCCTCGATAGAGAGCCAGAAAGAATCTGGTCAAGAGAACTATCCTACAGCTAATCAAAAAATTGTTTATGAAGAGTATTATGCCCCAATTCCAACTTGGATTAACGTCACATACTCAGTGAAGTTAAGAACAGAGTATCAACAACAAATGAATGACTTGCTAACTCCATTCATTACGAGAACTGGTAATATAAACGCGCTGTTGGCTCACCATAACGGACACCAATACGAAGTGTTTATCGAAGGAGATTACAGTCAGAGCAATAATGCGTCTAACTTAGGAGAAGATGAGAGATCATTTGATACAACCATCACTTTAAAGGTTTTGGGCTACCTTTTGGGAGACGGAGTAAACGAAGAAGTTCCAAAAGTAGTAAAGAAAGAGTCCATTGTTGAAGTTAAAATCATAAGAGAGCGAACCATTGTCGGAGACAAAAAACCTTGGGAAAATGACGATGATAGTTTTAGAGAGTTTTAAAACGGACTTTAGGGTTTGCGTCTACTATTTAATAGGAAAATGAATATTATTTAAGGAGAGTAGTCGATGGCTAAAAAATTTGATTTTCTATCACCCGGAATTGAAATCCGCGAGATCGACCAAAGCTTTATCCCAGCTCAAGTGGATGCTGAAGGACCTATTATTATTGGTCGCACAAGAAAAGGTCCTGCCAACAAGCCTGTAAAAATTCGCAACTTGGATGACTTTGTTTCTGTCTTTGGCCTTCCTGTTGCTGGTGGAAATGGAGTTCAAGGTGATATGTGGAGAGACGGTAACATGTCTGGTCCGACTTACGCTTCTTATGCCGCTCAGGCGTGGCTTGCTTCTGATCAATCCCCAGTTACAATGGTTAGATTGGCTGGCGAAGATCATCCGAATGCCGATCCTGATGGTTTGGCTGGATGGTCCCTTTCTGGTACTATCAGCCCAGACTATGCTCAGAACTCTACTGCATATGGGCTATTCTTGTTTACCTCAAGTTCAACAAACACAGACTTGACTGGTGCTCTTGGTGCAGTATTCTATTGTGACTCTGGGTATCTAACTTTGGCTGGTAGAAATTGGAATGGAGACTCCGTTGAGCAAGCTGGTACCTTTATGAAGTCTGAGGCTAATAATGAATTTAACCTAAGAATCAAAGATGCAGACGATAACAATGTCGGAAACGCCATCACTTTTAACTTCAATAGAAACTCTTCCAAATATATTCGCTCAGTATTCAATACGAACCCTCAACTCGTTAACTCAGAGACCACTCCAGCAGCGCAAAGAAAGACCTATTGGCTTGGTGAGACATTTAATCGTCAAGTGGAAGACTTAAGCTTGGGAACGGCAGCTGGTAATTCTTATGCCATGCTCTTACCTTTAGTAAGTGGAACTTCAAACTGGGCTGATCACAAAGAAGGTGCTTTAGAATCCAAAACTGGCTGGGTTATCTCTCAGCAAGAAATGGGACAAGAAGAGTTGTTCAAATTTAAATGTCTTCACGTTGGTAACGAAGTTGAAAAAGAATATATGATCGCAATCGAAGAGATTCGCTCTGCGGCTAACCCAACTGTTGATCCATTTGGAACTTTCACCGTTGCTGTCAAAAACCTTTCTGGTCAAACAATTGAGAGATTCTCTGGTTGTAATTTGAACCCTTCATCTCCTAGCTATGTTGCTAGAAAGATTGGAGACCAATTCATTCAATGGAGTGACAAAGACCGTCGTTACAGAACTTATGGCGACTTCCAAAATCAATCAGACTTAATTTACATTGAAGTAAAACAATTTATTAAAGATGGTGCTGGTCAAGGCTATTTGCCTGCTGGTTTCGTTGGACCAACTCGTCCAAAAGGTTTTAGTCTTCTTTCTGGTGCCCTTAGCGCAAGTGCATATGATGACCCAACTGAAGATTTTGCCGGTGCTTTCGTTGATGGGTCTGGTTCTGTTCCCGGTACAGAAAATTCAGGACACTTCGTATTCGGACCTACCGACTTTACAGCCTCTGTAAACTTCCCTTCTATTCCTTTGAGACAAAACGGTACTGAGGGAGGTGCACCAAATCCTTATAGAGCATACTACGGTATTCGTCCAAAGATTTCTGCTGCCTCAAACAAAAACGACCCAGATTATGTCGACTACTTAAGAGCTTTACCTGCTGGTATTACAGACGGTGCAGCCGATTTTGAACCATCATTTGTTTTCACTTTGGATGACTTGGTCATTAATACAGGTTCAAATGAAGTTACTTATACTTCAGGATCCTACAAAACTAGCGCTCCATATACATCAACCGATAGCTTCACATCCGATTCAGGGTCTTTCTCTGATCTCTTGGATCTTGGTGTACGTCAATTCTTAATGCCTCTTCACGGTGGGTTTGACGGCTTCGATATCACAGAAAAAGAGCCATTCAGAGATATTCCTGATACTCGTGATGACAAGACAAGCTACTTGCACTACACTCTAAACAAGGCTTTAGATACGGTCTTGGATCCAGAGGTAGTTCCGGCAAACATGTTGCTAGTCCCAGGTATCCGTAAACCAGTAATTACCAACAGAGTTATTGATGTTGCCGAGAGCAGAAAAGATGTTCTTGCAATTATCGACTTAGAAGAGGACTATACACCTCAAGCAGAAAGAGCTAGTGATGCAGAAGAAACCTCATCTCTTGGAGATGTAACTCAAGCTGTTAACGCATTGAAAGAGCGAAACCTTAATTCATCTTACGCATGCACATTCTACCCATGGGTTCAAATCTCAGACAATTTAAGTGGAAATCAATTGCTTTGGGTTCCTCCTTCAGTTGCAGCATTGGGAGCCTTCGGTAAGTCTCAAGCACAATCCGAATTGTGGTTTGCACCGGCAGGTTTTAACCGTGGCGGCCTTGGAGAGCTTGGTGGACCTCGTGGACCAAAAGCAGTTCAAGCACGCCAGAGATTGGATTCTCGAGAGCGTGACGCACTATATGAAGTCAACATCAACCCAATCGCAACTTTCCCTGCGGAAGGTCTTGTAATCTTTGGACAAAAGACTTTGCAAGCAGATCAGTCTGCTTTGGATCGCATCAATGTTCGTCGCTTGGTTCTTTACTTGAAGTCTCGCGTTTCAACTGTTTCTAGAAACTTGTTGTTTGACCAAAACATTGAATCAACATGGAACCGCTTCAAGTCTCAAGTTAACCCTATTTTGGCTGATACAAGAGCAAGATTTGGTTTATCTGATTATAAGTTAATTTTGGATTCAACTACAACTACTGCTGACTTGGTTGATCGTAACATCATGTATGCTAAGATTTATATCAAGCCCGCACGTGCTATCGAATACATTGTTGTTGACTTTGTAATCACTAAGACCGGCGCAGATTTCGTATAAGCCACTAATTAAGATTAAATAGGAGATTATTATTATGGCATTTTGGGGAACAAATTTAGACTCTGGCATGAGAGACCCTAAGAGAAAATTCAGATTTAAAGTTCAAATTGGTGACTTAGGTGGCGGCTCTGGTATTGTTTGGTATGCGAAAACAATCAATAAGCCAACAATGAATATTAGCGGTGATACTACTCACAAATTTATGGGACATACTTTTAACTTTCCAGGTAGCGTTTCTTGGGACGATATCGAAGTAACACTCGTTGACCCAGCAGAAGAAAACGAAGGTGGCGTTGATGCTGCTGTAGAATTGCTTAAGGTTATTGAGAACGCTGGTTATCGCTTTCCAAAAACAGCTCAACAGTTAGAGACTATCTCTAAAGGCAAATCAACTTCAGCTCTTGGGGCAGTCGTAATTCATCAACTTGATGCAACAGGCCAAAACACAATTGAGCGCTGGACTTTGCACAATCCTTTCATTACAAAAGTATCCTTCAATGACTTAAGTTATGAAGACGATGGTCTTTCAGAAATCAACTTAGGAATTAAGTTTGATTGGGCTGAATTTTCGAAAGGACCTTCAACAGACTCCAAATTCTTTGAAAACTAGGAGAAATAATGACTTGGTGGAGTGCAGCTACAAACCAACCAAAACTAAAGAATCGCTTCATGGTCCAAATGGGCAATGGTGGCGATCTTTTGTCTGTATCTAGCGTATCTAAACCAAAAGCAACTATTGAAAAAAAAGAATACCGCTTAATCAACCATTACTACAATTATCCAGGGTTGGTTAGGTGGGAGCCTATTTCAATTAAATTTGTAGACGCAGGGTTTTGGGGAAATAAAGAAGGAAACCCAGAAGACTTCGGTACCATTCCAAGTCCAAAATCTAGAGGCACAGCTGAGACCCTATGGGAAATGTTGTTGGCTTCTGGCTATACAACACCGGATGGTTCAGGTGGTAGATCCGGAAGAGATAAGACTATCTCTTCTCCAGAGAAAGCAGCTTCAATGGACATATCTTTTGGGACATTCCTTAGAATCCATCAGCTAGATCCTGCGGGAAGAAATGAAGCCGGCCTTATAAGTACTGAAGTTTGGGATCTCAAGAACCCAATCATCACAAGTATTGCATGGGGAGAACTAGACTATGGGGATGATGGATTAGTTGAATATTCACTAGACATCTCTTACGACTGGGCTGAGTTCTATACCAGCAATATTTTCATAGATACTGGTAAATCGCCAACGGTTCCATAATAAATAACTAGAGGTAAAAATGAGAAGAAATAATGAAGATCGTTTAATGGGCGGTCACAAACCAACGCCAACAGAGGAAACTCCTCAAATGGCCAATCCAATGGATTTCGTTACACCAACGCAATTCGTACAATTACCATCAAAAGGGAGATATCCAGAAGGACACCCTCTTCACGGACAAGATTCAATTGAAATTAAATATATGACTGCTAAAGATGAAGACATCTTGACGAATCGCTCTTTGCTAAAGAAAGGTTTGGCCATTGATCGTCTTATTCAGAATGTAATCAAAGACAAAAGCATCAATGCTCGCTCTCTTTATATTGGAGACCGAAACGCTATCATCATCAACGCAAGAGCAAGTGCATATGGGGCAGACTATAAGACATCTGTTCAGTGCCCTGCTTGTGGTACGGTGTCAAAGTTTGAGTTTGACCTGGCTGATCACGAAGAGTATTGCGGAAATGAATATCCAGAGTCAGAAATCAAGAATAATAATGACGGCACATTTTCTTTAACTTTGCCGATGTCAACAATAGCTGCTCGTATTCGCCCACTAACGGGCCAAGACGAGGTTGAAATGCTTTCCGAGGGTAAAGCCAAGGACGCAACCGAAAACTTGATTACAAAGCAAATGAAGCGCTTTATTGTGGACTTAAATGGATACTCTGACGCTAAAACAATTAATTACGTTGCGGACAACATGACTGCTGCTGATGCAAAATATATCCGCAATGCTTTTAAGTTGATATCGCCAGACATCAAGATGGAACAAACATTTGTTTGCAAAAACTGCGAACATGAGGAGGCTATGCTGGTTCCTTTCGGAACCGACTTTTTTTGGCCTGACCGATGAATATATGGAGAACGTCTATGAATGCTTTTTTACTTTAAAGCATTATGGTGGATGGTCTTTGTTTGAATTGTACAACTTGCCCGTGGGCTTAAGAACTTGGTGGCTTGAGAGAACAATTAAAGAATACAAGAAAGAAGCGGAAGAAATGAAAAAATCTTCTCGATAAAACGATGCTCGGCTTTGTCCGAGCATTTTCTTTATTAAACTAATTAATATAATGAACGAGGACCCTGTGTATGGCTACTGATGAACCAACAAACAATGAATCCGAGATAGCTAAAGAAGTATTGGAACTCTTGAAGAAAAAAAGAGTTTCTCAAGAAGAATACAACAAGCTACTAAAAGAACAGGAAGAAAGAGAAGAGAGGCTGATAAACTCTCGCAAAGATGCAGAAGAAAGAGAAGAGAGGTATCTAGCTGAACGAATAAAAAAGCAAGAAAAACTAAACAAAATTTTAGAAGAAAACAATAAGCTTCAAGAAGAATACAGCTCTATAGTTAAGGAAATAGCGTCCCTAAGAAAGAAGTCCCAAGAAGGTCTTACATCAGCAGAAGAAGAAGATCTCCTTGAAACCCTAAAAAAACAAAGAAACGCACTAGTAGCGCAAAGAGAAGAAAGAAAAAAGATGGTCTCGGATGCTGAAAAAAGCATGAACGAAACCGAAGAGAAGCTTAAAAAGCAAAAAGCTTTATTAGAAAAAATTGGCGAGCAGATAGACAAAAACAAGGATTCCATGAAAGATATGGAAGAAAGACAAGAAGATGTATTTGACATCCTAGGGGATTATGCTGGTAAATTACCTGTTGTCGGCGATTTACTTTCGAAAACTTTTAAAGTCACAAACAACATGGAAAAATTTGGAAGTTTCATTGGAAAGATAGGCCTTAAAACCGGTGGGAAAATAGGCGAAGGCATGTTGAAAACTAGCAAATTTTTCTTAGAGGGTTCAGAAAAATTTGCTAAGGGGAGCGTTGCCGCGGTACTAGCTGGGGTAGCTTTCATTGGGGTAATTGTAAAAATGGGTTTGGAGGTGAACAATTTATCTAAACAATTGGGCGCAGCAACCGGCTTTGGCGATCAATTCAATGAAGAAATTACAAGAATGGCGAAACAAGGAAACATGGCCGGTATTGGATTCAGAGAGTCTGCCGAGGCCTTGAAAGCTTTGACGCAGGGGTTGTCTTCTTTTAATCCAAAATCAGAAAAAACAAACGAATATATGGGACTGACTGTCGCAAGACTGGAGAAGCTTGGGGTTTCTGCTGCCTCTTCAGTTAAATCAATGGAGCATATGCAAAGATCCATGGGCATGACTGGAGAGCAGGCAGCCGATGCCACAGCTCAACTTGCGCGAATGGGCAAGGAAATTGGAATTACCGGCACTAAGATGATTGAAGACTTCAATTCTGCTTCTGGTCGTTTAGCAATATATGGAAAAAACAATATCAAAGTTTTTAAAGAACTTGCGGCTGCAGCTAAAGCATCGGGTATTGAAATGCAAACACTTCTTGGAATTACAGAGAAGTTTGACAAGTTTGATTCCGCGGCAGAATCTGCCGCTAAATTAAACGCAGTGCTTGGTACGCAACTTTCGACTCTTGAAATGATGCAAGCCACAGATTCCGAGAGAATATTAATGTTAAAGCAACAAGTTCAAATGTCTGTTGGGAACTTTGACTCTCTCGACAAATATACAAAACAATACATCGCCCAAGCAATGGGAGTGAAGGATGTAGCTGAGGCTCAGAAGTTATTAAATATGAGTATGGCGGAATATCAACAATACGAGAAAGGCCAAAAACAACAAGCAGATATCCAAAAAGAACTTTCTGATGCGACAGAAAGTTTAGTACCATTTATGACTCAGCTGAAGCTAGCCGTTACGGAATTGTTTTTAGCCTTTAGCCCTGTTATTATGATGATTGCCAAATTTATTTCCTTTATTACTCCTCTCATAGCGTATGTTGTAAAGTTTGTTGCTGTGATTGCGCCTACGGTCGTTTTTCTCGGAGCATTAGCAGTCAAATTCGGAGCAGTAGGCGCGAGTATTGCAGGCATGTTAACTCCTGTTGGATGGGCTATTGCCGGCATTATTGCTTTCGTAGGAGCCTTGAGTCAACTGTGGGATATTATCCACAAACCTGGTTCTCGTTCGATGGCCGAAGGAATGTTCGATAAAGACTTGGGCCCTACGTTCACAAGAATGGGCAAAGATGCTTCCGGCGCTAGAGGAGAATTAAGTGCTCTTTCTGACGAAATGAGCAATGTTTATGACGCAGCACATCCAGGCGGAAAAGCCATGGATATCCAAGCCGCTGCCAGCATAGATACGTCAGCGATAGCTAGCGGATTAGAAAAAGTTAAATCAGTTCTTATGGAATTATCAACGGTTAAGATCGATGGATTTCTCGCAATGACCACAGATGGTACAAACTCATCTTTCATCATGGGTTCCGAAGGAATGATTAAAAATATCAGTGAAGGAAAACTCGTCGTAGACGTTAAGATGCCTGAAATGAAAATGCCTGATATTAGTGTCAAAGTATATATCGGAGACAGAGAGCTTCGAGATATAATAAGAACAGAAGCTAAGGCAGTTATTGGGAGAGCAGGATAATGGCTATTGAACCAGGTTTCTTTTCACCATATCACCTATCAGATATCAAACAAGGTGCGACTTACAAAAACGGCAATAGAACCTTTAGAGGATATGGCTCAGACATAACTGATCAGACAGACAACATACTTTATATTGGATCTCCAGCATTGCAGAGACTCGTTTCCTTTAAAGCTTTTGTGGAATCATACAAGCTTAATTTAACAAAAGAAACTGAGGTTGGTAAAGAATCAGATAAGCAATCTCACACGTATACCGAAAATTCATCAGACTTAAGCTTTGACATAACAATAAACTTACCTGCTCATTCGGTTAATGAATCAAGAAATAATATAGCTAAGATTGAAGAGATTCAAAGACTAATCGCTCCACTTGGAGGCCCAAAACAAGTAGATGCATTCTATGGAACAAAGAATACATACTTCTCTGTTTGGTTGAAGAACCTTATTCACTCCGGGAATAACTATGATAACTACCCGTCGCCGCAAACTATCAACTATGATTCTTTAATGAAGAATGGATTTCTTTGCTATATTGATTCCGTTAATTATGAGCCAGATTTGGAAGCAGGTTTCTTTGACTATGATGACGTTACGGACAAAAAGCTTGGATCCTTTCTTTTCCCAAAAAACATAAAGCTTTCTTTGAAGTTAAATTTCGGAGTAGAGTTTACCGGAGAGAAACTAAATAGACTTGCAAAGCTTGGTGGGAATGTAGCGAGACCATTATATGCCTTCAAAGATAGTGGGCATTATGTCGAGGGAGACAATGGTAGATTTCCTTTCGGACTACTTGTTAATACTAAAGATCATGCCGAGTATAGCGTAGGGTCTGTTTATGATTTCGATACAGATTCATTAAACAAGTTAGATTATTCATTTCATGGAACTAGAAGTGCGAACAAGAGCTCACTTTTATTCCTCTCACTCAATGTTGCTGAGAATGTTGGGCCAGACTCCTTAAGTGATACCTCCAGTAAAAGAAAGAGGTGGATAGCATTTAAAGGATTTGTCGAATCCTTCAATAGAGATCACAAAGTCAATATACCAAAAATTGATGGAGATAAATCGCGCATCTTAGGCAAGCCAATGGATTTTGATAAAGAAACTACATTTGAAGCATTGGATTACTCCATAAAAATTGTTGCACCTGCTGCTGACTTAGCTGAGGCGAAAGCAAACTGTGCGAAAATACAATATCTCGTAAGAATGTTCTTCAAGAAAGAACCCACGACAACAAATGGAGATCCAAAAAGACACTCCATTAGAGTCTATTGCCCTTCTTTTATTGAAGCTCCAAGTACAACAACCTATTATGCGACAGACTTCGCAACAATGTACAGAAACTCTTTGCAATTATTTTTGATGGATGTTGGAATCGATATAGACCTTGAAGCAGGGTTCTTTGAAGAAGATGGAAGATTATGGCCAAAGGTGTTCTCTCTAGATTTTAAGATGAGTTATGCATCTGGAGACCTAATTAAGAACTACGCCATGGTAAATGGGGATAAATATAAAATGTTGCCAAGTTCAAATCCAGAATACAAAGGAAAAGAGCATCTATTTCCATTTCCAAGACAAACATCAAAAATTACAATAGGAGGCTAATATGCCATCGATATCAAATAACAGAACAGCCATCTTGTCTTCGGGTTTGTATTTTGAAGTGTTTGAAAGGAAAGGAGTTAAGTTCCTAAGGATAAGGAGGACATCTACATTCGACAGACTTCAAGGTCACGAATTTGATGTATCATCAGAGCACTCTTGGACCAAGGGAGATAGTCTATTAAAGCTGTCTCATAAGTATTATGGAGACACCAAGTTTTGGTGGGTCATAGGTCTTTTAAATTCTAAACCAACGGATGCGCATTTTTCAATTGGTGATGTAACTTATATACCAGCCAACCCATATCACGTCGCGGAGTTGTTGAAATGAGTATTGTTGATGATGCTAATAAGTTCTATAAAGATAGTTACGGAACAGGCAAGGATATTGTTTCTCTCGACAAAAGTGTTATAGGCAAACATATTCGTTATGAATGGGGTGCCTTTTTTGGTAGTCACTGGGATGTAAACAATGCTCTTATTTTATTCTACTTGCACAAGCAAATATTGAAAAATTCTAGTGAACTAGTAAATTTATTTATTCTACTAAACTCGCCACACCTAGGGACAACCTTGAATATAAGCAAGGTTGATAGTTATCTGAGTGTGATTACTGCTTTGAAATCAAAGTCGTTAAAAATCCCAAGCAAAAAAGAGATAGCAAAAAAACACATCCAACCGCTGCTTGTTAAATGGATTAACAAAAATATAACAGATCCGGACGCGCTTCTTATATATAAAAAATGGATCACCACAGAATCAAACTTAGAAAGCATAGCAGATGCTGCGGTTGCTATCGGAAGTGAACTAGAAGACTATCTATACAAAGCTATTCCTAATAATATCATATTTGAATATCAAGACGATATGTCTTATCTCCAAGTGCCCGCAAACGCTTTCTTTGATGATCTTTTAAATGCAACAAACGATCTAACAGATCAAGATTTATCGATTCAGGCTTTTGCTGGTAATGAAATTGGAAAAGCAAACCTAGATGTCCCAGCCATCCTAGGATTTGACCAGTTATTAGACGACATCTTCTCAGAAGATAGATCTGATAATGGGTCATTTGGAGCAAGAACTGCGAAGGAATTAGAAGCGGAACTAAAAAAGGACCCGGCAGCATTTGCAAAAATAACGTCTGGGGTTCAAGGCGTTAGTTACAAAAAGCCAACCGACGAAGAATTGGTCAGTCTAAGACAATGTGCATTGATCACAAGACTTTTGCACCAAACAGGCCCTAAAGAATTTCACAACTATTTCAATGACCACAATTTCACAAAATCTCCATTGAATACAAACAATCCCGGTCACTCAAGAATTTATCCCGTAGATCCCAGTGAGGATCCAAATGTATTTTACAATAAATGCAACATATCTAATGCAGCAAGAAAAACATTGGAAGTCAATGATACCTCCGATGTTGACTCTCCAGCAACCCTGCACAAGACACTGTGGTGGGTATTCGACACGGATGAAGGACTTAAAGAAATTGAATTAGCATTAACCAAAAATGCTGCTGAGAAAGTAAAGGTTAAAAATTACTACAAGCTTGTGCAAGCTCAGTCAATTTATAACGATAGATCTTTGACAGCTGATCAGAAAAGTTCCAGGGTCAAATCTATTTTTGGTGCAGCTAAGTCGGAAGATGCAGTACAACAAGGGTTATCAACTGCTCTCAATACATCAGACACCTTTAAAGAGTCTGGTGATGCTTATTATTTTCTTGAAAATGCTGAGATAAAATATGAAGGGACAAACCCATCAACAGCCAGAAACGATGTCCAAGTGCAATTGACTTTTCAACTAAGTTCCATGAAGGCTCTACAGTGTGTTATGGCTACAATCCCGAAAGAACATACTAGAACCGACGAAGACCCGGAAATTAAACTATATGAACTAATAACCCTCCCAGTTACCAACAAGATATCAAAGGGTCCAGGGGCCTTTCTCAAGAATCAATTTAATCCAGAATACTCAAGAGTAAGGCTAAAGGTATACAATGGCGTTGATCACAAATCAGACTTAATCATTGACCTGTCCACAATAGATCACTCAATCTCAAGATCGAGCGAGACTGGTGCTACGACATTAACAGTTAATTATAGAGGCTTCTTTGAGGCCATGATGAATATGCCGTTCAATGATGCATTGGCTAGCGAAGACACACTCAAAAGAAGAGAGGAATTGCATGCAGAAGCTATGAAGGTATTGCAAACAAATGATTGTAAGCCAGAGTTGATCAATAGAGCAATGAGAATAGAGCAGGAAATATTTAGAAGAGAGACCAAAACAAACTCTCCAAGCTCGATTCTTGCAAAACTAAGCAACTCCAAAAACATTCACGGATACTCTTTGGATGAGTCACAGCTTTTTGCTCGAGCCATTAATGGAACTTTAGATTCAAGACAAGATTATGTGACTAATGTTGTGCCGGGAACAACCCTGTCTCAACAACAACTTGATGACCTAGATAAAGCAACTCAAGAAAAAGATAAGGACGATGATTCAGAGAAGGTAAACTTAAGTTTTGCAAAAAACAAATTCTTCTTTCTCGGAGATCTACTATATTACGTTTCAGAATGTCTATATGACCCTAATGATCCGCTCAAGATGAGACCTATCGTTAAAAACCTAAACATGAGATTTGTTCTTGGGTCTATCAATGTTCCCAATCCTAAAACTAGAGATGGGTCCATGATAACAATCAATCCCGCATGTATACCAGTTGATTTAACCTATTTTATTGAATGGTTCAATTCAACAATTGTAAACAAAGGCCTAACTACGTTCCCAGTTGGCCTCTTTATAAAAGAATTGATTGAAAGGTTGATTAACAATATCATATTTGAGGTTTGTTTCTCTTCTTTGTTGCCGGGAGAAAACCCTCCATTGATTAGAATTCAATTCATAAGCAATTTTGACGACAAAGGATGGTTTGTGAAAAATGACGATGGTTGGTTTGAGTCTGATATTCCCTACTGGAGAAGAAAGGGTCAATCCCAAAGGTTATATAGGAAGGAATTAAGAGAAAACAATATCTTCGTCAAAAATGCATTGTTCAACAGGACAAACCCAAATCAAGAAGTTTATGATGTAAAGCCTTATAACTATTGCGTTATCTATCAGCAGTTCCCAACCTTCTCGCACTACACAACAAAAGACAAGACTCAAAAACTAAGAAACAAACCTTTTGTCCCAACGATTTTCTATGGTGCAAAAAACACCAACTTCAATTACGTATCGAATGTTTCTTTCTCAAAGACAGATTCAGACTTTCTTCGAGAAGCAAGATACTTTAACAGTAATTACGGCAATCTCAGTTTGCTATCAAACGTATATGATCTAAACTTTTCTTTCATAAAAAGAAAAGCCAACACCTACTTGTATCCCGGGATTATAATTAACTTTGTATTACTAGATTGGGACACCACCGGGTCCACATCTCCATATATCATGTTAGCCAATAACAGTGGAGCCGCAGGTAACCCATCTAATTCAGATGACTATACAGTATTTGGGCAAGCTAATCCACACTCGGAAGAGACGCTAGCCCATATCTTAGGGTTCGGAGGATATTACATTATCAAATCAGTGACCTATAAGCTTGGACAAACAGAAGATTTATGGGAAATATCAATAACAACAAAATTCATGGGAACGGACGCAAAGAAAGATCCAGTTAGAAAAGATAATTCCGAAGTATCTATCGAAGACAAAGAGAAATGTGTCAAAGCATTTGATAAACTAGCCACTCGTGCAAGAGAGCTTGGAGGCGAAGACGATGAATACTTCATAAATGCAACAATTGAAACCGAAAGCGATACAGCAACAGTTACCAAAGAGTCAGTTAGAGAAGATTTTGTCTATACTGAATATGAAGAAAGCGATAATTCTGAAGATTTTGAAGCTCCTGAGTGTGAGAGGGAACCAGAAGTCGTTGAGGCCCCAACTCCTGATGATGAAGTTGAGGAGTTGGTTGATAACAATACGAAGTTCATCAGCGTGATTCAAAAACACTTTGGGCTAACCGCTATCGAGCAACCAGATGGTGGCTCAACTGGTACTATCGAGAGCCTTAGAGGTCTAGACCCCAAACTCTCTGATGATAATAGTATGGTGAATATCGTCTATGACATTGGAGCAGAACTAGGAGGTACACCTAAAAAAGGCTGGTTCGAAGATAGAAATGGTAAAACATACCTCATATCCTATGATAAATATGGCCAGATATATATTGGAACAAAACGAATATGACCAGACACTTTGACTCAACAAATAAAACAAGACCAAATGTAAACCGCTTGCAACTAAGAGGAAAGTGGGAAACGCAAGCATATCCACAAAACGATGGGCTTGGCCCAAATATGATCAAAGATGCAAACTTTCTTGAGAGAATCCACTATGGTATGATTGATCATGAGAATAACTCAGTCATACCAAATGAAAACTTCATCGTAAACACAAGTAACGGTAGAGTATTTGACTTTGTAGCTGACGCATACTCACTATTGAGGCTGAATTTCACAACCGCCTTACAAAAAGGTCTGGTGTCCGTTGAAGGTTCTGCTTTTTCAAACATGTCGATGACTGATTCATACACTAATCCTAGGTTAAAATACGGAGAATATTTTGGGGATATTCTCCGATATTACAACGAAACACACATACCAACTATCATTGGTACTAATAGTATAACATCTTATGAACTCTATGTCAAGTACTTTTTTGACTTTTTATTAAAAAATTATTCAAATGTACCTGTGACCATGACTAGATGGAGCACATCCAAGTATTCTAGAATTTTAGATACAGGACTTGCATTCTCATACTCCAATATTCCATATGATGCTGATCAAATAAAAATAGATCAGATAGTAGACCATCCTTCATTTGGATATATGAAGAACTTAGCATTGAATATGGGATTTAGTATTTTACATAACAATCCAAATATATTATTATTTGATGTTAATTCACCTACTACTAGAAGTATAAGATCATCATATGGATTATATAACTTAGATACATTATTCAATAATAGATATATAAAAACATATACTATAGATAATAATATCTTATATACTAATATTAATATATATTATAATAAATATGTCAGAAAAAACTCACAAACGAAAGTTGTCTCGGTAAAGTGCGGGAAAACTACATCAGAATACATTAGACTCTCGCAGATACCGGTTCAAACAAGGCCTTATACTGATGCTCAAGAGTTGGAGATGTACTGTAAATTAAGAAACCTTGAGGAAGGTCGCCCATTCAGCTCCCAAAAAGTCGAGACCATTTATAAAAAGTCAAAATATTTTCTAAAAAAACTTGACAAGCTTGAAGCAATAGGTTATATTAATAATACCTTCAGAGATCAGGTGTGGAATAAAGATTTCGGTTTTCATGACACAAAAGCCAAACTCGAAGGCAAGACGATGACCAATGCGAAGAGACAACAGTTTGGGGCTGGAGGTTCTGGTGGAGGTACATCGTCCTATTAACAAAGGAGGACAAATGTATTTTCAACTTTTAGATTCAAAACTTGATTGTGCCGGAACTTACATTGATGGACAATTCATTTGGGATAAAATTCCAAACGGAATCACCAAAACATGGTCATATTCGGACCACTTGTTCGGTAGAAATATTGACTATGCACAATTGATAGTTGGAGGAAAGACAATCGCCGATATATGCCCAGAGCACTTAAAAACACAGTGGCTACGAGCCGAAGATCTCTTGAAGTCTCACTTCAAAGGAATTAGAACAGCAGGGATTAACCTCGAAGATGTATGCTTTTATGATGTGGTCCCACAGAAGCACCTTCAGCACTACTTCGACACTAAGAACGAGATCACACAATGGGTATTTGATAATTATGAAAGACCAGCCCACTACACTCTGCTGAAAGATGCCCAAGCAGCAATTAAAGAGTTGAAAAAGCACCCTGTGAAATTAAATACATTCGCTCTCTATTGCATTTCAGCTGAAGATCAGAAAGCAAAATACCTTTATGATCAATTTGGTGAGACAACACCATATGTTGACTACGATCTATTTGGAACAGTAACTGGTCGACTCACAACAAAAAGAAATTCATTTCCAATCTTAAATTTGAAAAAAGAACTTAAGAATTTCGTAACACCAACAAACGATGTGTTTTTAGAATTGGATTTCAACGCAGCAGAAATTAGAACAATGCTTGCACTACAAGGACACGACCAACCAGAGGAAGACATACATGAATGGAATATCAAAAACGTATTTAACGAGCAAATTGCTCGAGAAAAAGCAAAAACAAAAATATTCGCTTGGCTCTATAATCAAGAATCACAAGCTATCCAATCCGATTACTACGACAGGGAAGTCTTGCTTGAACAGCACTACAAAGAAGGACAAGTACATACCCCATTTGGACGGACAATTGCTGCTCCCGTTCGTAAAGCCCTCAACTTTTTACTGCAATCAACCTCCTCAGACAACACCATTGAACGCTTCTGCAAACTTTCTAACTTCCTTAGGGCAACAAGATCCCATGTTGCTTTTGTTGTTCACGACAGCGTTGTTATCGACTTACATCGAGATGACAGAAGATTGATACCTCAACTTAAAGAGATGTTTGGAGATACTAAGTTGGGAAAGTTTAAAGTAAATTGTTCATTAGGAAAGAATTTGGGCAACATGAAGGAGTTCACATGGTAAATTTATTTTTTATTACTTCGTTGGTATACGCATCTGATGTTTATGAGATTTGCGTTCACGAAAAACAAGTGTGGTCTGAGGTGAACCAAGAATACAAAACCGAGAACGTTAGATCTTTCTATAGCGCACCAACACTCCAACTAATTATTCATAAAAATTCTTTTGAAATCGAGAGGGTCTCCAAGAACATCGAGTCAACATATACAAAAGATAAAATGGAGTGCTGGAGAGAACACAGGAACTCGGAGCTTTGTTATGACGATGAGAATAGGCTATTCTTTTGGGAGTATTTCTACAAGAACGGCAAGGTAACAAGAGATGTTCTAACTCCTTGCGTTAAAAACGGTGAAAACACATGGTAGTTGGAGATCTCGTCGTTATAACCAATAGTCAAACAACGGGATTTGAGAACGGAGAGATAGGGCTATTAACAAAAAAAGAAATCGTTAACAAAAGCGATGTGATATATTGGGTTTTCATGGGTAATTACAATAGAACAGTCCCATTTTGGGAAAATGAGATTGAGGCCATGGATGAAAGTTGGAAACCTAGTAATTGTAATTGAAAATTTTCCCGATTGGGATTGGCTCAGATATAGAACAGGTCAAATCGGCATAATAAAAAATGTACGACGAGGGTTTGATAGGACCCTTATGCTAGATGTTTACTTTTTTGATACCATGAGAGTTGAGCCAATCCCATCCTATTATATTGAAACACTTGAGGAGCACTTATGATCTTAGTTGGATTAGGAGAGGCGGGTAAGAATATTGTTAAATTATTCAAGCCTCACACAAAGAATTACAAAATTATAATTCTTGACGAAAATGACGGTATTGAAAAGAAAGGTACTGTCGAAGAATATGATGAAGAGCCAATCAAATTTAAACAGAGAGGCCTCAAATCTCACGATGAAGCGATTTTATTTGTTTGTGGGAGCGGTAAGATAGCCGGAGCTTCTTTACGTGTCCTGGAGGCTCTGAGAGGCTATAAAACAACGGTATATTATATCTTCCCTGATGTTGAGTTTCTATCCAGAGAAGAATATTTGAGACACAAAGTGCATTTTGGGGTACTACAGGAGTATGCCCGCTCAGGCATGCTACATGAGATGGTAATATTAGATAATAAGACGCTGATGAAGATTGCCGGAGCAGGAACTGTAAGCGACTACTACTCTAAGGTCAATTACTTTATCTATTCGCTGATACAAAACATCATGTATTGCGAGAACACAAAACCAGACTTTGGAAAATTACATATATCTCGCAATATTTCCAGAATTTCGACATTAGCTTACTCAAAATTTACATCAACTGATGAAAAAATTCTTTTTCCACTTGACAACATAACAGAAACGTGTTATTATATTAATATAGAGGAAGAGGACTTGGATAATGATGAAACAATCATTCCAACATGCCAACAAATTATAAGAGAGGCTAAGCAAAAGAATAGAGATGCTTCATTTGCGATTTGGAAATCATCTGAAGACAATCATTATTATGCTAAGCACTCAACTCACTTCATACAGGAACCAAAATGACTTTGCAAGAGATAAAACAGAAACTATACGATCTCAAGGTTCTTGAGGAAAGACTTTTAGCAGATCTACTATATGAGAGTTACGATGACCAAACACAAGTAACGATGAAGATCTTTGAAGTATGTGATTACATCGTAAGGCTTCAAATAATACTAAAGGAAATATACGATGAAGACACCTAAGCTAAAAGATCAAGTAAAGCACCCAATAGAAAACTTGCTGGGTCAAATAGAGAAAATAAGAAACGATGAAGCAATCATACTTTATATTACCGATGAAAAAATAAAAATTAATTTATCAAAACTAGAGTGGACAGGTCAATACTGGAGGATTAATGACTGAACAAATTTATTACAACATGTGGGGAAGTGAAAGCGAAGAGCACAAAGACTACTTCCAAATCATTAGCACTATCGCAAACTGGATCGGATATGCTTTGATTGGTCCGAGACACAGTCCCTACACAACAGAGATAACGCCGTTATCAAATATTAGCGTTCTTCAAACAAAAGAAAAGTTTGGATCTCCGAGAGTATACGTCTCATTTAGTGAAGAGACATTCTTAGAAGATGCGAAACACTACCGCTCAGTCTATAAAGAAGCCATCAAGCTGTTTCCACAATATGAGAAAGCAATCCGAGAAGGAATGGACTACTCAACTTACCTTTACGATACAGAAGAAGAAATTTTAGCTTATATCGAGGACAGAAAGAAGTGGCTGAACGAAGGAAAGGCGAAGCAATATTTTGATACTGAGTATTATGCCCAAAAGCTCGAGAGACTAGAAGAAGAGAAAGAATTTCTAAAAAAAGTTTGCCTTTTTACTTGACAAACCATCTCAGATATGTTATATTATAAGTATAAGAAAAACAGAGGAAAGCAAAATGGAATTAATATTAGGAACGACGGTGTTCGTTTTCGCATTTACGTGGCTTTGGTATTGGCTGGAAGAAAAACTTTAAAAAAATACTTGACAACATGAACAAAACATGCTATATTATATAAACAACAACAATTAATGACTCAAAACAAAATGGAGGTTTTATGAGCAACAATAATTCACAATCAATGACTGTATACACTGGGACTTTTGTAACCCAACGTGGAGAACAACGTACTATGAACTTTGTACGTCCTTCTGAGGCGCCATCTGGAGTGTTTCCTTCAACATTGCGAGAGCGCAATCTACAGCCTGGTTATGAAACCGTATTTGATATTGATCGTCAACAGTATCGTACATTTAATTCCAATACTCAGATTGGTGATGTTACTTCTAATACTCAAGATGTAAGCATTAGTTTATTTTAAGCGTTTTGGGTTTGCGGCTACCCTTCAAAAGGCCGCTTTTTATGCACCAGTCGCCTAGTGGATATGGCATCGGCCTTCTAAGCCGACGGGTAACTCCCATCGTAGGTTCGAATCCTACCTGGTGTACTTCTATTATTTGAACCAATAAGTTTGTCTTATTTTTTTGGTGCTTATTGGTTCAAATGTTTTTTCTAAGTCTATTTATTTCATAGCGGAGGAAATGTTATGAAATACAAAAAAGAAGAATTAGAAAAACTGATCTTTGAAGAAAATCTATCTTATGAGAAAATCGGAAAACTCTATGGTGTCTCTGGAGCATATATTAGAAAAGTTTCTAAAAAGTTGGGAATAACCCTTCCAATAAGACAGAAGAATCCTTCTGGCTGGAAACCTCACAATGCTGGTCTAGGAAGACATAAGGAATGTATGTATTGTAAGAGTGAATTTAAAAGCCCTAGCAAGAATGCCAAGTTCTGCTCTCATTTTTGTTCGTCTGAACATAGAAGGCAAAAAAAATATCTTCACTTCATAAGCAATCAAGAAGAATATTGTAATGATAGAAACATGCGTTTTGTAAAACCTTGGATATTGAAAGAGCAGGCGGAGCGTTGTGATATTTGCGGAATGAAGAATGAGTGGAATGGGAAAGAGTTGAATTTTATCTTGGATCATATTGATGGTCGAGCATCTAACAATATGAGAAATAATCTCAGACTAATCTGTCACAATTGTGATTCTCAATTAGAGACTTACAAATCTAAAAACAAAAATTCTTGCAGAAAAGAGAGATATCAAAAATCTTATAAAAATACTTGACAAGTTATCAAAACTATGTTATAATATATTGTACACTAGGTCACAGGTTCGAATCCTGTCGGGTGTACTTTTTTATGTTTTCGTTCTGATTTCTGATAATGGAAGCAGGGTCGCTAAGGAACGGAGAAATGAGAGGGTTTCTGTGGGTACCTCCAAAAAAACTATAGAGCATAGATTATTAAAATTGAAAAATGGAGAAAAAACTATGAATCTATCAGAAGAAATACAAAAATTTGGAGAAATCTTGGAAAAATTTGATTTGAGTGTAAACAAACTCAAGAAACTAAGAGACCTGGAAGCACCCTTGATTATATGCAGCTCTGAAGTGAGAAAGTTAAGCAATCTTATTGAAGAATACGAAGTCTGGTCGGAAGAACAAGACAGGTTGGAAAACAATGGACAAACAAATGGGCACAAGTATGAGAATGACTCAGATGACGAACACTATGCTTATGCTCAATTTTGCCTTGAGTTAAGACCTGGCTCTAAGGCTCCTTCGCTGAAAGAATGGAGGACCTTCTCTGCTTAAGTCTTTTATAATGCCTCCATTAATTTGGAGGCAGCCTTGGGCGCTTGGCGCAGCGGTTAGCGCAGGAATCTCATAAATTCTTGGTCGCTGGTTCGAATCCAGCAGCGCCTATTCTTCTTTGATGTTGAAATGTGGGTGATGTATCTCAGCATGGCAGTTGTGACAAACTAGTATGCATTTCTTTGCCTCTTCTAGTAGGATCTTTTCGCTTCTGTTAGAGCACTGTCTTAAATCAATTTGGAAAGACTTGCTAGAAGCATCGGTGTGATGAAAGGCGAGAGCGCTAGAGTTTCTATTGTACCCACATTTACAACATTTCCCCCCAAGCTTATCAATCAATAGAGTTCTTCTCTCTATGCCTCTTTTTTGCTGTGCTTGATAATTTTGGTGCTTAACATTTGTATCTTTGCCTTTGCATTTGCTTGAGCAATATTTTGTCTGGCGCCCAACCAGTTCTTTTTCACAAACAATACATTTTTTCATACGACTATCCTCCATCGCTATTAGTAAGTAGAGGACATATGAAGTTCTTCATAAACTTTTTTAAAAAAACTTTACTTTTTTACTTGACAAACCATTTTGATTATGTTATAATATAGATGTTGGTCCTAGGTTCAAATCCTAGAGCGCCTATTTTTTTCAAAAACCCAAAATCCTCAAAATTTTTTTTTGACCATTTTTTGAAATTTTTACTTTTTTTACTTGACAAACCTTTTTGAATATGTTATATTAATAATATAAAACGAATTACAACGGGGGTATGGTTGAAACCCTGCCTGCCTTAGTGATAAAACACAATAAAATAGACTAACAATGGAGTATATTATGGCTATTAATCTTGAAGCAATGCGAGCAAAGCTCGAACAATCAAAAAACGGCGGCAAAGCTACCGGTGGACGTAAGTCAACCATGTGGAAACCTCAAGCAGGAACTCAACATGTGCGAATCTTACCTACACAAGATGGTGACCCGTTCCGTGAGTTTCATTTCCACTATAATGTAGGAAAAAACCCTGGGATCTACTGTAACAAACGTAATGACGGTGGTGAATGTCCAATCTGTGACTTTGCCTCTAAATTATGGCGTGACGGTGTTGAAAGTGACGATCAAAATCTCAAGAATGAAGCAAAAAAGTTGTTTGCTCGTAAACGCTATTATTCACCTGTCTTGGTTCGTGGAAGCGAGTCTGAAGGTGTAAAAATCTGGGCTTATGGTAAGACTGCTTACGAAACCCTTTTGGGATATGTTTTAGATCCTGATTATGGAGACATCACAGACCCTCAAACAGGTACAGATATTAAGTTAACTTATACCATCCCAGGAACACCTGGTTCCTTCCCTAAGACAGCATTGCAGCCTCGTCGTCGACCATCTGTGTTGTGTGATGATAATATTGCTGACTGTCAAGATCTTTTGGACTCTGTTCCTAACATCGACAACTTGTTTGAAGTTAAGACAACTGAAGAAGTACAGACTTTGCTGGATGGTTATCTGTCCTCCGACAATTCGGCAGAGTCATCTTCTAGTGAGACTCAAAAGTTCACAAAGAAAACCGGAGAAAGCGTAGACGCAGCATTCGCAGCCTTTATGCAAGACGAATAAGTCATAGACCTCCTGTGTTGTTAAGGGAAATGCCGTTCGCCCTAGGTCAAAGGAACGGCACTTTATTTTTGATTTATACGATTTATGAACAATTGAATTGTTCAATAAAAACTTGGTGGGTTTACCAAGTAGCTATAACAATGGAGTAATTATGAAAATAGCTAAAAAACAATATACATCTGAAGTAACAGAGCAGTACAAAGAACAAACAAGTGATCGAAAAATTCGATACACAATTGAAGAAAACTTAGAGGACTATCCAGAAATCCATGATGAGTTTAAGGATTGGAGAACAAAGCAAAAAGTCTCGAAAATAACTCCAAGCTTCAAGTCAGTAATGCATGAAAAATATCCATTCCCTCTATTTGATATCAGAGATGCAGAGATCAGAGAAGATTGGGGACAAAGAAATGCTCTTCTGGAAGAGGGTCGAAAAGCAAAGATTCTAAGCATGGCGAAGAACTTTGATCCAAAATTATTTGAACCCATCAGCATTGATTACGTTCCTTCTGAAGAATGCTATATTATTCGAGATGGCGGCGGTAGAAGTCACGCCGCTATTATGAATGGAATTTATCTAGTTCCAGCCATGATACGGGATGTCTCTTCGGCCGATGAAAGCAGAAGACTGTTTATAACGCAAGATAAAAACTCAGCAGCAATTTCAAAGTATGATAAATTTTTGCAAGACTTGGCCAATTCAAACAGTGCTAGACACAAGAAGGCTTTAGATACCTTTGCCTTATCAAAGTCTGCTGGAATTAGCCTTCATAATAGTCATTCAAGTGTCGAAAATCCTTTGATTGAGGGTCTAGGTATCTTACAAAAGATTCTTGGAAACGATATTTCTGGAGATACCAAGGGTACAAAGTGGGGTTCGCGTTCTGGTCCCAATATTGTAAAGGCAATTGATGTTATTAAAGCATCGTTTCCTGATATTGAAGAGATTCCAGTTTCAACTTTGTTTGCGTTAACAGCATTTATTCACGCGTCTCAAAATCGATTGCCTTCTGGTAAATCTGGTCACGATCGACTTGTTGAATTCGTTAAGCGAGTAAAAGATTCTGATGAAAGATTATCAGATTTGAATAACTGGGTCTCAATTTTGAAGTATGACTCTTCTAACAATTATGGTACGTACGGGGCAGCAGCTCTTATGAGAAAGTGGAATGAAGTATTCAAGACCGCCAATAAGGGAAGAAAACCAAAGGGGTTCTACAAGTTTGTAGTTTGGGAAGATATAGAAATAGACCTCGTAAGTAGAGCGGTAATTCCGTTCGCAAGAGATGAGTCTTTATTTAGATAGGACTCAAGCCACAGGGAGGCATGGGCTACAGATGCCTCATCAAACAACACAAAGGAGACACTATGCTATGGAAAACAACGGTTGATAATAACATCAAAGATGTTGACTTGCGTCAACCACCTGTCGTTATTCGAGTAAATAAGTTTAACGAAGCGGCAGCAAAAGAGTTCGCTCAAAAGATGGGACAAGCTCACAATACGGGTCAAAAAGTAATCCCTGTGATTATCGACTCATATGGTGGAGAGGTCTATTCTCTCATGAGTATGATTGCTTCAATCAAAAACTCTGAATTGCCTGTTGCGACAATCGTAGAGGGAAAAGCGATGAGTTGTGGCGTGATCCTGTTCTCGTGTGGAACAAAGGGTTATCGTTATATTACGGAAGACGCTACGCTGATGGTTCACGATGTATCAAGTGGCTCATGGGGCAAGAATTCGGAAATCCAAGCAAGCGCAAAGGAAACCGAGAGATTAAATGAGAAGATCTATGAGATCCTCGCAGATAACTCAAAGAAAACAAAGAAATGGTTTAACAAAAAGTTAAACAAGAAAGGTCGAGCAGACTGGTTCATTGAAGCAGACGAAGCCATCGATCTTGGCCTTGCCGATAAGATCGGTATGCCGAAACTACAAATTAAAGTAAGTTTAGACATAGACATTCAGGAGTAAATATGACTACATTATTATTAACATTATTCTTCGCTTGCGGAGAAAAAGATCAAGATTCAGCATTGACTGAACCAACATCAGAACCTGCTGAGGAAACAGAGGAGACTGGTTCAACCGAAGAAGAGGCTGAAGATACAGCAACTTCCGAGGAGCAATAAGATGGCTAAAGCTGGTAAGATTGATATCGGCTCAATGAAAAAGTTCGTCAATAAGAAAGTCGGACTTGACATTGCTCACGATTTAAATGAAGACAATCCTACCGAAGTCAAAGAATGGATTCCAACTGGCTCACGCTGGTTGGACTCTATCATTTGCCGAGGTAGAATGGCGGGGATCCCCGTTGGAAAGATCACAGAACTTGCTGGCTTATCATCGGCTGGAAAGTCCTATATGGCTTGTCAAATCGCTGCACAAGCACAAAAGATGGGCCACTGCGTCGTTTACTTCGATGCGGAGTCCGCCATCGATCCTAATTTCCTTGCTAACTCAGGTATCGATATCAACGATGACTTCTTGTACATCCAAGCAGTCTCAGTTGAGAAAACATTGGAGACCATTGAGGATCTAATGACTGAATATCCAGAAACTCAGTTTTTGTTTATCTGGGACTCAATCGCCGCAACTTCATCAGAGAAGGATCTTGAAGGCGACTTTAATCCTCAATCGTCAATGGCTGTGAAGCCCCGCATCTTCGCAAAAGCTTTCCCAAAGCTTACCATTCCATTGGCGAACCAACAATGCACTCTTTTGCTTATCAATCAACTAAAGACCAACATTGGTGCTCAAGGCTGGGAAGCCTTAGTGACTCCATATGTTGCTCCCGGTGGAAAAGCAATTGAGTATTTCTGCTCTCTTCGTATTTGGCTTACAAAACGTAAAAGCAAGGCTGCTCACGTTCTAGATGAGGGTGGTTTACGTATCGGCTCTGAAGTAAAAGTCAAAATCGAAAAGTCTCGTTTCGGATCTGAGGGTCGCACATGTGGCTTTAAGATTCTCTGGGGCAAAGATGTGGGCATCCAAGACGAGGAAAGTTGGTTTGAAGCTTTAAAGGCCTCTGGCTCCGATCGCTTTAAATCAGGCGCTTGGAATAAAATGCTTGATCGAGACGGCAAAGAGTTTAAATTTCAACGATCCAGTTGGATGAAGAAACTCCAAGACGATGAGTTCCGAGCATGCGTATTCGACATCATGGATGAAGAAATCATTAAACTATTCGAGTCTGAAGGTAAGAACTTTGGCCTTGAAGGTGAGTCCGAAGAAGGTTAAATCCTGAAGGAACTTTGTTGCAACCCCTTGACTTCGGTCTTGGGGTTTTTTGTTGTTTGAGGCACTATTTAATGAGTTGTCGGAGACCACCCATGAAACTAACCGAAAAAAAATTAAAACAACTTATTATCGAAACAATGAATGAAGAGCTCTTGAAAGAAGAGGCTAAGGGTCCAAATGATTTACCTGACTATGCTTATGTTCGTGTTTTCGAGAGAGGCCAGCATGGAGATCTAGTCACCATCATGTTTACAGATAAGGACGGAAATATGCTACCACCAGTAGATATTCATACAGGTGAAGATAAGCCTATTTGGGGAGATGTGAGTTTCTGGAAGCAAGACCCAAACGGAAGACCATGCGACAAAGCAGCTGTAATAGCCATAACGAATGTTGCTGATGGTTGGGGTCCGTTTCTCTATGACATTGCAATGGAATTGACAACTATGAACTTTGGCGGCCTCACACCAGATAGAGATGTTGTTTCACAAGATGCTCAAGGTGTATGGGATTTTTATAATAAGAATCGTCCGGACGTAGAGTCACACCAATTAGACAACGAATATAATGATTTAACACCCGAAGAATCTGATAACTGTGGTCAAAGTAGGGCAAGAGAAAGATCGGAAGACTATGGCGGAGAATGGAATGATAGAGATAATCCGCTCTCAAAGCGTTATACAAAGCCTCCAGCTATCTTGAATCAGATCCGAGACAAACTAATTTGGGAATTATAAAACTTTTTTATTGGAGATAAAAATGAGACTAACAAAGCAAACACTAACAAGAATTATCAAAGAAGAATTGATGAAAGAAAATGCGAGACGAGCATTGAAGATATTTGAAATGCTATTCCCAGACGGGAACCTTACAGAGTCGGAAGAAATATACAATCAAGCAGTCATGCTAGCAGCTGGTGCTAATTTGCTCAATGAAGTTGTTAAGATGTGGGAAGATAAGATAAGGGATGTAGAACTTAGAGGTCAGAAAAGTGGATACTATATGGGCAATAATGTTTTTGACCAGGATTGGTTCCGCAAGTCGCAAATTGATCCACTTGTATCCAAGAAGGAGCAGTTCATTTCCGATGTTGAGAGAGAAATGAACGCATAAACTTTTTACTTGACAAATCATCCTCAACGTGTTACATTAAGTAAAACGGAGGAATTATGTTGAAAAAGTTTAGAGATTCAATAACAGACCCAATCGAAGTTGATTGGGCAACAGAAAATTTAGGAATGTCGTTTGCCCCAGGCAAGCATGCTAGATCAATGTTTGGCAAGCCCTGGAAAAGAGATCTTAAATCAGATCTTCAGAGACTCAAGGAAGAGCATAAGTGCGACATTCTCATTTCTCTTGTGGAGGATGATGAGCTTCACAAGCTTAAGATAGCAAACTTGACAGAAGAAGCAAGAAGCTTTGGCATAGAAGTTGTAAGGTTTCCAATTCCTGATACAAACGTGCCCTCTTTAGAAGATGCTCGCCAAGTAGCATTATTCGCAAAGAAAAGAATGGAAGAAGGCAAAAGAGTTGTGTATCATTGCAGAGGCGGCTTAGGAAGAGCAGGCACTATGTGTGCTTGTACCTTAGTCTTGCTAGGCAATGATGCTATCACATCGGTAATACACACTAGGCAGACAAGACCAAGAACAATAGAAAACAGTTTACAAGAAAATTTTATTTATAAATTTAAAAAATACACGGAGGTTTTATGAAAACAATTACAGAAAACGAGTTTAACGACTTTATCTCGGAAGGACGCAAGGTTGTCCAGTTCTCAGCATCATGGTGCGGACCATGTAAGATGCTTACAAAGACAATCGAAGACATTGATCTCGAAGGAGTTGAGTTTGCGAAAGTCGACATCGACAATGATCGAGAACTAGCAATGGACTTTGGCGTTCGAGCGGTTCCGTTCCTAGTTGTCTTTCAAGACGGTCAAGAGCTTCGCAAGGCTCCCGGGGCTAAGCCTCGAGACGCTATTATCAGTTTTGTAACGGAGGACTAATGAAAAATGTAATAATAATCGATGCTCTCAACATGTTTCTCAGAAGCTATGTTGTAAGCCCTCACATGGACCGTAAAGGCAACCCTGTGGGAGGCACAATTGGCTTTCTAAAGTCTTTACAGAAGGTCGCAAGGGACTTTAACGCTGACGAGATTATCGTGGCTTGGGATGGCCATGAGGGCTCTCAACGTAAGCGTTCCATGAACAAGGACTATAAAGGCGGCCGCAAACCTGTGAGATTTAACAGACGCATGATTGAGCTTGATCCAAAGGCTGAAGAAGCGAACAAAGGATACCAGCAGGTCAGACTAATGGAATATCTCAACAATACGCCCTCTATTCAGCTCGTAGCAGACTTTACAGAAGCAGATGATGTGATAGCCCTTGTGATCAATCACGATCGCTACAAAGGCTGGTTAAAGACCATTATATCGTCCGATAAAGACTTCTTCCAGCTATGCCGAGATGATGTTCAGATTTACCGACCAATTCAGAAAAAAATTGTTACGAAAGATTCTGTGATTGAAGAGTTCAGTATTCATCCAAACAACTTTGCTTTAGCAAGGGCAATGGCTGGGGATTCTTCTGATAACTTGCCCGGCATCAAAGGAGCGGGCTTAAAGACAATCGCAAAACGATTTCCATTTCTTATTCGAGAAGATGAATATGTCGTTGCTGACCTGATTAGAGAGTGTGCGATGACTGGAAAGAAGTTGAAAATCCATGAAAACATTGAGAACAATGAAAAGCTAATCAAAGACAATTATGCTATCATGCAGCTTCAACATCCCAACATCAGGCCAATGAATAGGCAACTAATCACAAAGGCAGTTGACGATTTTGAGCCTTACTTTGATAAAATAAAATTTACTCAAATGCTATTTGCAGACGACGCAGGGCATCTAAACTTTGATACCTTGCAGCACATCTTTAGAAACATTCGGAGGTAAAATGGAAGAAAGATGGAAACTTGTATCATCGGATAACGAGCTTAAATTCTTTTTTGACGACACACTCGTTATCCATCTTTTTAAAACAGACAACAAATGGTTCACCAATGTCCTTGGTCGAAATGAGGTAAATAGTCACAAAGATTTATCACAAGCGATCAAGGATGCTGAACGCGGAGCCATAGAGTGTGGCTGGATCAAAGTTAAGAAAAATTGATTATTTTACTTGACAAGTTGATCTAAACAGGTTATACTTATATAACCAAATAAATTCGGAGGACAAATGGATTTAACACAAAATGAAACTTTTACACGCTTTGGAAAGAACTTCCAAGAGAAACTAGCACAACTTATGCTTGAAGATCGACCCTTTTTCGATCAGATCATGGAGGTATTGGATATTAACTTTTTTGAGAAGAAGTATATACAAATCTTCGCTCAAACTCTCGTGAATTATCGAGACAAATACAATACCCATCCTAACTCAGAAGTCATGATGTCCCTATTAAGGACAGAACTCAATCATCACGATAAAGCAACCGCTCAAGCTGTTCGCGAATACTATGCGAGAATCCACACTTCAGACGGAGTTGAGGAAGCTGAATACATTAAAGATAAGGCTCTCGACTTTTGCCGAAAGCAAGTTCTCAAAGGAGCGATGCTTAAGTCAGCAAAATTACTGAAATCATCATCATTTGAAGAGATCGAGAAAGTGATCAAGGAGGCCTTAGTTCTTGGAACCGACAATAACTTTGGCCATGACTTTCGCAAAGATTTGCTTAAGCGTTTTGAATTGGTGTCACGAGATCCAGTCTCAACTGGATGGGCACGAATGGATGAGATTTGCAAAGGCGGTCTTGGAAAATCTGAGCTTGGAGTTGTTATTGCTCCCACCGGTGCTGGTAAGTCTATGGTTCTGGTTCACCTCGCGTCTCGTGCATTACTCGAAGGGAAAACTGTGGTCTACTATACACTCGAACTTAAGGACACCGTCGTGGGTCAAAGATTTGATTGCTGTATCTCAGACGTGCCTTTGCAAGAGCACAGAATGAGACAAAAAGAAATCGTTCAAAAGATTAAAGATATTGATGGAACACTCATAATTAAAGAGTACCCAACCAAGTCTGCTTCAGTCCAAACTCTCAAGAATCATATTGAGAAGTTGCGTAAGCGAGGCATTGAGCCAGACATGGTATTAGTAGATTATGCGGACTTATTACGTCCCGTTAGGAGTTCAGGTGAAAAACGACACGAATTGGAAGAAACTTACGAAGGCCTTCGAGGACTTGCTCAAACCTATGAGTTTCCCATTTGGACCGCTTCGCAAACCAATCGTGGAGGTCTCAACGCGGAAGTCATCACAATGGAAGCGATCTCGGAAGCGTTCAACAAATGCTTCGTAGCAGACTTCATCTTTTCTTTGTCTCGGACAGTCCAAGATAAGCAGGCCAACAAAGGTCGCTTATTCGTCGCAAAGAATCGTAATGGACCTGATGGCTTAGTTTTCGACGCTTTCGTTGACTGGTCTGATGTAACAATCAACATTCTCGACCGTGATGAAAGTGCCGAGAAAATGCAAACAACAGCGGATGCTCTGCAAATGCTAAAAGACAAATATGCTAAGATGGGGAAATAACAATGGACACCTACACAGAAAAGGAAAAAGAATACTACAAAAAACTACAGGAGAAAGGTATGGATTTAGAGAAAAAGATTCTGTCGGACATCACCGTCCACATGAAATATGCACGATATCTTGAAGATAAGAATCGTCGAGAAAACTGGAACGAGTTAGTAACTCGTAATATGGAAATGCACATCAAGAAGTTTCCAAGTCTCGAGCAAGAGATCCGTGAGAACTACAAATTCGTGTTCGACAAGAAGGTTCTTCCTTCAATGAGATCGATGCAGTTTGGAGGTAAGCCAATTGAGGTTTCGCCGAACCGCATCTTTAACTGCGCTTATGCACCCGCTGATGATCCTCGAGTGTTCGGAGAGATCATGTTCTTACTTCTTGGAGGCACAGGTGTGGGCTATTCAGTGCAAAAGCATCATGTAGATAACCTCCCAGAGATTCGCAAGCCTTCATCAAAGAGAACTCGTCGTTTCTTAATTGGTGACTCAATCGAAGGATGGGCCGATGCTGTAAAAGCCCTTATGATGTCTCACTTTAAGGGAACGTCAAAGTTGCGTTTTGACTTCTCGGACATTCGCCCCAAAGGTGCGAGACTTGTAACATCAGGTGGTAAAGCACCAGGCCCTCAGCCATTAAAGGAGTGTCTGGTAAAAGTGGAGGGAATTTTAGATGCGAAAGAAAACGGAGACAAGCTTTCACCCATTGAGGTTCATGATATCATCTGCCACATTGCGGATGCGGTTTTGGCGGGCGGTATTCGTCGCGCCGCTCTCATTAGTCTATTCAGTGCTGATGACGAAGACATGCTTAGCGCAAAGGCCGGAGCTTGGTGGGAACTCAACCCACAACGAGGAAGAGCGAATAATTCTGTAGTTGTAATGCGTCACAAGATCGACAAGCCAACATTCATGAATCTATGGAAGCGTGTTGAAGAGTCTCGCTCTGGAGAGCCCGGTTTCTACTTCTCGAACGACAAAGATTGGGGTTGCAACCCATGTTGTTTGGATGGCTCAACTGAGATAGAGACGAATTCTGGTACAATGACAATCGAACAGATCGTCTCAAAAGTCAATGAAGGTCAAGAAATAAAGGTCTTATCATTTGATGAGAACACGGGGTCAATGGAGTTTGAGTTGGTTGAAGAGGGTCTTCTTACGAGACAAGATGCCGATGTCATCAAGATTGAAACCGAGGACGGACAGGAATTAATCCTAACCCCAGACCACAGAGTATTCACTGAAAACAGAGGCTATGTTGAAGCGGCACATTTAACCGAAGAGGACATTCTTTTATTCGTTGAATAATTATTTTGCCATTTCGGGCCACTATTTACAATAAAATAATGTAAGGAGTGTAGCCCGAAATGAATTTAAAAGAATGTTTAGAAGTTATTTATTATAACACAGACAAGGGAAAGGAAGTGGTAATTCCGGAAGAGTTCTTGGAAGAATATAGAAAATATGCATCAGCAAGAGTGTCTCAAATGGGAAATTCTGCGAGATCATCAAATAAAAGATCTTTTATTCGGAATAATGCCGAAAGGATTTATCCAGACCACTTTCTTTTTCTCAAAAATTATCTCACCAGTTCTTATGAGGAAGGTTATGGTCTAAAAACTATTGCAAAGAAAATAGGCCTGACACCAACAAGGCTTCGAACTTTATTTGGAATCTTAAAAATAGAAATAAACAAGGGTCAAAACGTGGTTTACCAAAAAACAAGAGAAATCAGAAGCAACAATCTTAAAAAAGCATACAAAGAGAGATCAGGCTGGTTTAAGACTCTTGAAAGAAGAACGAACAAGACATCCAGAGGCGTTCAGGGATATTATTATAATAAAAGCAAGAAAAAATATGTTTGGCTTCGAAGCACTTATGAGTTTGTTTATGCTAAATGGCTAGATAAGCATTTGATTGAGTGGGACGTGGAGCAAACAACATTTCAATTGGAGAAGACAACTTACAGACCAGATTTTTTTATCTATGAAGAAGGCAGTCTTGTAAAAATAGTAGAAATTAAAGGATATTGGGCCAGAGGAGAGATTAAAACGAAAGAACTCTCCGAAAAATTACAAATAGATGTCGTACTCATAAAAGACATCAAACCTTATTTACAAAATTCTTATACACAGGAGCTAAAAAAATGGAAACAAGAACTTATAACAGAACAAAAATTAAAAAAATTACAGTAGAAAAAAACAGAGATGTTTACGATATTCAAGTTAGAAAGAATCACAACTTTTTTGCCAACGGACTGTTGGTTCATAATTGCGAGATCGGTCTCCGACCTTTCCAATTCTGTAACTTGGTCGAGATCAATGTATCAGATGTGAATACTCAAGACGAACTTAATGCTCGTTCTCGTGCTGCTTCTTTCATTGGAACTCTCCAAGCCTCATACACAGACTTTCATTACCTGCGACCAGTTTGGCAACGTACAACCGAGAAAGATGCTTTGATCGGAGTATCAATGACTGGTATTGCTTCTGGTGGTGTGTTGGGTCTCAACATGACTGAGGCTTCTTTGGAGGTATCTAAGATGAACCGTCAAGTTGCTATGCAAATCGGCATTAACAAAGCTGCCCGCCAGACATGCGTTAAGCCCGCAGGGACAACTTCTCTCACTCTTGGAACGTCAAGTGGTATCCACGCATGGCACAATGATTATTACATTCGCCGCTTGCGTGTTGGAAAGAATGAGGCAATCTACTCATACTTGGTCAATAACCTGCCTGAGCTCATCGAGGACGACCGTTTCCGACCACACGACACTGCTATCCTATCTGTGCCTCAAAAAGCTCCTGAAGGGGCTATTACGCGCCATGAGAGCGCCCTTGATTTGCTCGAGAGAGTAAAGAAAGTTTCTACCGAATGGATCAAGCCAGGTCACAAGAAGGGAAGCAATACCCATAACGTTTCAGCAACAGTATCCATCAAGGATGATGAATGGGAAACCGTTGGAGAGTGGATGTGGAGTAATCGAGGTGTTTACAATGGATTGTCGGTTCTTCCTTATTCCAACCACAGTTACGTGCAGGCTCCTTACGAGGACTGCTCCAAGCAAGAGTATGAAGAAATGCTTCCATTACTGAAAAGTGTGAACTTGGATCTAGTTGTAGAGACAACAGACGAAACTGATTTGTCAGGGGAGATAGCTTGTGGAGGAGGATCTTGCGAGATCTTCTAGTTTATTCATAAGGAGCATAAAATAAAAACCACCACTTTACGAAGATAAGACTATTTATTTTTACAAGGAGGTGGTTTTTTATGCCTAGAAAATCAAAATATGACGGTCTCTATGAAGTAGGACATAAATTTGGAGACTGGGAGCTTCTGGACTCCAAACCATTTAGTGCAAATCCAAATAGTAAATATAAATTATCTTATATGTGTAGGTGTGCTTGTGGACTGAAAAAACCAGTATTGTGTGAAAATCTCGAAAGACAAGTTTCCAAATCATGCTATGATTGCGCAATGAAAAAAAGAAACTACCAGAGAGGGAAAGATAACCCTTTTTGGAAAGGCTCCAAAGTTCTATCTGGAAAGAAGTTTTACAGGATCAAGAGGGGCGCTGAATTGAGGGGTATTGCCTTGAACATAACCATAGAAGAAGCAGAAGAGAAGCTGTTAGATCAAAACTACATATGTGCTCTAACTGGCATGGAACTAACTAAAGAGACTTGGTCTCTTGATCGAATCGATAGCGGCAAGCCTTATGAGATCGAAAACATCCAGTGGGTCCATAAGGATATCAATTTGATGAAGAACAAGCTTGGAGAAGACTACTTTATCGAGATGTGCAAGAAGGTCGCAGCAAATAATTGAAGACTGCGATGCTGAGACTTATGAAAAGATGCTCTCTTTGGTCAAAAACGTTGACTTGGATCTAGTTATAGAGACAACAGATGAAACTGATCTGTCGGGCGAGATCGCTTGTGGCGGTGGAGCATGTGAAATCTTTTAACAGGAGAAAGATATGAGAGAAGAATTGGAAAACATTATTCGTGATTTGAAAGAATTAGCTGACGACCTCGACAAAGTAGAGGCTGGGACTTATGGCTATAAGTCTGCTGCTCCCCGTGCGCGCAAAGCTTTGATGGAAGCATCAAAGCAACTCCGCGACGTTCGAGCTAAAGTCCAAGAAGTCAAAAATTCTCACGAAGAATAAACTTTTCTACTTGACAAGTAAGGTAAAACGTGTTATACTGTAAAGGTATAACACGTTTTTTATTATGGAGGTATTATGTTATTTGAACCACACAACAGACACTTATGGGTTATTCCTGTCGAAGAAGAGGAGAGCAAGGCTGAGTCACTATTTGTTTTGCCCGACGAGTACAGGCCACCAAAATCACCTTATGTTATATGTGATATTATAGGTATGGCTAGCGATTGCGAGATATCGTTAGATATTGGGGATAGAATTATCGTAGACAGAACCACAATTCAGGAAATGAAATCTGAAAACGAAACTATTTACGTCGTTAAAGAAAACTATGTCTATGGGAGAATTAAAGATGAAGTTGACAACTGGTAGGCTTAAAAGTCTCATATTGGAGGTTCTTGAGGAAGAGCAAACCTTAAGCAGAGTGAGAGAGGCAAAAATGTCTGATCTTACAGACGTATGTTACATTGGTGGATCAACACACCAACTTGCTACATGTAAAATATCAGATGATAAGTTTTATTTAAAATTTTCTGATAGCTGGTCTTTTGCTAATCCAACTGATAAATCAATGCAAATTGGGGTTGAGTATTTGGCCTACAAGATATATCAGTTGTATCCTTCCAATGTCCCTTCAAATGTCCAAGTTGTATCAGATCCAGAAAACTTAAGAATAGGTCTTGCAACAGGAGAGGTCAAGGGAGAGCCGGGAGGCAAAATAAGATACGAATTCCCAGCAGAAAAGTGGGTGTCCTCAATTTCTGGTGGCGCAATGGTCGATGTATTCCTTGCTAACTGGGATGTAACAAATACAAACAATTTTGTAGTTGATAAAGATACTGGCGTGGCTTCTCGTGTTGATCCTGGTGGGTCATTAACTTTTAGGGCTCAAGGCGGAAGAAAAGGTAATCGGTTCTCTCCTGAAGCAGGAGAGCTAAAAACAATGCTTGATCCTAAAATGCGAGGAGGAGCTGGCTGGCTCTTATCTCAAGTAGACATGAAAAAGGCTTGTGAATCTTTCCTATCTGTTTCATGGCCTCAGGTCGAAAAAGCTATCGATGAAGCTTTTGTTGAAGTTAAGAGTGAGTTAGAGAACGCTGGACTTCAAGGGCAAGTTTCAGCTTGGCAATCAGAAGTTGCTGAGATAAAAGAAAAATTAAAAAGCAGACATGCAGAGGTAGTAGACCATTGCGAAGACGCTTTAAGTAAAATGTAAGGAGATACAAATGAAATTAACAACAAAAGCATTAAAATCTATGATTATGGAGGTTCTAAATGAAACCTCAGACAGAGGCCTACAAAAGACTAGAATCTTAGGTATACTCAAAGGTAATGATCCAGACATTGATTCTGTCGCTATTATGTCTAGTCAAAATCCGATGGCTAAGCCAGTTTCTAACACCACCAACAGAAAATTACACAGGCAAATTCTAGCAAAACTTCAAGAGGATGGTGTAGAGTATGAGGAAATTGGCGGTGTCTTTGGAGGACTATCCGAAAAGGCATTGTTATTAATCAATCCAAGTAAGCAATATCTAGATGAACTTAATCGACAGTTCACTCAGTGGGGATTTGTTTATGGCAAAAGAGTATTCCAACCATCACGTGGACCCGAAGGAGAAATGGAGGTGTCCGACGATGGAATATCTGGAGAATATAAAATGCAATTCCAAATGATGGAGATCGACTATGACGAAGAGGCTGGGTACAATCAAGATCCAGAATCAAAGACAACGGATCAAGTTCTCCATGGAGATAGAATCGGAAGAGTTAGAGATAATTATTCACACATTCCACACATGGGAGACGAAGGCAAGTTCGCCATTCCTCTTTATGGAAAACCATTTATTCCAATGACTGATGAGGAAATGGAACAAGCGTTAGCGTCACTAGGCTCGCCAAGTCAAACAAATTAATATAAGAGGATTGAATGAAAGAAATTGAACTTTACGGAGACGGCATTGGAAAGGTCTCTTACATCCAACATGTTGGAGACGATAAGATGATCGCCAATGCTGCTCGAGTATCTTTTGGTCAAGATAACACAAGACCACTAACAAAGCGAGACAAAGGCTTGATCAAGTATTTGATCGAGCACAAACACACATCTCCCTTTGAACACAACTCAATCACGTTTATGTTTGAGGTTCCAATGTTTGTTCGCTCTCAACACATGAGACACAGAACATGGGCTTACAATGAGATATCTCGTCGTTATACAGAAGTTGACTTGAGATTCTATGAGCCAAAAGCGTTTAGAACTCAGCATGAGAGCAACAGACAAGCTTCAAACGAAAACGATCTGATTGATCCAACAATCACTCCTGCTTTTGCTGATACTTACATCAAGGCATCTGATGCTATGGTGAAGTTCCACAAACAATCTCTCGATCTATTCGATCACTTGATTGCGAAGGGAGTTTGTCGAGAACAAGCGAGAGGAGTTCTTCCTCAAAACTTGTATGCGAAGTATTACGGCACAGTTAATCTCTCGAACCTTCTCAAGTTCATTGATTTGAGATCACACGAGGGAGCACAGTGGGAAATTCAAAAGGTTGCTGAAGCGTGTCTGGATATTGCAGAAGAAATATGGCCATATTCAATAGGAGCATATCGTGAAATCAGAGGGTCCTAAATTTTCTAAAGGTGATTTGGTTAAGTTTAAATCAAATTATACCGTAGGAGCGGTTGATGGCTTGGGTATAATAATTGCCGAACCAATACTGGTCTTTAAGCATGATTGGGCTGAAGATTTTGGTTACAAAAATGATATATGGTCTTATGATGTAAGGATAGAAAATAGTGTCTACAAAATGATACCAGAGGAGTTTCTGCAACCACTAAATGAAGAAGAGGAAGAATGATTGAAAAATCTAAAGTTATAATTGGAGGATCTCTAGAATCTCTATTGTATGCTTGGAGGACGCAAACACCGATATTGATAAAGGATCCGCATTATGTCTTTCGGCACGATGCGGATCTTGTTGGTTATGACTTTTCATTTATCAAAGCAACTGATCCCAAAGAGCTTCAAAAAAACTTATTGTTTGCATTGTCGCTCACAGGTCTAATGATCTGTGCCGGCAGGGTGGACAACTTTAGAGTCGATAGTGGAGTCATTGATGTCTTTACTTCTGGCAACAAATCTGTAACGATTAAGACTGATGAGATCCTAAGGTTTGATACTCCGACTGGCTTATACAATGTGTATGATTTCTTCGATGTTAGGCAGACAAGTCGACACGAAGTTAAACAGGTGCTAGACGAAGACGACTTTATCCATCAGATAACTTTCTACAGGACACCAAGGACAGCGAGAGGAGATCACTTTGATGCCGTAGGAGCCTCTAGGATGACCGAGAAGCAACTTTTATCTCCTGACTATGGTCAAGGCATTGCAATGATTAAAATGATTAGGATGCTAAAGGAAGCGGGTGTAAATGGCCCTTTTGCGATGGAGAAGAAAGGAAAGAGGTATTATAAAAGAATTAAGCTAGACTTCTTTAAGAGAGAGGCTTGCGAAGTCCTAGAGACGAAATATTCTTTTAAAGAAATTTATGAGATGAGACAAGAAGAAGGAGAGGCATGGAAAACGATAGAGACAATACTGAGGCACAAAGAAACCTAGTTGGGATTATACCAGTCGCAGGTCATGAGACTTTTGATTTTGATCAACCATGGCCTGATTGCATGATGCCCATAGGACCATCATATACACTAATAGAATCAGCAGTGGTGGAGTGTGCATGGGCAGGATGTAAATCTATTTGGATTGTCGTCAATGGAGATTTTGCCCCCATAATAAGGAAGAAGTTGGGTGATTGGTGTGGAGATCCAGTGTGGGCTTTTAGAAAATTCGACCCAGACCAATACGAATCCCAGAGAAGAATTCCAATATACTATGTTGGCGTTAATCCAAAAGATAGGCACAAGCGAGATTGCACGGCTTGGTCCGTAATTCATGGTGCATTAACAGCGTATAAGACAATGGCTAACATATCTGAGTGGATGGTACCGTCCAAGTATTATGTGTCTTTCCCTCACGGATACTTTGATCCACACCAGCTTCGAGACCACAGAAGAATAATAAACTCAAAGAAGAATGTCTACATTTCTCACGCTGGTCAGACGGTGTTAGATAACAACTTCATGTCTTTTACTTTTGGCAAAGATGAATGGCTTGAGTTTAGAAGAATTATTAGAACCGGAACAGGTAAGAAGCCACCGGGTTCCACTTGGCGCGAGGAAATCTATTTAGACCCATCTGAGCGTTGGTCTGCGAGGTTTTTTGGTGTCGATAAGGTGTTTGCACCCTTAAAGCTTGAAGAAGCTCATGAGATCGAAGTGGAAGGATATTACAATGTTAGAAATTGGGAAGAATATTCATTGCTAATATCGGCTGCTAGAAAAAATCCTTTAAAGAAGCCTTGGAAGTCTATCCTTCTAAGATCTCGGTCGAATCGGGTTTCTAGTGACTACTTAGATAATGATGAGAGAGAAACTTAAGTTTAAAAAGCTCCTTAGTGAGTTCCGCACCTTAGAATATGAGTACTACTATAACCAAGAAGTGCTCAAGGATGCTCATGAATATTTTGAGAACTATTATTTGAAGTGGTGCGAAGATAATGGTGTTGATCTAGCCAAGCTTAACGAAGAGAAAAAGAAAAAAGTTGCTAATATCATGCAACAAAATACTCAAGAGCATATCGATACACATGGAAGGTTCGAGACAAACAAGAAAAAAATTAAACATAAAGAGGTGTTTCGCTCCGTTGCTAGAAAGATACACCCTGATCGCATTGGTCAAGATGATCCGCGTTATGAGGATTACCAAGAAGCTTTCAAGAGAGCATGTAGGGCAACTGAACAAGAAGAGTGGGGCGAATTGTTTGACGTAGTTGATAAATACGAGGTAGAAATACCTGATTATAATGAGGCGAATATCTCAATAGCAGAAGATATAGAGAGAATGAACAACAAGATCAATAGCCAAAAAATGACTTACTCATGGCATCTTCAAAATTGTGGAGACGATGAAGTCTGTAAAGCGAGGGTAGTTAAGTCATTCTTAAACTACATGTTCGGGTGGGTAGAGTAAGAGAAAAGTTGGAGATCGGAAACCTTGTAGTCCACAGGATATACAAGGATGTTGGATTTGAAATTGGAATCGTCATTGGGCTAGACTGGCCAAATGGTTGTGCACATGTTTGGTGGTGTGGAGGCAGAAGGGTTTATCATTCATTAGATATGCTTAAATGGATTGCATAGACTATTTATATCAAAAAGAGGTCTCCAAAATGCAATTAACCAAAGATGAACTGCGACAAATCATTAAAGAGGAGTTGAAAGCAGTTCTTGATGAAAAGAAAAAAAAGTCTAAAGGCAAGAAGGATGCTTGCTATCACAAGGTCCGCTCTCGTTATGATGTTTGGCCTTCCGCTTATGCTTCTGGTGCTTTGGTTAAATGTCGTAAAGTCGGAGCCAAGAATTGGGGCAATAAGTCAAATGAAGCTTTGGAGAAAGGCGGTTACAGTGACGAACTACACGGCACCATGGAAGAGATGCATCAGCAATTAGCCGATAAACACGGAGTCTCTTTGGAAGAGATCAACAAAGAACTGAAAAAGGGAACAGCTGAAGAGGCAAAAGAACATGGAGAGAAAAAAGCTCACGAGGTCGCAATGGAACACGTCTTCAAGGATGCAAAGTATTACACCAAAATGGAGAAAGCAGGTATAGAAGAAGTTTATTCCGACAAGCAACGTAGGTTTATGTGTGCCAAGTCCAAACAGGGAGCCGACAGACCAAAGGGGCTAAGCAAGAAAGAAGCTGAAGAAATGTGCAAAGGTCCAAAACTTGATGAAAAAAGAAAGAGGGCTGGTACGGAATCAAGTAAGGAGAATAGCCTAAGAGATTGGTTCAAACGCAAGGGAGCCAAAGGAAAGAAGGGCGGCTGGGTTGATTGCAATGCTCCCGACGGCAAAGGCGGCTACAAGTCTTGTGGCCGAGCCGATGGAGAAAAAAGAAAGAAATATCCTGCGTGTCGCCCAACTCCTGGTGCCTGCAAGGAAAGAGGCAAGGGAAAATCTTGGGGAAAGAAAGCTAAGAAAGGAAAAAAGAAATGAGTAAAAACTTTTTAACAGAATGGAAAAAGTTCAAATTAAACGAAGCAACTAAGCCCCCAATGGATGAAGAACTTAATACACCATCGGGCTGGTTTGCCGATTTCGATCAAAAATTTGGCCTAATCCAATATGATAGAGAAGCACACGATGAATGGATGGATTATGTTAGCGAAAGACATCCGGACTGGCGACAAATTGTTCAGAAAGAAAAAAGAATTCATGGCGGAAGCAGTTACTATCTCACTCAACCTCCATTTGATGAAGAGGACATGAGAGCCTTATTTCAATTAAAAATTAAGCATTACATTAAAAATTCTCCAAGAGATTTTGTCGAGTTTTTCTTTTCAAACATGGATTCGATCTTAGATCAACTTGGAGATACCAAGGCAGAGCATTCTGTCGCCCCAACTAAAGTCGGTGGGTACAGACAAATGACTGACTGGTATATGTTCGGAGACGGTTTTCCTCTCGCGAGACAAGAGTTTGAAGCTGCAAGAGAAGCGAACCCAGATTTAGTAGGAGAACCTCAAGAAATCCAAGAGCCAACCCAACCAGATGTTCCATCGGAACCTGTGGACGACAGTCGCCAAAGAGATATGGCCGACCTTTTTAAGAAATTTTTTGGAGACAAATAAAATGAATTTAACAAAAGAAAAGTTAAAAAATATTATTAATGAAACTTTAGAGCAGAATCTCGAAGAAGGATTAGAGTACAATGGCGACGACTCAATACTTGAACACTTCCATGGAGCAACTCTTCAAGAGGGCGACTTGGTCTGCGAAGCTTGTTTATTTGAAACTCTGCATGAAGCTTCCTGCGGTTGCCCTGACCTTATGGGGGAGGCCGAATACCAAGGTCGCAAGGTGACTCTTAACAAGCCAACTCGCGGAGATGTAAAGAAGTTTAAAGTTTATGTCAAAGATCCAAAGACCGGAAACGTCAAGAAGGTTAATTTTGGAGATAAAAACATGAGAATCAAAAAGTCAAACCCAAAGCGTCGCAAGTCGTTCAGAGCAAGACATAATTGCGATAACCCAGGTCCAAAAACAAAAGCGAGATATTGGTCTTGCAAGAAGTGGTAAAAAAACTTTCAAAAAAAACTTGACAAGTCTTCTGTGACGTGTTATATTATTAACATATCACGGAGGACTTATGACTAACAACTATAACTTGGGCTATGCCTGTATCAACACCGAACTTTCATCTCGCAAGGTGAAAGTATCAACCAATCGCACAATGCGTAAGAAAACATTTCAAGAGAAAGGTCTCGACTATGTGTCCGAGGTCGTTCTTCAAAACGTAACCGACTTGCTCACAATCCTTAAATGGAACGCAGAGCATGATATTCACTTCTTTCGCATGTCTTCAGAAATCTTTCCTTGGGCTTCCGAATACAACCTTGAAGATCTCAAAGACTTTGATGCTATCGAAGAAGCCCTTTATGAAGCCGGCCTGTTTGCAAACGAGCACAACATTCGCTTGACTTGCCACCCCGGCCCCTTCAACAAACTTTGTTCTCCAAATGAGCAGGTTGTACAAAACACCATTCGAGACCTTGAAGTCAATGGTAAGATGATGGATCTTTTGTGTCAACCTCGCTCTCCTTGGGCGAAGATCAACATTCACGTCGGTGCGGCTTACAACGACAAGCCAAAAGCAATGGCTGACTTCTGCAAAAACTTTCATCGCTTGTCTGACGCTGTGAAGTCTCGCTTGACCGTGGAGAACGACGACAAGGAAAGTCTCTACTCAACCAAAGAACTCTACGACGGCATCTACAGCGTCATCGGCATTCCAATTGTGCATGACGTGCATCACCACACAATGTGCACTGGTGGTCAAAGCGACTATGAGGCAATGTCTCTGGCTGTCTCAACATGGCCAGAGGGCATTCCTCCAGTCATTCACTACTCTCAGTCTCGTGCTGTAGAGCATAACAATCCTAAAATTAGACCACAAGCCCACTCCGATTCTTATTGGAAAGCGGTTGAAACTTATGAGTTTGATGTCTATGTGATGCTCGAGTGTAAGCACAAGCAGGAAGGCTTATTCAAGATGCGTGAGTTGATGGCTGGCTCATCTTGCATAGCTGCGAAATAATGGAGAACAAATGAAATTAGATCAAATAAGAAAAGTATTAAGCGAAACAGACCCGAGAGAACCTTCTCAGTATGAAGTCTTGACCCAACAATCTCGCTCAAACATGGCTGAACTTGAAAGACTGGGGCTAAATGCTCCAAAACACCTTCAAGAAGAACAAGACCTTGTGGATCAACTAAACATTTTGAGAACAAAGAAGGACTATCTCATGAGAGAAATAAAAGACATTGATCACGAGATAGGAAAGATAAATAAAGAGTTGAGCGAAAGAAGCTTAGGGGAGAACAAATGAATATTATATACGGAGTACTCCTGTTCTTTATAGGACAGACCTTATCTTGGTTTCAAAGCAATTCCACTATCATAGCAGATGATATGGGGAACAAGGCATTGTTATTTGCCTGCCTATCAGCTCCTTTGACAACTCTATCGTTTGCATTGGGAACAAAATTCGCCTACGCAGAGATTGAATCTTTATGGACAATACGTTTCACGACATTTGGTATCGGATATTTAGTGTTCATACCGTTGACTTGGTACTTTCTTGGAGAGCCAATGTTCACAGCAAAGAATGGAATATCCCTTCTTCTTTGTGTAACACTATTGCTTGTCCAAGCATTCATGAAATAGGAGAACAAATGACTTACGCTTATATAAAATACAAAGACATATATTATGTTCCTCGCATGCCTTCTCTGTGCGAGGCTCGAGAACGAGAAGAGAGATTCGTAGAGGAATTCGGATCAGAACCATTCATTGTAGGACCATTTGAGTGGGAGATACTAGCGACAAAATTTCCCATGTTAACCATCAAGTTGCCCAATGATTGAAATAGGAGATTTAATAGAGTGTCTTTGGGCAGATGGTCTTTGCATGATTGTTGATGTAGAGCAAAGACGATCCTACAGGATATTCCAGATATATCAATTTGAAACACAAGAGTATTTCTGGATTGATGAAGAAGAAGTAAAAAAACTTAAACTTTCTACTTGACAACATCAACACAACGTGTTATATTAATATTGTCTAACAAACACAGGAGAACAAATGAATAACACAAGTGACTACATAGAAATTAATGGTAAAAAACTCTACAACCACGAGTTTGTCGGCCTTCATGCACATTCGGCATTTTCCATGTTCGATGGCTTCGGCTTCCCACAGGAGCACATGGACTTTGCCTATGAGAATGGATCTCGAGCACTTGCCCTCACAGACCATGGAAGCATGAATGGTTTGTCGTACCAACTGTTGCGAGCAAAAGAAATGAAAGCTGAAGGTAAAGACTTCAAGCCAATCTTTGGTGTTGAAGCTTACTATATTGACTCGCTTGAAGAATGGCAAGCTCTTCGAGACGAGATTGCTCAAGATAAGAAGCGAGCAAAAGAAATTGAAAGCGGAGACTCCGCCATGGTTATCGAAGACGAGCAACGAGACGACAAGCGAGCACTTGGTCGCAAGCGTCACCTCGTTCTTCTCGCACAAAACCAAAAGGGTCTCGAGAACATCTATGAAATGGTTTCCAAGTCATACTCTGGAGACTACTTCTATCGTAAGCCACGTATTGACTTTGAGCTTTTAAAGAAACACTCAGAGGGCGTTATCGTCGCCACAGCATGTCTTGGTGGTATCGCCGCAGAGTCAATGTGGAAAAAGCAAGAAGAAGGCGAAGATGCTATTGTAGAGGACATGATTGGAAACCTTAAGAAGTTTAAAGACGTGTTCGGAGACAGATTTTATGCTGAATTACAATGGAATAATATTCCGGAACAGCATCTACTAAACAAATGCCTAATTAAAGTAGCAAAGCAACTTGATATCAGTTTGATCTCAACTTGTGACTCTCACTATCCAAATCCAAACGCATGGCGTGATCGTGAAGTCTACAAGCGACTAGGCTGGTTAGGCAAGATGCCTGCTTGGATGGATGATAACATCCCAGAGACTGTAGAGGAAATTGGATATGAGTTATATCCTAAAAATGCTCACGAAATGTGGGAATCATATAAGCGATACTCTGCTGAGTGTAACTTCGATTATGACGATGATTTGGTTATTCAATCAATCACCAACACAGCAACCATCGCTTTCGAGCAGATTGAAGATTTTCTTCCTGATACTTCTGTTCAGCTTCCTTCTTTTATGGTTCCAAGCGACAAAAGCGCTGACGAAGCACTTGCTGAACTTGCCGAAGATGCTCTTAAGACATATCTCCGCGGATCAGACAAGACAACAAAGCGACACTACCGAAAACGATTGACGGAGGAACTAGATGTTATCTCTTCTCAAAAGTTCTCTGAATACTTTCTTGCTACAAAAGCAATTACTGATTTCTCTTGGAACTATACATTTGTTGGACCTGCTCGTGGTTCTGCAGCAGGGTCTTTGCTTGCTTTTCTTTTGAACATTACGCAGATTGATCCAATGAAGTGGGGACTTCCCTTTGAACGTTTCCTTACTCGAGGTGACTTATTCGGCGTTCACGATGAAAACTCCAAAGTGAAAGAGAGAGCAGACTACATTAGACTCACGAGCGAAACTGGTGAAGTTTTAACTTTGAGCCCCAACTTGTTTGTTAAGGTCTCTCGTAATGGAGACAAGAAAGAGGTTATGGTTAAAAACTTGCAAGAAGGAGACGCTTTATTGGCTTCCTGACTATTTAAGATAGGAGGAAAACCAAATGGCCTATCAAAAAAATAACAACTTCTTTAATATTAAAGCCCCGCTCAACTCTTATTGGGCGGGTTTCATCGCAGCCGATGGAAACGTCTCATCTAAAGGAAACGAACTGAAGATATCCTTATCCTACAAGGATGCGGAGCACCTTAGAAAACTATCAAACCTTTTGAGTGAAGACTATTCCCTAAGAGAGGACGAGAGACGCTTGAATGGACAAAGCTACAAGATAATTTCTTTTGGACTATCAAGTAAGCAATGGAAAAGGGATCTAGAGAGAAACTGGAATATCACACCAGCAAAATCTTTGACTCTTAAGTTCCCAGAATTCAAAAACATAGAGAATAAGAAGGCGTTCATCTGTGGCTACATCGATGGCGACGGAAGCATCTGCGTTAGCAATAACAAACTATCGTTGCAGATTTTGGGAACTCAATCGTTTCTATCATCAATTCTGGAATTTCTTGTGGAAAGAGAGGTCGTTGAGAATATCGTGGCCATTAGAGAACATAAAAGGATTTGTACATTGTCTTTTGGGTCATCAACGGCAATAAATGTTCTAAACTTCCTGTACAGCGAAGATCTGCCTCTCTTGGAGAGAAAGTGGGGCAAATTCATGAAGCACAAAGAGGAAAAAACCTACAGAAACTACAACAGGTGGACCGAAGAGGACAATCAGATCTTAAGAGATAATCATGAAAAAATGTCTGTTCGTCAAATGTTAGAAAAGTTCTTCCCAAACAGAACTTACGCTAGTGTGGAGAAAAGATGTGGTTACCTTGGACTTAAAAAGCGCTATGAGCAAAAATGGACACCTGAAGAAAAGTCTTTGCTATTAGAAAATTTTAAAGAAGGCAAAAGACCGTGCGACATTTGGAAGGAACACTTTCCTAACCGAACCTACAGCTCTGTGAAGGGTGCAATTCAAAAACTTAAGAAAAAAACTTGACACGGATGCCTGTTCGTGTTATATTAATAATAACACGGAGGATAAATGAATTTTACAATATCAAAAATAGAAAAACTAGATAACGTTGAGATACCAATCAAGGTTATCGCAAATGGAAACAGCGAGGCTGTTAACGGCCTTCTGGTCCATAACAGAAATGAGACTTCGATGCCGGATGTGGATATCGACTTTGGAGACAACTCTCTTATCAAAGACAAGATGGTCGAGGAATGGGGCGAAGACTCTGTTGCGTTCATCTCGAACTACAACACTCTTCAGTTGTCTTCTTTAATCAAAGACATCTCCAAACGTGAAGGCGTTAACTTCGGTGAAGTCAATGCTGTAACTAAAGCTATGCTTGCTGAGGCAACTCCAATCGCAAAGAAAAAGCACGGCATCAAGGCTGGTGTGTACACTCCGACCTTTCAAGAGGTCTGTGATTACTCCGAGAGCCTCCAAGGTTTCTTCAGAAGCTATCCTCATATCCAAGAGCAAGTTCTTGGCTTGATTGGTCAACCACGCTCAATCGGTCGTCATGCGGCAGGAGCAATCATCGGAGACTATCTTCCTGCGAAGATGCCTTTGATTACTTCGAAAGGTATTCGCCAAACTCCTTGGGCTGAAGGACAGAACGTTCGTCACTTGGAACCATTGGGCTTTATTAAGTTTGATATTCTTGGTCTCGAGACTCTTAAGATGTTCGAGGACGCAATCCAACGCATCCTTATCTCTCAAGGTGTTCGTAATCCAACCTTTGAAGACTGTCGCCAATGGTACAATGAAAACCTTCATCCGTCAGTTCTCGACATGGAAGATCAACGTGTTTATGAGGAGGTGTTTCATGAGGGCAAATTTGCTGGTGTATTCCAGTTTATGAACTCAGGTATGCAACGATTAGGCAAGAACGCGAAAGTGTCTTCTATCGAGGAAATTGCGACTGTGAGTGCTATCTATCGTCCCGGTCCATTATCTGCTAATGTTGATAAGATGTATGTAAAGGCAAAGTTCGGAGACGACGATGTTGAGTATGATCATCCTTTGATTGAGCAAGTGTTGGGCAAGACCTTTGGCCTTATCGTATTCCAAGAGGACATCATGAACTTGGTGAATGTTCTCGGAGATAAGATTACAATGACTGACGCTAACGTATTGCGTAAGCTCTTGACCAAGAAAGGTTTGTCCGAGACCAAGATGAAAAAGAAGAAAGATCTTTATGAACGCTTCGTCAAAGGTTGCGAGAAGAAAGGCATGTCCTTCAAAGATGCTAAGGTTCTATGGGAAAAGATGGAATACTTCTCTGGCTATGGTTTCTCAAAGAACCACGCCATTCCATACTCTATCATTTCGTATCAATGCGCTTGGCTTCAGACTTACTATCAAGATCAGTGGATTGCTTCTTTCTTGGATCATGAACCCGAGAAGCGTAAAGAAGCGGCCATCAACATTGCTCGTTCGTTTGGCTATAAAGTTAAGCCTTTGGACATCAACACATCTGGAACTCGTTGGGAAGTCGTTGACGGAAACCTTGTGTCTCCTTTAACTACCATCAAGGGTCTCGGAGAAGCAGCAATTGAAGAGATCGTCCGTAAGCGTCCATTTTCGTCCGTAGAAGACCTTTTGTTCGATAAAGGTGTCGTAGCCCGAAAAGTCAATAAAAAGTCCTTAGACGCTCTGTGTCGAGCCGGAGCGATGACTTCCTTGATGGATGAACGCTTCTTTGGAGACAAGCACTTCTGGTCTGCGGTTGTTGTTGACAAGCCAAAGAACAAGAAGAAACTTGGAGAGAACATTGAGAAGTATCGAGATGAAGGAGACTTTAGCAAAGGTGAGCGTATCAACCACCTTCAAGCATTGACTGGGATTTATCCTATCAATATGGTTGTTCCTCCAAAGGCTTACAAGTTCTTCGAGATGCAAGGCATCATGCCCATCTCTGAGTACGATCCTGAACTAGGCAAGGCTTGGTGCATCCCAACTGATGTTACGGAGAGAAAGACAAAGACGGGAAAGGCTTACTATCAAGTCACAGTCATTGACTCAAACATGGAAACGCAACGTATCAACTGTTGGGGAGTGGATCCAAAGATGGACCACATCTATACTCACAGACTTTATGTCTTGGAGTGGCCACAATATAATGCAACTTGGGGCTTCTCAACACGCGGTGGATTATCAAGAAACTGGAAACTATTGGGGTGAACTATGCCTATAAGAATAGACTTAACAATATTTTGGTCACCAGAGTGTGACCAATCGTCTTTCTACTCACTGTATAGGCACGAGATAGAAGAGATGATTATGAATTACGAGTTAGAAGAAGAACAAGCACATCTATTCACATACGTTGGTATTGAAACAATAAGACAGTGGATGTGGGATGTCTTTTGTCGAGAACCTGAAGAGGTTATCGTTGACTCAATTAAATACTAGGAGGAATAATGAATATAATTAAACTTGGAGACTCGCGAGAGCTGTTGAAAGAGCTGGAATCAAAGAGTGTCGACGCTGTGTATTTCGATCCGCCATTCAATTCAAATCGAAAGTACCGATTAACTTCAGATGATGATAGCATTGGCTTCGATGACATCTTTACTGATGATGAATACGTTGCCTTGGTGCAACCGATGGTCAAAGAGTGTGCGAGAGTCTTAAAGAAAGATGGATCGTTTTTCTTTCACATCTCGGCAGATCAAATGCTTATTCCTCACATGATCTGCTCAAAATTTTTTCGGAGAGTTCAGCCAATCTTTTGGAAACGTTCGAGATCAAAGAACAACATCAAGTCTAAACTCGGAGCGTGCACTGATGTGATCTTTTGGTGCTCTCATATCGAGAAGCCAAAGTTCAACATGGTCTATCAACCATTGGACTCTTACTATGCGGAGAACTCTTACAAGAACAAGGACAGTCGAGGAAACTATGCTCTTGGTCATGTTTGCTACACAAAGACGCAAGCACCAGACAAAAGCAAGTCGGAACGTTACTATAGCATTACTCACAACGGCAAGACTTATACTCCAACTTATGGCTGGAGAATGTCCAAGGATGATTTAGAGGATCTGATCAAAGATGATCGGATTCACTTTCCAAGCAATAAGAAGAATGCAAACCCCTACAAGAAGATATATGCTCATGAGTCAAAAGGCAAGCCTTCAACAGATTATTGGGATGATCTTCATTCAATCGCTATGGGCTCAGAGGAACGAGTTTATCCCACTCAGAAGCCCGTATCGCTTCTTAGACGCATCATTGAGATGTCGACAGACGTTGGAGATACCATTCTTGATCCGGTAGCAGGAGCAGGCACCACAGGCGTTGCAGCATCACAATTAGATCGTAACTATATTCTATTCGACATTAGCGAAGACGCAATCGAGGTTTGCGAGAGGCGAATAAAAAATGAAGGAAAAAACTTGACAACATGATTTAAACATGTTATATTGATAATACAATAAATGACCATGGAGGACAATATGGCTTACAAAACAGACGGATCATCACACGCAACCGGAATTAAGAACGAAGAAAATCTAATCGAGCGTCTCCAAAAGACAGCGCAGACTCTTTATCCTCAACTAAGCGATGACTTTGAAGTAGTCAAGCGAGGAGGAACAAACTTCAAGCAAGACATGGAGATTGTTGATGGGGATACAACCATCTTAATCTCAGCAAAGAAAAAGACAGATATCACCACCGGATCATTTGATTGGGTAAACTCTTCCTCTGCAACAAAAACAATACCTTGCCTTAAGGAGTTTGCGAAGACAGTTAAAGACATTGGAAAGTCTCATGACTTAAAAGGCTCTGCGAAACTTGGAGTCCTCAATGCTTCACACAAAGCTCTTGGTGAGTTATCATCCGATGATGTTAAAGGCATCTTGCAAGACCATGTTGCAGATAAGAACAAGGGAATGAAGGTTGTTATTTCGGAGACCACAACTGGAGATAATTGGGAGTATGACTTTGAAGACTCTCCATTGAACAACTCAATACAAAATCACACACCACGAGTTCAACTTGGTGATGGTATCGACTCAGCAAAGGTTGTGTTTGAAGATGAAGAAGGCAATACGATTGATCATGGACTTCGTATTAGAGTTGTAACAAACAATGGTATCGGAGCACTGATTGGAAAGTCAAAAGCAAACAAGTCATCACAGGCTGTGATCAAAATCCAACAAGACAATATCCCAGCATTGATTTCTGGACTTGGAAATAAAATTCGTAAATTTTAACTTGACAAGTCTCACAAAACATGTTATAATATATTAAACAAAACAACAACGGAGGAATTATGAGTGGTTTTGAATTTGTATCTGGTATTAACCAAGTAACACCAATGGATCAGATCGCGATCGTTGAGAAAGCGGATGATGCTAAAACAACTGAAGAGCACATGGCTGATTATATCGAGAGTATGAAAGCAATCGAAGAAGCTATGGAACCCTATAAGGATCAGAAACGTGACCTTAAGGCAAACTATGTCGAGAATGGTTGGCTTACAAAAGGAGAGATCTCTCTTGCTGTAAAGGCTTATCGCCTCGCAAAAGACGACACGGACATGTCGGCATTGATTGACATGGTCGAGGCACTTAAGAACAAAGGAGTTGGACAATGACAGGCCAAGTCCTATTGGAAGCTGCCTTACTTCATTTTAGAGCTCAAAAGGCTCGAGCCGAAGCTAATCTAGAAGTCTATCTCTCCAAACCTACGGGCATCGGGGAACATAGCGACTTAGTTGAAGAGGTAATAAAGCTGACCAAGCAAATAACAGAAGCCGAAGAGGCAATTAAATATTTGGAGGCAAAATGAGAATTATTTTGATTGAAGAACAATACAATCCATACCCAGTCCATGTTAATGTAGATAACATTTCATGGGTCGGAGATAACGGAGTTAGCGTCCAAATAGGTATGGCTTGTGGGAGAGTCGTCACAACCAAATTTACAGATGTCCAACACGCTTTGGACTATATTAAGCGTGCAGAAACAATAAAATTAACACAGGAGTGAAAAATGGAAACAATTGGTAAAAAAATGGAAAATGAGTTGCTAAACCAGCGAGACCTTGTCTTGGCTGCTTATTCATTAGCGCAACTTCATAATGCATATCTAGAGAGTTATGAGAGCGGAGACTTTGAAGGAGAAATGACGAAAGAGCAGATGGAAAGTTCCATCCAATCTATTCATATGGCTCACACCAAATTTGATGCTATCTTGAAATCAATGCAAAAAGATGTCGAGGAGCAACCAGAGTCTCCCGAAACTACGGAGGACTAAGTGAAAGTAAAGGTGAAGAAATTGCATGAAGATGCAGTGATCCCTAAGTATGCAAAGCCCGGTGATGCCGGGCTTGACTTGACCGCGGTTAACGTAAGTACAAGTCATGGATGCATCACTTACCATACGGGCCTTGCTGTGGAAATTCCACGCTGGCATGTTGGCTTGTTATTCCCGAGATCCTCTGTTTACAAAACCCGTCAGACATTAACGAACTGTGTCGGTGTAATCGACAGTGGTTATCGTGGAGAGATCATGTTGAAATACACTCTTTCTCCAACTCAAAGCGAATATAAGATTGGAGATCGTGTTGGTCAACTAATTATTATGCCCTATCCTAAAGTTGAGTTCGAAGAAGTTGATGATCTTACTGAGACTGAACGTGGAGATGGCGGTTACGGATCAACAGGGAGATAAATATGCCTAATAAGCGAAGCGAAGATGCGAAGAGAGTCTACTTTTATGACGACAAGGATACTCACATAAGATTTAGGGCATCCTTAGAAAAACACAATATGACGATGTCTGAGTTTTTTCGTGCTTGCTGCAAGGCAGTTATTGACGATGAAGAAGAGATGTTAGACTTCTTAGAGTCTTACAAACTTAAAAGCGATAAACATTCGAAAAGAAACGTCAAGATTCTTAAAAAAGATATTGAGAAATCAGATGATATTTTGTCTGACTTGGGAATTGGGGAAGACGACATAGAGTCTCTCTTTGACTTCATCTCCGAGCAACATCCAGAAATTTAATTGCTGTTTGGAGTTTTCTTTTCGGATGTTCTATTTATACTACAATCTAGATTACAAACTTAAGGAGATTTAAGCTATGGCTAAAAAACTTTTAAAAGAGAGCACTATTCGTCGTTTCCAAAAATTGGCGAACGTTGCTCCAATTAACGAAATGTATCACAAGCGTGATGAAGACCTCATGGAAGAGGAAGAAATGGAAATGGATGCTGTTGGAGATGAAGCCCCTGAAATGGAAATGGATGCTGGTGAAGATGAAGCCCTTGAGATGGAGGGCGATCTTGAATTGACCGACGAAGAAGCCAAATCTATCATCGACCTCGGCGCTAAACTTGAAGCCAAACTGAGTGAATTGGAAGACATGGAAAAGCGCGATGAAGCAGACGCCGAAATGGATATGGAAGATGAAGAAGAAATGGGTGAAGAAGAACTCATGGAAGCTTTGCGTGGTATCTCTTATGTTCCTTCCAAAGGTGAAGTTGTTAATGAAGTCGCAAAACGAGTTGCTCGTCGCTTGAAAGAAGCTAAGCTCCACGAAGCCAAATTGAACCGTGCTTTGGGATCACGCAGACGATAAAAAAAATAACTTTTTTTACTTGACAACCAATAGGTTTCATGTTATAATATAAGAGAGGCTTCGATAGTCTCTCTTTTTTATTGGAGAATGGTATGCTTAACATGTTTCTGTGTTTTTTAATTGGATGCACTTTCACTTACCTTGTGACTGTAATATCCTCAGCGTTAAAGGCTTCGACAGTTCTTGAAGATGCTATGCTGACTTATGCTCTATTGATGATGAGCGCTTATGAAGTAAGCCTCAATCAGCTCGAGCAAATAATCGTAGCAGGCAAGATAGGACATGCTAAAGCCGAGGTTCTTCGAAGGACAAATGAGCAAGAGTTTGAAAAATTCGCAAACACAAAAATCAAAGAAGTGTTAAAGTTAATACCACCTTCACACACAAATATCATTCGATATAAAAACTTTTCAGAAATGAAACTTTATATTACAAAACAATACAGGAGCAGATATGCAAAATCTAAGTAAGAAAGAAAAGAAGTCTAAGAAAGGCAAAAAGAAAGAGGAAGTTGTTGAGGAAGTCGAAGCAACGGAAGAGGAAGAATCTCTTGAAGAAGAGACCTCGGAAGAGCAGGAGCAACAATTAACTCTTATGGATCTCCTTGGCGGAGGTGCAGCAGGAGACAGTCCAGAGGCTCGATCAATCATGTTCGTTGGCGAAGTTACCGAAGAACGAGCAGCTGATTTAATCTCGGCATTGTTGGTTCTGTCACAAACGAAAGCCGAAGACGCAGAGCGTGCCGACCCAATTAAGCTATACATTTCAACTTATGGCGGATCAGCAGACGAGATGTTCGGTATCTATGATGTCGTCAACTATTGTAAGAAGTTTTGCGATATCGAAACTATTGGTCTCGGAAAGGTAATGTCGGCAGGTACACTGATGTTGGCTAGTGGAACAAAAGGTAAACGTAAGTTAGGTAAGCATTGCCGAGTTATGATCCATGCGGTTAACGGAGGTCAAGTCGGAGACATTCATAATCTTCAGAATGAGCTTGAACAAACAGTAAGTCTTCAAGACTCTTATATTCAAGCTTTGTCTGATGAAACAAATATGACCAAAAGACAGATCCAAACACTAATTAATCGTAAAGTGAACGTCTATTTGACTGCTGAAGAAGCAATTGAAAAAGGACTTGCTGACGAAATTTTGGAGTAGCACATGGATAAGTATTTCTACAATGAAGCCTCAGCTCAAAAGCTAGGCTGGGACCCAACATGGTTCAACTGTACTAAGTTTAATGATGATTTAATTCAGTCAATTGAGAAATACCAAAAGTCGAAGGGCCTCACAGCCGATGGGTTGTGTGGTCCGGGCACTTATCGGAGAATATATACAGACAGACAAGAGTCCATTGAAAGCTTTCGCCCTAACAGCAAAAGCAACAAGGACTCTTTTATTGTTTATAACTCTGAGTATTTCGACATTCAATGGCCAAAGGTCAAATTATGGTTTGAAGGTTCAGGATTAAAAATGAAGAAGGGTTTTAAGAAGATGTCTCACAAGCGAGACCCTAAGTTCTTTGTATGTCATTGGGATGTTTGCTTATCGTCACAGTCCTGCTACAATGTTCTGAACAATAGAGGGTTAAGTGTTCATTTCCTAATCGACAACGATGGTACGATTTATCAAACAATGGACATGAATGATGTGGCATATCATGCCGGAGGAAGGAAATGGAATGACCTTTCTCTTGGTGTCGAGATATCCAACGCTTACTATCCAAAGCATCAAGATTGGTATGTAAGACAAGGTTTGGGCGAGAGACCAATTATCAGCGATGCTGTTGTTCACGGAGAAAGACTTAAGCCGTTCACAGGGTTCTATCCAGAGCAGCTTGAGGCACTTAAGGCTTTAATGAGAGCTGTAAATAAAGCAACAGGAATACCTCTTAAAACGCCTTTGGACAGGTCAAAGGCTACAAACACTACCATTAGCAAAAAAGCTGCTGACGGGCGATTTGAGGGCTTTGTGAGCCATTATCATTTGACCAAGCGAAAGATTGATTGTGCTGGTCTTGATTTGAAAAAAATTCTAAAGGAGATATAAAATGAGCAAGAAGATAACTGGTAATGATTTAAAAAGAATAATCAAAGAAGCATTTTCAACAACGGGCAACCCAGCGGATCAATTAGGTCCGGTAGGCTCTGAAGAAGATGCGCCCATAGATCCAAAGTTATTGAAAAAGAACCGCGTGCCCGCTGATACCTTCACTGCTGAGATTCCGCAATCCAGAGGCGCTCTTGGAGATGTACAAATACAAGACTATGGGAAAGAAGGACGAAAAATTCCATCCTTCTACAGAGACGTTTTTAAAAACTCTGGAATATTGTCAAAAACTTCTTTGAAAGAAAGAGTAGAAGCCTTGGAGACTTATACCAATTTCTTAGTCAAACAAAAAGAACAGGAGAATGATTTAATTCCTGATTCAAAGACATCTGGATTCTCCGTTGAGCAAGAAGTTGGAAATGTTTTTGTGCTAGATGCGTTTGGAGACATACTATCGCAGGCAACGGGACGAGATCCCTCAGGATTACAAGATTTGGGATTTTTAACTGAGGGCTTCATAGCATTATTGTTTTCGGGTGCGAAAATTGGAAGCGATTCTGGTTGGACTGATGTAATAACGGATACTGAAACAGAAGGTAATTTTTCTATTAAATTTATGGCAAAAAAAAGTACCAATTATCAAGCTCTTTCAACTGTTTATAATCACTTTCAAAAGACAGACGAGCCAATGAGATTTTTAAACATTGTTAAATCTGCAATAACAAAAGACTACAATGAAATTAAGTTTTTTATGACTCGTTTTTCCAAGGAGGATTATGAAGAAGCAACAAAAGGAATGTCGCTATCAACATATAAAGACAAAAGAGGGAGAACTAAAATAAAAGGAGCTGAAGATTTAAAGTCTAGCAAAGCATTGGTGACTACAGATGGAACTAAGTACTACTTTGAAAACCCTATTGCTTTTGCGCCTACAAGAGACATAGGCCAAACTGATCTTGAATATGACACAAAAGATATATCAGCAATAGCTAAAATCGGACAACAGCTTGATAAAATTATAGATACTACCCCGGAAATTCCTAAGCCAGAGATAAGTACGAAAAGCACAAAGGGTGTACCTTACAGTTTTTCAAGTTTAAAATCATACATCAAAAGAGTGAAGGAATCTAATGAAAATTATACATCAGAACTCAAAGAGTATAGTGATTTGGTGGAAAAAACAGACAAAACCGCCGAAGAGCAAAATAGGTTGAAAGAACTTGAAAAGAAATATGGATCTGAAAAGTCAGCGGAAAGAAAAAAAACAACTTATGACAACAATCTGAAAAAATTAAAGGTACTTGAAGCAGATTTGAAAACATTGGAAGATTATAGAAAAGAAAAAGAGAAGGCTAAGCAATCTGGCAAATCTACTGAACTGCGAAAAAGTCTTAGAGGATCTTATGAGGTTGAGAAAGGAAAAGAGCCTAGAATTACTTTTACTGAATTTGGCGACCTAGTTGCGACCATGACGATGCCGTCTTTAGGTGAGTTTAATGAAATAAAAAAAACAAGGCTTAAATCTTTGGAGACAAAAATCGTAGAAATAACTCGCTCCCTTAAAGAACTGCAAGCTGCTGCTGTCTTATTTAGCAGTACGGCTAAGGATAGCAACAAAAAGCAAGACGCAGCATCAAAAGTTAATGAAAAATTTACCGTTTCCAAAAATCTTCTTGCTGGAGAGCTAGGGGAGATGTCCAAAATTCAGGAATCAAAAGAAGGGGAAATCACCGCGAACTTTCTCAAGAAATTAATTCAAGAAACTTTGAAAAAATAACTTGACAAACCCTCCAGAAGAGGTTATAATATAATATAACTTTTAACACATGGAGGCTTCATGCAAAAACATTATAAACAAGGCTCCCCTCTCAATCAAGAGATTGTTGAGGGAGTCAATATTTTGGCGGACAATGTATCGGCAACTCTCGGTCCTCGAGGACGAACCGTAGCATTGTTTCACAAAGACCAAGGAACACCAGTCTTGACCAAGGACGGTGTAACAATCAGTAACTTTATTGAACTTGACTCTCCGTTCCAAAACCTTGGAGCACAAGTCATTAAGCAAGCGGCAAAGCAAACAGTTGAAACTGCCGGGGACGGAACAACAACTTCTACTGTATTGGCTCGAGCAATCTTAACCGAAGGGCAACGCTATCTTACATCGGGTGTCTCACCTGTTGAGTTAAAGCGAGGAATTGACTCTGCGGTTGAAGTTATCGTTGAAGAGCTTGAGGCAATGGCGAGACCAATTGAAACAGCAGAAGACATCAAGCACATCGCGATGATCTCAGCCAACAATGATCTTGCTATTGGAACTCTCATTTCAACAGCCGTTGATAAAGCGGGCAAGGATGGCTCTGTGCTTGTTGAAGAAGCACGAAGCATGGAAACCACTCTCGACCTCATAGAAGGCTTTAGAATGGACACTGGCTATCTTTCTAGCCAATTTATTAACAACGAACGAAACGGGACAGTAGATTATGATAACCCTCTTATTCTCATTACAGATGAAAAGATTGAAGTCGTCGATCAAATCATGCCGATATTGGAAATCGCTGCGAGAGACTCGCGACCCTTACTTATGGTCGCAGCGGATGTCGAAGGTCAAGCGTTGGCGGCACTCATTGCTAACGCGGTTCGGGGGACGATGAAGATCGCCGCCGTTCGTGCTCCTCGATATGGAGAAGAGCGACGCAACATCCTCAAAGATTTGTGTGCTTCAGTTGGAGCAACATTCATTTCTCGCGAGAATGGATTATCTTTGCGAGAAGTAAAGTTAAACAACTTCGGTCAAGCAAAGTCATTGAATGTAACTAAAGGTTGGACAACTATTGTCGGAGGCAAAGGAGACTATGAGGAGATTGATACGAGGATTGCTGCGATCAAAAATGAAATCCAGCAAACAGAAAACCTTCAAGAATGTGAAAGACTTCAGGAGAGAATTACTCGTCTTGCTTCTGGTATCGCTGTTATTAGAGTGGGAGCAGCAACTGAGGTAGAAATGATTGAAAAGAAGCATCGCATTGATGATGCCCTTGAAGCTGTCCGTTCAGCACAAGAAGAGGGTGTGATCGCAGGTGGTGGTGTAAGCCTCTTAAAGCTTGCTAGACGGCTTCATTTCACTTTAGATAATGAAGAGCAAGACCTTGGTGCGAAAATCGTTCTGAAGGCTTGTGAGGCCCCTGTACGTATGATGGCTCGCAATGCCGGAGAGTCTGAGGATCTTATCATCGAGAAGATTGTAAACTCTTCAGATGACGACTGTTACAACTTTTTAACAAGAAAAATGATGAACGCATTTGAGGCGGGCATTATTGATCCAAAGAAAGTTACACGCTGTGCTTTGCAAAATGCCGCTTCGGCAGCAGGCACACTACTTACGACATCTCATGCTATTGTAAAAGTTTAAGACTATTTAGTATGAAGTCGTAACTATGGGAGATCACGGACATGAGCGAGAAAGAAATTAATGAAATTAAGCAGGCTCTTATGGAGCTTACTGTTAACATTAAGCACATGGATACAAAGCAAGATCAGATGATTGATGACCTTAAAAGCATTAAAGAAGCGATCTATAATCCAGAGACAGGTCTCTATGCTCGTGTTCGTGACCTTGAACAATGGCAGCAAGGCATGTCCAAAGTAATCTGGTCTGTAGGACTGGGTTTCGTTGGTCTTGTGTCAAAAGCCATTATGGAATTACTATAATCACGGAGGAATAGTGAGAGTAAAAATTAGTTACGGAGCTGAAATGAAAGAAGTTCCAGAAGAAATTGATCATTTATTTACATACGTTTCGGAGAAGGTAAGAAATCTCCAAAGACAACTTGAGATAACCGAGCAGTCTTTGGCTGATCAAGAGATAGAGACAGCGCTGACTTTGATGGAGAAGATGAGACAGACCATGTCCAATGTGGATATGAGATTGGCTGATCTCTCCATGATATCAGCTGGCTATTTAGAATACAAACAAGGAGAATCTGATGTTTCAAGCGGGAGATCTGCTGTGGATACCATCACAGACGGTTTTGATGATACCGAGACCCAACAACCCAGCAGCAATTAGAATAACTCAAGAGCCTGAAGTCGGCATCTTTGTGTCTGAAGAAGAAAGAGATCGAGACTTTATAAAGTTTATATCAGATGGTAGAGAGTGGGTAGCAAACAGAAAACACATAAAGCACTTAAGGAGAGAACATGCTAGTAAAGTTAGTTGAAGTATTTAAGCCACAAGGAGACAGGGTTCACTTGGATGAGATCCATGTAAGCCCATCGGCAGTGACTACCATTAGGCGAGAGCCTTCAAGCCCTTTGCTAAATGAGGCTATGAGCCTTGGGCTAACCGACGGCGTCCAGTTTAGTAGAATTACGATCATGGAAGGTGTATCGGCAAGGTCAGTCGTTGTGATTGGTTCACCAGAAGAGCTAAGGCAGAAATTAAACAAAAGACAATTGTTGAGGGACTAATGAAATACTTTAAAATTATTTGTTGGTCCGAATGTCCTTTCTGTTTAAGGGCGAAGAACCTACTCATTCAGAAAGGCGAGCAGTTTGAATACTGTAGCGTCGACCAGTCACCAGCACTATTGGATAGATACAAAACTATTTACAATCATAAGACTGTACCTATTGTTGTACTAAAGGAGGAAGGTGTGGATGATAAACTTATCGGTGGATACACGGAGCTTGTCGCCTTCTATGAGCGAGGAGCACCTTAGAGAAGTTTTAGACGAAATGATATTCTTGGTCGAATCATCATTTGATTTGAGCATTGAAGAATGTGACGGACCTAGTTCTTTTTGGGTTCCAACTCCTGATGATGAAGTCGAGGAGTTGGAACTTTTTGGTATTATAGAGCTAGGTAGTAATATAACTACATTTCAGAAGATAGTGCACTTGACTCATGAGGTTGGTCATGTGATTTATGATATGGATGAACTATTTAAAAACACGAAAGACACGATGTTCTGTGAAGCAACAGCTTGGTATCTAGGGTATCATTTTATGAATGAACATGGATACACAATAGAGATGTCTGAGTATGAAAAAGAAATGTGCTTTGCACTTAAATTATATAGATGGAGCGAAAATGCTAGAGATGATGAATAGAAAAAGAGAAGTGATCAAGCCATGGGGCAAGGAAGTTATTTGGGCAGAGACCAAAGACTATGTCGGCAAGCTTCTTTACATTAATGAAGGTCACAAATTAAGCCTTCAATACCACGAAGAGAAAGAGGAAACAATCCTTGTCATCTCTGGAGAATTAGAAATTACTGTTTCAGACCATGGAAGGCGAGGTGTTTCTGTGCTAAAATTAAGCGAAGGTGAGACTTATCATGTAACACCGGGCACTATTCACAGATTTTCAGCAACCCTTGGTACGAACGTTGTGTTAGCTGAAGTCTCAACAAACCACCTAGACGACGTTGTAAGGCTGGAGGATGATTATGATCGCGAGTAGTCTAGCTCTACTACTGGGTCTCGCACAGGCGGACACCCTTGACTTTTATGTTGCTCCAATTCGAGTACACGACCGAACAGATACTCAAAATATCGAGCAGGTCATTGATGAAGAGTTTGCTTTCACACTATCGTCAGCTTACTCGACTTCCTTTAAGGTTCTTAATAACAGAGGGACATACTCTCCGGTTCTTATGGAATTTGAAGACGTTAGAGTATATAATAAGAAGACGATCAAGTACTACTATGATTGCAACTATGTTCTTGACCCAATGAAATGTGCGTTTGACAACAATCATTACTTTGTCGAGACCATTGTAACAGTTGACGACAACCAACTCACAGTAAGGATGACGATGTATGATCCCCAGCTACAAGTTGTTAACAGCGGACTATCCACAGAAGAAATGACTGTGAATTGGATCAAGCAACAAGAGGTCACCAATGTGCAACAAACCGCACGAGATGGGACGAAGACTAATATGACGCACTATGGCTTAGAGCGAATGCCTCTGAAGTGGGAGATCCCACACCATCTTTTAGAAAAACATATTCGCGAAGCAGCCTCTGAAATGTGGCTTGGAGCAAAAATTCGTTTGTAACATGTTCGTTACATATTTTTAGCCTCTAATTACTTCTAGGAGGCCGAGAATATGGGACGTCTAGCAATACTACTAGCATTACTACTTCCATCAGATCAACCAAGTGACGATGGCTACGACTCTTCATACCACACAGAAGTATATGCTTTTGCTGAACGTGGATTGAAAAATGCTTATACATCATCAATTATCATTAATGCATTTCCAACAGGTGGTGGAGGTGCTATAACTGGATCTGGGAATTACTTCCACATAAGAAACAAATACTTTATTATTACCGCGGCTCACGTAATAGACGGTATGGATGAGATATTCGTAACTGAGCGAAGCGGGTTCTCCTACTCCGCTGTGGTCAAACACATTGACTACTTCAGAGACATCGCTATCATAGTGCCTGAGCAAAGACTCAAGTACACTAAGCCTATCGACTATGTGAGCTCCAAACGAATCCAGATAGGCAAAGAAGTATTTTATTGCGGACAACCCAACAACCAGTTCTTCACAACACTACATGGTCGCATCTCCGGATTCTCAGGACAGTTCATGATGATAGATAATTTTGCATGGCCTGGTGCGAGCGGCTCAGTTGTGTTCAATAAGGAAGGCAACGTTGTCGGAGTTATATCTGCCGTGTCCGTTGATGAACCGACAGGGTTTCCTGTACTCATTCCGAATCTTGTAAGAATCGGTCCAACTCTTAACTATACTAGAAGGTACCTACTGGGGGTTCTTGGGAAATGACTCGCCGCTCCTTGATTGGCATGCTGATTATGGACAATGGCAATCTAGGAATGATCGTCAATGAGATCACATCTGGGACATGGAGTGAAGAACCCTTGTTCAATTGGACAACCAGCTATGAAATAAAATATGCTGATGGCTCAACTTGCATCATGACCGAGACCTCTCTAAAGAGGCTTGTTGAGAGAGGCAAGATAAAGTTTCTCAAGGAAGAAGAATTATGAGCCTACTACCCCCCTACCCCCCTCCTGGGGTCCCTCCTTCTCCAATGTATGATAGCATCGAGGACATAATCGTAGACTTGTGGGACTACTGCATGGAATTAGAAGATGAATATCACCGAACAGGAGACCATGAGGTTCTAATAAAGTTCGCCACAACAATTGTTATCGTTCAATACTGGGAAGACATGCTTCTAACTTTGGAGGGATTCCATGTCTTCAGCTTACGTTTTTAAGAAGGGCGACCTCATTGGCGTGAACGAACGCGGCCACATATATGGCTACCTAATAGCCCAAGTGATAAGAGAGAATAGGTTCTTCTACTGTTTTTGTTTGGAGACCGAACACTATCACTTCCTCGTGTTCGATCCTCATTTTCATTTCTTATTGTGCCCAGAGTTTAATTTAAATATTGAACCAGACATCGATGTTCTCTCGATGGGTGTCGAGTTCTATGAGGCACTTGACCGACTTTTTGGCTACACCAACGATAAAGACGATCCAACGAAATAGTTGGTTACCAACGATTAAGTGGGCATCCAAAAAACTTTACATAACTATCCACAAAAAACTTTACATAACTATGGAAAGCAAAACAAAGAAAAGACCGACCGACCAACGGACAAACGAAGCCCATTAGTTCGAGACGATCTCCAACTTGTTTCAAAAAACTTAACATAACTATGAAAGCAAAGTCCAAAAAAAAACTTAACATAATCTCCGTTCAAGGGTTGTGAATAATCGAGAGGACAATTTCTGTCCGCTACCCTCTAATGTAACACGTTTTCGGGGCTTTGTCAAATAGAAAAGCAAAAAACTTTACATAACTATCCAAACTCTTTCTATCAAACGGACATTTTTTGACCGAGAAACTTAAAGAAATTACTTGACAAACCATTCCAAACGTGATACGATAAGAAAACAACACAAACAACGGAGAGATTATGAGTAAGTTTAAGGTTGGAGACATCGTGGTATTGGCTCATTCGTGCTATACATCAATCTACACAGGCGAGATTGGAATAGTAATGAGTGTGCCTAACGAGCGAATGGTAAACATGAACGTGTTTATGATAGCACATCAGCAGGCATGGTACTTTAATGAGACAGAGTTTGTCCATGCACATGAATATAATAAGGAGAACGCATGAGTAATAATATGATAGGAAAGTCATGGACAATACGTCAGGATGGCGAATTGATCACCTATGAGATTGTATCGGTTGATACGGAGGGTTGGATCAAGATCAAGCGACAGAACGCAAAGATCAAAGGTGGTCATTTTTATCTCCATGAAGATATACACAAACACTTTTTAAATAAACTCGGATATGTCCGACAGGAGCGAGCATGATTGTAGGTGATTTAGTAAGACTGTCCATGCGTGGATCATTGGCTCTCGGTGGATGGCGAAGAATAACGGATGACGTTGGTATAATCACCGATCTGTGCGATCAAAACAACAACGTGGTTTGGGTCTATTGGTTCAAAGACCAACAGAAAGTCCGAACCGACCGAGACTTTTTAGAAACGGTCAAAAACTGTCCTTGACTTTTCACCACAACATGATACACTACAAACATCAACAACGGAGATAACATGAAAAACGCAAAAATTGGAGACCTTATAAGATTGGTCGGCTTCGATAACGAGATCATAGATCATGGCATCATCGTTGCCGAGAAGCACAACGCAAGTAAAAACCCACAGTATCACATGATAAAGGTTCGTTGGTTTCTATCCAATCAGCAAACCGATTGGATATGGAAAAATCAAGAATGTTTGGAGAAATTATGATGGAAATAGGATCGCTTGTTCGTAGCAAGAGTGGATGGTTCGGTGTGGTCACATCGACTGGTCGCCCACCTGTTTTGAATTTTTTGGAAATCCACTGGATCACTGGATGGAAAAGTGGCTCAACGCAACACATTTACATTAAAAACTTGGAGAAGATAGCATGAATTACAAAGTTGGAGACCTTATCTATACAGAAAAATACGACACATACGCAATCTTTCTCGGCATGTCCCGATGGGATGGTTGGATAAGAGTGTATCTACTGGATACATGCGAAAAGTCACAAGTACACGATTATATATGGGAGATAATATGATAAAAGTCGGAGATATGGTAGGATTTGAGTTCAAGGGCGACTACCACCTTGCTATCGTTGTTGACGATCTAGGGCAAGGCTACCCCTACGGTAGATACACAGGGCTACTCATAGGCTCGGATGGGGACTATGTGCCCCTAAATGAAGAAGAATTAAAAGTATTAGAAACAGAACAACAAGTGGATCAGTGGGAGCGACAGAAGAAGATCGCCAAACTGATGAAAAGGGGGGAAAATGACTTACGCAACACTAGACATTGAGCCACAAGTCGGAGACCTAGTAGGTAACCATAAGTATACAATGTTGGGTCTTGTCGTGGAAACCGATGATGCATCTGTTTGGTGTAAACTAATAAGGTATGACCTAGAACCCACATGGGTAGGTAAGCACCTAGAATACCCACGCAAACACTTTAAGATAAACTACCATCCCCAACCATAGGAGAAAGCATGAACCTTAAAGTCGGAGACCTTGTAAGACACAAATATGAAAGAGATGTTGGTATCATCGTGAGAACCGTAATGAAGCATACCAATCTAACGATGGGCATGACTGAATACTTCGTGGTACGATGGTCGGATGGGCCTGAAAGGGTTCAACTACCCCTGTTTCTCGAACCACTAAATCAAACGGACAAAAACTGTCCTTGACTTTTTCAACCAACATGATACACTACTAACATCAACAATGAGACATGGAGACAACATGAAACATGAAATCGGAGACCTTGTAAGAATTAGACACTGTGACTTTGCTAATTCACGATATGTCGGCAAAATGGCTATCGTAGTGAATGTGGGCACTTGGTCTTGTGACGTTCGCATTTTTGACGATGGAAGAACATTGAGATATGGAAAAGAAGATATAACCAAACTAGGAGAACAACAATGAGTAATCAAATCAAATTAACAATCGACCTATCAGACGAACTGGTAGACAAAGTCCTTACAGTAATAGCCCTATCAGGCTCACAGAACCCCATGAAAGCCATGATGATGGGCATGGGTTCTAGACCCCTACCCCAAGACGAAAAACCCGAAGAACGCCCATCTATGGGCTTTAACATGGAGAAAGCAAATGACGACAAAGCGACAAAAGAATAGAACGGACAATTTCTGTCCTTGCTTTTTTCTCTCAACATGATACACTACTAACATCAACAATGAGACATGGAGACAACATGAAACATGAAATCGGAGACCTTGTATGGCTACATGGCAAGGGATGGTGTAGCCACCCACTATTGGTAATCGGTATTATCGGAGACTATCGGCATATCCAAGTCATGTCCACCAATAACAACAAATTGACGATGACCTTTATCCCACAACAACTACACAGACAACCAAAGGAGATCAAATGATACCCATCGGCACACTACTAAAAGGCATTTGTTCCCCAACCAATGTACCTTTCATGGTCATGGAACACATCAAGATACGGAGACAATATGGTCAAAGTGTTCGGATCGTAGATGGTTACAGGCTCGCTCGCACCGACAGAATAAATCAACGGTTCACAATCTCAAAAGATGGTGTAGCCGAACGGTTCGAGGTTATAGACTAACGGACAAAAACTGTCCGAATACTGACTTGTCAAACCCCTACTACCATGATACAATACAAACATCAACAACAAAACTCGGAGACAACAATGACTAAAAAGAAACTAACTAAAAAGCAAAAAGCCGAAATGCTCTACAACGCAACCATGATAGCCGAGGGTGCTATGGATGAAACCCCCGACATGTCCTACATTCAAGCATGGCAACACCTTGTTGACTCGGGAGAAGTGTGGAAATTACAAGGTTGGTTTCAAAGAGCCGTCACTCGCATGCTATCAGACGGTACACTACGACCTGCCCCATCTACCGATACCCCCCAAGACAACGGAGAAGAACAATGAACATCGGAGACCAAATGACTACAATACTCTTACTACTCGCATCTGACGTGTGTTTCGCACTTGCTCTTTGGCTGATTGTCCGAGACCACCGAAAGAAGATGAACGAAATCTATGAGAAATACGACAAACGGACAAAAACTGACCGTTCCAATACTTGACAAACTACCCCTACCATGATACACTACTAACATCAACAAAACAACCCCACTCAATGGAGAACCCATGAAACTATATGAAAATCGCAATCAAAAATCTCACTTTGCCTGTGGCTATTGCTACGAAAACGGACACCGTATCAACCGTTGCCCCACCCTTAAAGCCCACTACGAGCAAGATCAACGTGGCGACAAGATCGACACATCGCTATTGACGAGAGTTACACAGTGGTATGGTACTGGTAGCACCCACCTAGAACAGTGGTATGTCCGATATGGTCAAGCCAAAGCCGAGAAATACTATGGTGAAACCGAAAAGACAAAGGCTAAAAAACCACGCAAGAAACCAAAGTGTGGCTTCTGTGGTAAGACAACCCACAACCGTAGAAATTGTAAGTCTATGACCAAGTTTAAGCACCTTTACGAGCAAGCCAACAAGGCTTATCGCCAAGACTTTTACGACCGTTTCATCAAAGGCATGGGGTTGGGTGCTGGGGCACTGGTATCCCTACGACAGTATGACCGAGAGCAAGGCGACTATGTTCCAAAGGTTTCTCTAATGACCGAGTTAGACCCCAAGTCCATCTCTCTAACGAACCTACAAAGCACATGGAGCGACTATCGCACCAACCTACGAATGGGCTTTCTATTGGATGGTCAAAAGGTCGTTGTGGGTAAATCAAATGGTAGTCCAAAACTGTTTCACTTTGACGTTAGCCGAAACGAGCGAGACTATCTCGGCAAAGAACATGGTGTCCAAGAACCACATGGCTATTGGGATAATGGGCTAATCACCGAGATCATCAGTCCTGCTCCGAACATCATGAGCCAAGAGTGGTTTGATGGCGAGTTTGAGCCGATTGACTGGGTCATGAAGAAACGCAAGGGTCAAGACTTATGGTCGTATTTGGGTGCTTACATTAGAGACTTTTACCCACATGCCGACAAAGACAAGAAGATCAATGCGTTTAAGAAATCGGTAGGTCTCCCATGCTAACGGTTGGCGACCTTGTACAATCCACGATTGATCCCGACATGATCGGGATCGTCAAGGTGGAACACCCAAACCATACAGGCTACAAAGCATGGATGATCCTGTGGCTTACAGGCTATCGCACAGGCTTTGTATCTTGCGAGAAAGAAATCCACCTTACAAAACACATCGAGCCAATCGGTACTGATGACGAAACGGACAAAAACTGACCGTCAAAGGTAAAGAAATTACTTGACAAACTATCCAAACCATGATACACTACTAACATCAACAAAACAACAACCCTTTGCAACGGAGAACCCATGCAAATATTCAACAATCAACAAGACAACGGCACTTCCAGTGGAAACTCAAAACCATCATGCTCTTATTGTGGTGATGTAGAACATCGTGCTACCGACTGTCCCCATGTCGCCACCGACTGGGCTATGTTCCAAAAGTTTAACATTCCTTGTTCCGATCCGAACAACTGGACAAACAGCCCAAAGCCCAAAGCACAAGGGCAAAATAATTGGAAATCACAAGCAAGCACTGCTCAATGGTTCAAGCACCCATCTCAATGGGGCAAGTGGTATGCCGAGTGCGAGAAAGCCCACAACAAGCAAGTCGTAGCCAAAGGAAAGGCACTAGCCAAAGCCAAAGGTAAGAACAAAGCCAAAGCCAAGTGTGGCTTCTGTGGGTCTCATGATCACAACCGTAGAAATTGTTCGCCAATGGAAACCTTTGTAGCCAAAGCGATCCAAGCCAACCGAGAGTGGCGACAACAGTTTTACGATAAGTTTGTCGGTGAACTCGGCATTAGCGAGGGTGCTTTGCTGTCCTTGACCGAGAGACAAGGATGGGGTCAAAATGCTACAATCGTCAAAAAGACTGGTATTGTTACAAAGATCAATTGGGATCAACTGTCCATGTGTGCCGACACTGACTACAAGCCAATGCAAAGTCGTTGGCGATCAACACTTGATCACACACTACAACAGAACGTGGTTATCGAATGTATCGTAGATGGTCGTCAACAGACAATCACACTGAATAATGACTTGATCAAATCAATCGGCATTAACGGTCTTATTTCGCAAAAGGGTGGATGGTCTGACTATCAGAGTATCAGTGTAATCTCGCCTAGCGAAAAGCCTATGGCTAGCGAATGGATCGACCAAGCCCACGCAAAGGCTATGCAGTTTGTGTGTAAGAAACGATCTCATGAACAACTAAAAGCCAAAGGTTTTGTCGGACTTGTAGACAAGTGGTATGCCAAGTCGGTCAAAAAATGACCGACAAAGGTAAAGAAATTACTTGACAAACCTTTTAGAACATGTTATAATACTATACACAAACTAGACTAACAACGGAGATTATATGTCTTATTTTACAACTGATGAAACAGTCATCCAAAACTTCATGGAAATGAAACCATGTAAATCAAAAACTTTGCGAACCGATGGGCAAAGCCTATGGTCATTCGATACTCGAATTGCCGAACATATCCCCGATGGGTACGGACAAGGTGCTACCCTAGTCTACGACTACACCTACGGTGGTGGGCACTATATCTCGCAAACAACGAGCAACCATGTACGTCTGACGAAAAAGAAAGTCCCTAGACCTAACTGGATGAATGTTGATGAAGCCCAACGTCATGGACTTTGTCCTTTGGTGGAGAGCAAAAATGATACACCTAGTAACTCACGATAAAGTGGGGGCTGGTTATGCCTTACAGGAAACGGATGGCAAGTGGGTTGTCCGTTTCTTCCACAACTACGCAAGACACCATATTTTTAACCACGATGCCTTTGAAAAGGGATACCTAAAAGACTGTGGCATCGTCAACATCGGAGACAAACATGAATACACAACAAAAGTTTGAGATCATTCTCAAAACAGCGAAAGAATTGGCTGACGACTACGGAGAACAAGGGTGGGTAGGGGACTGTAATGACTTTACGCAAGCGAGTTCATCCGTATCACAGGCACTCACGAACACAGACGTGGAGAGCCTATGGGATGAGTTTAAGGGTGGAGACCTACACTGTAACGACATGACCTTTACATTTACCCGACAGGGTCGAGACAAGATCATAACGGTCAAAAATTGTCCTTGACTTTTTCTCTCAATCGGATACATTACTAACATCAACAACGAAAACCCCCAAACATGGAGAGACCATGAACAAGATATGTATTCACTGTGACGACACATTCGATCTAAACTCACAAATCAAAAGACGTGTTGGTGGTAAGATTAACGAGTGCCCCGACTGTGTTCTTGAATTGGGCACCGAGATCAAAGAGACCGTTCGAGCCGTTTCTAGTGGCGATGGTAAGATGGCTTGTATCCAAATCTTAAAGTTTCAGAACGAAGATGACGCTGACCTTTATCGCAAAGGATGGGATCAATGGTCAGGTTGGAATAACCAACGCAGTGGGTCTGTCCATGATGTTGCTTTCACAAAGATTGGAGAGAACAGTGGTAACGGAAATTCAAAGGGTAAGTTATGATACAGATCGGATCATTAGTCCAATCCCCCTTCGATGGCTGTGTGGGTGTCGTGCTTGAAAAGTCCAACCTACACAATCTGTACAGAATACGGTGGGCAGACGGTTTAGAGAAGTGGCATTGGGCTGAAACTTTCGAGGTGATAGCATAACGGACAGTTTTTGTCCTTTACAAATCAACCAAGCCATGATACACTTATAACATCAACAACGAAACATGGAGACAACATGAACATCGGAGACCTTGTAAAAGACAAATATGGAACGATCGGCATTGTCGTTAGACAAGTCGGGGTTATTGACCGTTGGCTTGTTAAATGGATCGACAGTGGCGAAATAACAGGGCAGTGGGGACACAACCTATTCCACCTATAACGGAGACAATCATGGATTACACACAACACAACGACTCAATAGGCACACACAACATCGACCACCTACTTAATGAATGGTACGAGCAACAACTACTACCCGAAACCACCGAGCCTTACAGAGAGTTTATGGCTTACATTTGCCAAGACGATCTTGTGCTTGCTTTGGGAGAGCCGAGCGATTGGGGTGACGAGAGTTACAAGGGATATGGTAACGAGTGGTACTACACCACCCCCAACGGTAAAACCATCGGCATCGGCTTTCGCTTTGGTATGGCACGTTTGCGTGGTAACTCTGGCTTTGTGACCCCCGAAGATTGCCGACAATTTCTTGATTGGCTCATGGAGCAAGTATGATAGAACCGAAGATAGGCGAGTTATGGATACACAAACAGCATGGGTACACCTGTGTGGTACTGGGGGTGTCCGAGATTAAGGGGTATGGATACACACGACCAACCGAGCCTATACGGTTGGTTGATATCATCAGAACCAAAGACCAATACAAAATGTCCGAACCTATCGGCATGTTCACATGGCACTTTGAAAAACTTTCTTAAACGGACATTTTTTGTCCTTTACAAATCCCTACTACCATGATACACTACTACCATCAACAAAACAACAACGGAGACACCAATGGGATATAGATCACAAGTCGGCATAATCTTTACACACGACCTTTTACCTTACTTTATGATGAAAGTATCGGCAAAGCACCGAGAAAGCCTGTCGGAATGGGCTAAAATATGGGAATTGCCCGAAAAAGACGGAGACATAGCGAGAATACACTTTAATTGGGTGAAGTGGTATCCCAATTACCCCGAAGTAAAAGCGATTGAAGAAGCCTTGTCTTTCTTTCAAGAGTTGGAACGGTGGGAAGAATTTGCCTTTGTTCGTCTAGGAGAAGAATTGGGCGATGACGAAGAATTGGGATGCCTAGAAGGTTTATATATCAACCGATCAATCGAGTTTAACTAGGAGACAGCATGAAGAACCCCCAAAATGGCGACCTTGTACGACACAAAGTGGACACTACATTGGTTGGAATTGTGATCCGAGCGAAGAACTACCACATGACCATACGTTGGAATAACGGTGATGTTCAGACATTCCCCAAGTATTCATACGGTAGTTTCGAGAAGATAGCATGATCGGTCAAAAACTGTCCGTTTAAGTAACAGATTTTACTTGACAAACCTTTGAGAACATGATACACTATAAACATCAACAACGAAACCCCACAACAACGGAGACATTATGTCAAACGATAAAACAACCCCTTTCGATCTCAATGCCCATACCTATCGGTTGTTGGAGAGCGAGCCTTTCTTTGCAAGCCTTTCAAGGCGCATCAACAAGACAATCAACAAGTCAGTCCCAACAGCAGGTGTCCGTATCACCGAGCAGGGTCAATTCGAGATGGTTTACAACCCCGAATTCTTCGAGAAACTTACTCAACGAGAACGCAGTGGTGTCCTAAAACACGAGTTTTACCACATCATCTTTGAGCATGTTACAGGTCGCTTACCACCGAGTGGTATGACCAAGATGTGGAACATCGCCACCGATCTTGCGATCAATTCCCACCTTATGGACGAGTTGCCCGAACAAGGTTGCTTTCCTAGCCGAGAGCCTTTCCAAGACTATCCTGTCGGTCAATCCGCAGAATACTACTTCAAAATGCTCAAAGAAGATGAACAATTCAATCAGCCCCAAGATGGCGATGGACAAGGTGGTGACGGTCAGCAAGGCGATGGGCAAGGTAGTCAAGGCAACGGATTGCCCGACTCACTTGACGATCACAGTGGTTGGGGTGGCGATCACCTTTCAGAAGAACAACGACAGGCTCTCAAAGACGTGGCTACCGAGCGACTCAAACAGGCAGTCAAAGACGCTGTTGACGAGATCAACTCAACTGGTCGTGGTTGGGGTACTATCGGTGCAGACACCCGAAAGGCTATCCAAGATTTCATCAAACCAAAGGTTGATTGGCGAAAAGTCTTGCGTTACTTTATCAAAACATCGCAACGAGCGAACAAACGTAGCACACCAAGACGTATCAACAAACGATTTCCGTATATCCACAGTGGTAAACGTGTGACCCGAACGGCAAAGATTGCGATCTCTATCGACCAATCGGGGTCTGTTGACGATGGTATGCTTGCCTTGTTCTTCTCCGAACTGTCGGCACTATCCAAGTATGCCGAGTTTACTGTTGTTCCTTTCGACACCGAAGTATCCGAAGAAAATGTATTCGTATGGAAAAAGGGCAAGAAACGAACGTGGGAACGTGTATCGTGTGGTGGAACGGACTTCGACGCACCGACCAAGTGGGTCAATGAACGTGAATTTGACGGTCATCTGATCCTAACCGATCTAGAAGCACCGAAACCAAAGCCATCCAAGTGTCAGCGAATGTGGGTAACTACCCCACAGTACGCAGAGAACCCCTACTTTTCCACAAACGAACGTATTCTGATTATGGACAAGTAAGGCTCTAACAAGCCCCACAAGCCCTTTTGGGGGCTTTGGGGTGCTACCACCCTACCACCTAACCGAAAACCCCTTACGAGAGCACCTATGGAACGTATGATATGTCAATGTGGCTTTGCCACCGAGAAAGCCCACCAATGGGATCACGAGTATGAACAATGCAAGTCGTGTGGGCAAATGGAGCGAGAGCATGACGCCATGCGTGCCTACATAGGCGAGTTTAACGTGGGCGACATGGTATGGATCAAAGGCAAGATGTATATCTTACATGAGACAAAGCCCGAAAATTGGGTGGTACTAGACCCCACCACCCTAGAACTCTGTACCTACCGATGGCATTTAGAATTGGTCTTTGGTAACGGAGACATAGAAGATTTGGTCAAAAAATGTCCGCCTGATGACTTGACAAATGATTAAGAACATGATACACTATAAACATCAACAACGAAACATGGAGACAACATGAAACAACCGACCCGAAAAGACACTATCAACTTGCGAGCATGGCAAAGTCGTGATGGTATCACAATTATCGAGAACATCGTAGGGGTAGTACAGTACCCGATGGCTATCCACCGACCTTTGGGAGAGCACCAAGAGATACAAGATGGAAACCGATCCCGATATGGTGGCGAATGGTGCGTAACTCATATCCCCACAGGTAAATCATTCGGCATCCGTTCGAGAGATTGGGACAGTGTTAGTGGCTATGTATCCGAGATTGCCGATCATCCAGCATTATTGATGATGACTGACGAGACCTTGCAAGCCCATCCAATGTATCGAGACCTTACCGAGAAGCACACTACAACACGCAGAAAATACCGATTGTAGCAAGTCGGACATTTTTTGACCTTTACAAATCATTCAATTCATGATACACTACTAACATCAACAACGAAACATGGAGACAACATGGATTTACTCACAATGACCAAAGGCGACTTATTCAAATTCCCCCATTCTATCAATGGCTATCAAACCTATATCGCTATCACCGATACGTTTTATTGCTATATCCACAAGGCGATGAAGATCAAAGCCCATAACATGGACACAGGTGAAGATAAAACATTCGGTATTGGTGGAATGTTAGACGCAAAACCTTTAACGGACAATTTTTGACCTTGACGTTTTAGCCAAACCATGATACACTTATAACATCAACAAAACAACCCTTTCATTGGAGACACCATGAAACACTTTATCAATGAACACATAGGCTTTATCATGCTTTTCTCAATCCTTGCTACCACCTTTGGTTTTATCGCATACTGTTCTAACAGTGCCCAAGCGATGGGAGCGAATGTATCTATTGACTATGACAATGTCGAGATTAACGGTGAATTTGCCTATCAAAACTGAAACGGTCAAAAATTGTCCTTGACTTTTTTCATCAAGGTGTTACACTATAAACATCAACAACGAGATAACCAATCACCATTTAGGAGACAATATGAACGATCCACCGTAACTACCGACACTATCTCAAACGGACAATTTCTGTCCTTGACTTTCTTTCACTAACCTGTTACACTAATTACATCAGACAATCCTGTCTACTTTCATTACTCTATCCAAAGGATATTTATCATGGCTATTTCTTATTCAGTATTAAACTCTGTTCTTCCATCCGTAATTTCAGCAAAATTCCCTATCCTTATTCGTGGTCGTCACGGTATCGGTAAATCCACAATCGTGTATCAGATTGCCGATCAAATGGGTCTCCCTGTTGTCGAACGTCGTGCATCTCAAATGACCGAAGGCGATTTGCTAGGTCTCCCAAAAGTCGAAGGCAACGTCACTCAATGGCTTGCTCCCGAATGGTTGCACGATGCCTGTAACAACCCTGTAATCCTGTTTCTCGATGAAGTCGATCGTGCCACAATGGAAGTCCGCCAAGGTATCTTTGAGTTGTGTGATAGTCGCAAGATTGCAGGCTACACCTTGCACCCCGACACTGTAATCTTTGCCTGTGTAAACGGTGGTGGAGATCATGGAGACCAGTATCAAGTCGGAGAAATGGATCCCGCAGAACTTGACCGTTACACCGTATTCGATGTAAAGCCAACCGTAGAAGATTGGTTATCATGGGCAGATGGCAACGTCAGTCAAGTCATTTGGGACTTTATCAACGATAATCACAACCATCTTGAACACAACGATGACTACGAGCCTAACAAGGTTTACCCATCAAGACGCTCATGGGAGCGATTGTCCAAGACTATCGGAGACCAAGATATCAAGGCTCTCGCTAACAACGGTATCTTGTATCACTTGACCACAGGTTTCGTTGGTTTCGAGGCTGGTGTCGCCCTTGTTGACTACGTCAAGAACTACAACAAGATCGTGACTGTCGAAGAGATCCTAGATGGCAAGCACAAACTTACCAAAGATTTCTCAATCAACGATCACAACGCATTGATCGAACGTTTCAAGCAGTCAAAGGTATTCGACCGTAAACTCGATAAGACCGAATTGACCAACGTAGCAGAATACTTTGTATCGCTACCATCGGAACTCGGTATGCTGTTCTTCCAAGTTATCTCGAAAGGCAAGGAAGTTGCACACAATGCTCATGGTATCCATACGGCTACTTTGTCGGACGGTAGCACGCCAAAAGACTACCTTATGCGTATTCTCGCGTCTTAATCATCAGTCAAGCCCCACCCCAAAGGGGTGTGGGTACATACCCTACCCATCTACTACCCTACCCCCAACCCCAAAACTATTCCACAGGATGCGACATGTTAGGCAATTACAAATCTCTTTCTCAATTTCGTCAATTCAACTATCAACAAGGCTTTCATTGGTTCGACCGAGACACCATGAAGATGTTCGGCACACGTCTTATCGGTGATATGCTCGGTGGTTGCGTGTTCATCACGAGCGACCACAACTACAAGCGAGATCGCAAGTATTCCATACGCATGGCTATGGAGAGTGGGAGCATCCACTCATACGCATTTGTAGAGTATGACACCTTGCGTGAAGCCCGCAAGGAAGCCAAATGGCTCGTAGATGCTCTCGCAAGTGGCGAAGCCACCTATGACCCGAACAAGTGTGAGATCGTGCTCACCACACTATTGGATTGATACATCAATCCCCCATGTATGGGCATGATAGCCAAAGGCTATTTGCACCCATACATGATAGTCTTTGACTATCTCCCACACGTGCCCACGTATAGATGCCTTTGGTATTCTATCGTGGGTATTCTTCTATCATGTCGGTAGTTTCGGAGACCACCAAAAAACTTTACATAACTATAAATGGAAACCCCAATCCAATCTCCCCACGATTCTCGCACCACCGAGACCATAGAAGAACGGTCAAAAACTGTCCGCCAAAGTAACAATTATTACTTGACAAACCTTTGAGAACATGATACACTATAAACATCAACAACGACAAACCCCATCCAATGGAGACATCAATGGAAAATACAGACACCATCGACATTAAAGAGATCAATAAGCAACTTGTTGCAATCATTATGGACATCTTCCACAACACCAAAGCAATCATCGACCATACCCGAACCACCGACAACAGCGTTGAATACCGTTTCGATAATGGCTACATATTGGAACTGTATCGCTTTGACGACCTGTCAACAGGTTTGCCGATCCATGCTAGTACGTCAATCACCTTGTATTCCCAAAATGGCGAGATCATGACAGAACATGTTTACATTCATTAACAGTCGGACAGAAATTGACCGTTTGGACACTTGACAAACGGTCTCATTCATGATACACTATATACATCAACAGAACAACACCACAACATTGGAGACACTATGGATATCAAGATAACCAAGACCCGATCAAACCCTTTAATCCAATCATCAATCGACCGAGCGATCAACAAGAACGGTTTTGGTTCGAGAATACCGACAGATCAGATGGTTCAGATCAACGGTGGCAAGCGATGGTATCGTGTGTATGAGAGTTTCATGGCACAATACGATACCGCAGGCAACCACAACTATGCGTTTATCAACTACAAAGGTCGTCAGATACGATGGTTTAACGGAACGGTCAAAATTTGTCCTTGACGTTTTAGCCAAACCATGATACACTTATAACATCAACAAAGCAACCCCATCAATCGGAGACACCAATGAATACCCTTATAATGATCGGTGTAAACCTTATGGCTATGAGCCTGTATATCCCATACCTACTAAACAATGAACACAAGTATAACAACGACTAAACCCATAACATCGGAGATCCCCATGATTGCAATTTATAACAACAATACCTATCGTTTCGTATCCTTTGGTGGTGGCAATACCGTTACCGTAGCAAAAGGTGGTAAGTTCTATAACTTTCCAGTACATCAAGTCCAACTCATTCGTACACACCAATAACCCACAACATCGGAGATCCCATGAACCAATTTGATACAGTATACCACGTTGAATACGGTAAAGGTTATATCCTTTCCAAAGCCCCGAAGATGAAAGACTATCTTTGCATGTGTTACTTTCCACAAGTCGATAAAACCGATTGGGTCTTGCTATCAGCCCTAGAAACGGACACCGATGATTTCATCAGTAGATCAAAGATAAAGCCCCAACCTAGCAAGGCAAAAGGTGATCCCCTACAACAAGCATTGGAGAATTTATTTGGTAGGTAGTTTCCATCCTTGTACAGTCCCCTAACTATCTTGTATGTACCCAGTGTATATACCCTTGTAAATATGGGCGTGAAAGGTGTGGTGGTATGGAACGTCCACAGAAACCTACCTCACACCCCTTGTAAGCCCTTGTACACTACCCCCCTACCCTACTACCGCCCCAAGCCACCAAAGTCCTTTCTAGACCCCTTTACGGAGACCCTATGACTACCCACGAATTCGGAGATTTATACACACACTTCGCACTAGACGGACTATTCATGATCGTCTACAAGTCCGAGAACCGCATAGGTTTACACTCATTCGCCAACGGAAAAGTACGTTACATCAACATCCCATCATTTAGTTCCCAATACACACCCATAGCACAGGATACACAATGCAAGTAGGCAATCTCTACAACACCCAACGGTTCGGACTTGTATTGGTTACAAAGATTGAACATCGTGGTTTTCAATTGGATGGAGTACCGTATTTTAAGGTACACATGATCATGCTTGATCAGGCACGTGAGACCGATGGTCTTTACACAGAACGTGAGTGGGTACGTGGTACGAAACCTATGGTTTCAGAGCCTTAAATGTTAGGTGCTTCCTATGGAAGATGAAAAAGGTATACCAACTTTTAAGGCCTATACCTTTTTCGTGGGTCATCAAGAAACTTTACATAACTATACAGTGGCAAAAAACTTTACATAACTATTACATCTCATTTAAGGCTCTTAAATGCTCTTGACGATACCCATTATAAAGTCGTACTTTTATTAGAGAGAACTAACACCAAATTGCCCATACAGACGCTAGAATAGCAAGTTACCATACCAACGAAAAGTCTTGACGAGACCAAAAAACTTTACATAACTATCCATCCCCAAATCCATACCAACGAAAAAGAAAGTGCGCTCTCTACAAGGCCGTGGCCTTCGCCACCATAGAAGCAACGGACAGAAATTGACCGGCAAAGTAACAGATTTTACTTGACAAACCTTTGAGAACATGATACAATACTAACTCTCACAACAACACAGGACAATCCAATGAGTAACTTCACCGTTCGTATCACTATCATCAATCGTCAAGGGCAATTAGAGAGTCACAACCACACCATGAAAGCCTATACAACTAGCAATTGCAAGAGACGTGCATACCATATGTATTCAAACTATTCCGTTCAATCCCTATCAATCAAACCATCGGACAAATAATGACCGAATTGAACTTGACAAACCTTTCCAACCATGATACAATGATAACATCAACAACAACACAGGAGACAACAATGACCTTACAACCATCTTCACACCACGTCAACACAACACTCAACACAGGATCGAATATGTCTACATATGGTCAGACACTTATACGCTTTCAACAACTCTTGCACACCCATCAAATGGCTTTCCCAACTATTCAAGCCCGCTTGAATGAACTTGCTATGCAATACTATTATAATCCATCAGACGATAATAAGGAACGATTTGCCCAATACAGTCGCTATTATGATGAGTTATTCGAGAAATACGACTGTATCAATACAGCCTATCGTCAATTCTTAAAAGACGGTAAAGCACCTGAATGGCTCTAATTCTCGGCATTGTGGAGAGGTGGACAAAAATTGACCGTTTCTCCACTTGACAACTCTCTCCAACCATGATACACTTATAACATCTTCAACAACAACCCTTTCAAAGGACATTGCCCATGACTACACAGTCTTTACCTTACTCATTCATCAAGTCCATGACACCCACAACTATCGCAGGCTACAAAGTAGATGGTATCGATCCCGACGGTCGCCCTATCCGTATCCGTAAGAACCTTGTAGGTGGCTATGTATTTAAGATCGGTGCTACCCTACCTACCCCCTACGGCATGGGAGAAGTCAAGGGATACACACCCGATGGTAACATGCGAGTAGCGATCACACAGTGGAATGACGACTATGAGTACGAATTAGCCGATGGTTCAGACATCTTGACGGCACAAGAGAAAGTTGCTATGTTGTCGGCTTGTGCGAACGCATCGATTGATAGCACCATCGCCACAATTGAACGTCTCTACAAGTCCGAGAGCACCGATAAACTTACAAAGACATGGCAAGAGAAAGTCGATGCTATCGAACGGTTCGAACCTAACGAGTATGTTCGAGTGGTCAGTCCAATGTCTTACATTTCCGACTATACCGATGTTGTGGTGGACGTTGTTACTCTCGATCGAGAAAGCAAGGCAGAACGCAAACGTCGGTTGGCTATGGAACGAAAGGAAGCCAAACGCCTTGCAGACCGCTTGCTTGCAGAATACGGTGACGACACCATCCCCGACGATATCATGGGTGAATTGAACGATGCCTATTAAGTCGGTTCCAGCGACATGGTTCTATAACGTCGGTAGCCCCGACGTTGTAGCGATCCTACAAAAAACTTAACATAACTATCAGGTGCCAAAAAACTTTACATAACTATACATTCCCAATTGCCCACGAAAAAGGCCAAGGCCTTCCAGGCTTCCCAGAGATACGGAATCGTAGAGACCCGGACAGTTTCTGTCCGTTAAAGTAACAGATTTTATTTGACAGGTGGTTGCTACCATGTTATATTATAGTATAATCAACAGCAATGGAGACCCAATGAAGAAAGACCTTGAAATCATCGCCATCATCACCATCACCATCATCGCAATTGCCTACGTTGTAGGTTGTACCTTTCAAGCCATCGAAAACATCGCAACCATAGGAGCCTCTATGATCCCCATGAAACCAGTATTATCAGTATACAACCTTGTTACAAAGGGTCGCAAATACCGAGACACCGATAGCCCCCGAAAATTCAGTGCCTTACACTGTCCAACTAATAAGGTATTGGACTTTGTTCAGTCCTACATTCTAGATAGCCGTATCCACCGAGACTTTATCATGGAAACGTCACGTGGGCAATCAAAGCATATCTATCATCCCCTGTTTTACGTGGCTATCTCAAACGGTTATAGCACCGTACGTATCGGGGCTAGACAGATCTTCGCTATTGACGAACACACCCGAACCATCTATCATATCGACCGTATGGGCAAGTTACACGTTACCGACTTTTACATGGACTATGATATGACTGACGTTATCGCCCAAATCACCGAGTGTTTAGAAGTATGCAAAGAGCACTACAATGCCGAGAAATGGGAGCGTGTAGACGCAAAAGCAAAAGAGCACGATTGGCAAGTGATCTCCGATACGTGCGAGTTTACCGAACGTGTAGAGTGGGACCGTACCACCGTCAAGGTGTGGCTTAAAGAGTTCTCTAAAACATCGGTGGAATGGGAACGTCAGTGGGGTCGTATAAACTTGGACGGTTCGGCATCGTACAAGACCGAGACAGGCAAGTATCCGAAAGCCTACCAAATCATCGTAGGCGATACGGTCGCTTGGATCCCACACTCTATACTATCGAGGCGCACGACCTTACATGGTGGTAGGGTGCTAGTCCATCCAGGTGACGATAAGTTTCTTACCTTTCAAATGTCTCCCCAGTCCATTGACCTACCAAATTGGTGGTTATCCAAAACACTAGGTGCCGACTATGCCGATGCTACCGAGCCAATAGACAAGTCCGAGTTCTTCGCAAAGCACGTTCCCAAACGTCGGTGGAGACGATAACATAGAGACACGCTACAAGGCCGAGGCCTCCGAGTTCATCGGGGGCTTTGTTGTATTCGCTTGTTGGCTTTTTCGTTGGCTTTGTTTTTTTGTTTCTATTCTTTCGGTTGTTGCGAAACGATACACCCCCTCCCCCTACGGGGTCGGGCGTAGCGATGAAATAAGTACTTAACCGGCGAAAAAGCCCCACGAGCGCAGCGAGGTACACAAACATCGTCTGGGAAATTTTCCAGATTTGCAAATTCCCATTTCACGAGCTAAAACAAGGGTTCACAAAAATTTTCTAAAAAAAAATTTAAGATTCCACAAAAACTAGTTAGTGGAATAGGAGATACTTTTATGTTATTAGCTTTACTATTGTCCTGTCAGGATTATTCAATTAACGAACAAAAGATTGGTGAGCCAATTATCGCACCCGACTTTATTGACTTTGGCCATTTAAGATCAGGGCATGAGATTGACTTACGACAAATTATTTTTACAAATGCCGGCAACGCCCCGCTTCGCGTTGATCGATTAGAAATCGTTGGGGAAAATTTTTATATTGATGAATCAGGTTTTGTTGTAGAGCCATCACAGTGGCTTGCTTTGGACGTAATATATGACCCCAAAACATATGAGTTTAATGAAGGCTATATTGATGTGTATTTAGAGGGCGATAATGAGCCCATGACGAGCGTTTGGCTTCAAGGGAATGGTGATGCACCAGTAATCGAAATAAGTCCCGCAGAAATGAATTATGGAACCGTTTCACAAGACTGCTCAACAGAGGATGAGTTTCAAATTACAAATGTTGGAAACCTTGATTTGCACATCGAAGGCATTTCCCAGTTTGCTAGCATACCCCAAGAAATTACGGTTGACTACGGCACGCTTAGTGACTTCCCATGGACACTAGCACCAGGAGCTCGTATTTCCTTTTGGACGGACTTTGTTGCTTCAACAGTGTCTACACACTCTTTAACTTTAAACGTGGCTTCAAACGACCCTCAGGAGCCAGTACGTACGATATCTGCGGTGGGTGACGTAATGATATCAACCACAATGCACGAGTCCCTTATTCAAGGCAATAGCATGTATGTTGACATTATATGGGTTATAGACAATTCAGGCTCAATGAGATGGGCTCAAAATCAATTAGCACAAAATGTAATAAATTTTATAAACTTGTTTATGCAATATGGCCCAAACTTTAAGATGGCGGTCATTACCACGGATAGCCCTAATTTCCTTAACGGTATAACATTGACGCAAAATGACCCAAATCTTGTGTTAGATGCCGCAAATCTTATATCATCCGTCGGAAACCATGGTTCCGCAACCGAGGCGGGTCTCCATATGCTCGAGACCTCTTATGCGAATAACATAAATTGGTTTAGGCAAGGCGCTCACCTTGTTGCTATCTTCTTATCTGATGAGATGGATCACTCCCCGATGCCTTACAGCCATTATGCGACAAGCTTTGATGGTCGCATACCCTATGGCATGTTTCTTCCTTATGCTATTATTGGAGATGTGCCCAATGGATGCAATTCTGCACAAGCTGGAGGTGGTTACTATGAGTTTGTTAATTATTATGGTACTCAATGGTGGTCGATTTGCGCTGAAGACTGGGGAAGTCAAATGGAGGACATTGCCTTAGCAATCGTCAATGCTTCTGCTTTTGTTCTCGACTATCCTAGCCCCAAAGAAGATACCATCTCTGTGTGGGTTAATGGGCAAGAGGTGACCGAGGGGTGGGAGTATGTACCCGAGAGTAACTCTATTGCTTTTGAACCTTCTCACGCGCCGGAGGAAGGCGATAGCATTGATATTTGGTATGAGATATGGGAGTGTGAATAGTGCTATGTGTCCCGTTTTTAGGGAAACTTCGCGTTTTAGGGCTTGAAGTTGAAAATAATACGGTGCGCGAAATTAAATGAACTATTTATAGTATAATGAAAGAGGAACTATCATGAGTATTGACAAACAGGTACTGCTAACCTTGCGAGTGATCCAGTGGATCTTTAAAGAATTCTCGCGTGTGTACAGGACAAGCGGTAAGGGATATAAAAGAATTTTTATTGAAGCTGGCTTGAACGATGAGGCGATTGAGTCCATCAGGAAAGTATTTCTATCAATGGTATTAATGACTTCTGGGAATGTAGAATCCGTTAGGGACCCCTCTTCTTTTGAGTCCTATAGAGCTGAGCCTTTAGAGGAAATCTTGGTTACAAACACTCCTTATATGAGGTTCTATGAAGCTATTGGACTAGATGTGAATGCTCGGCCTACTATGGCTGATTATCAAATGGCTCACACTCTACTTAAAGAAATGGGTAGCTCGAGTTTAACCGATGACTACATAAGACAACAGATGGCTAAGTTCTCAGATCAGGCGATTCAAGACAAATCAGATATTGAAATTGATAATATGCAAATTCCAAAAAAACTCTATAGAGGACTTCACCACTTAGACGTTAGTGGTATCGTGTCTTTAATGAATATTGGAGGAATCTGGGATATAACTAGAGCTGTATCTACGACAATGGATCTTAATACTGCTGAGGATTTTGCTACTGAGGGCGGTAATAGTGCAATTTTAAACATCGATAACCCCAATCAAGTAGGGTTTCTCGCGTCCGCACTTAGTATGTATGAGAGTGAATTTGAAGTCATTTTAGCTGGTAATTTAAAAATTGATAAATGGTCAATCGGAGTGGTCTGTGATGGTCTGCTTGAGTTGGATAATGGTCATCGAGAAAAAACGACAGCAGTATTAGAAATATTCAGCAACAACAATAGTGTACATATCATATCCATAACAAGATACGGGCTTGCGGGAAAAGATACAGTTCCGGATAGTAAAAAATTCTTTTTAGATCTTTTAGATGGTACTCTAAGCCACACACTTCAAACATCGGGTGCTAAATATACCCCACAAACATGCTATACACATGTTGGAGCTGCTCCAGGGCTTATTGCTGATTTGGAATTAAAAGTTTATTGTACATTGGTTTAAGGATTAAAACATGATTAGAAAAGATTTAATAGCTATCACAAGGGTTCTTAATTTTATTTTAGACTCTAAATATTCTTCCCCCATGGGTGGGTCATCCACCGAGGAAGAGAAAAAGCTTATACGCAATGCCTTAGAGAATCTCAGCGAAAACGAAAAAAATGGAATTAAGAAAATATTAAAAGCCGGAGTGCTGTTGACCTCGGGAAATGTAAAAACAGTTAGAGATCCTGACAATTTTAATCCAGGTAGTACTTCAACGTGGGGCGGGGTCATGGGAGACTCTCTCAAGTATATTTTGACGAATTATAACATAATGACTGTTAGTGAAATTAATCAAAAAATAACAAAAAATGACTATATTAATTCCAAGATAATGTTGCCCATTTTAGGATCAACAGCGTTTAAGGAATTTGAAAATAAAATAATATCTAAAGGCTCAGGTCTACCCAGCGATATTATTGATAGGATGACAAAGAATGCTGATGATAATGCGATTTTAAAGAAAATGAATGTTGAAGGCTTTACGCCGGAAAAACTGTACCGTGGATTTCATGCAATGCCCGTGGAAGCCATCCTAAGTCTTGCTAAAATTGGTAGTTCATGGGATATTAGTAGAGGCGTATCAACCAGTATGGACGTTGATGTTGCCGCTGAATTCGCAGGTAAAAATAATCCAAATAGAATTTTATTTGAGATATACAACCAAGAAAAAAAAGGTTTCTTTTTTAATAATTTATCAAAATATCACAAAGAAGATGAGGTTATCCTAGCTGGTATTCTCAAAGTCATTGATTATAAAATTGTGCCTGTTAATCAATTCCATGGAGTATTTGGCGAAGATAGAGTGAAACTTGAAACAGAAGATGGACACGTGTTTTATGTGGATTATCTAGAAATAAGGCCAAGATTTACCTTACTTGAGGGCACTGTTGAATTTAAGAGCGATGGCCAAAAACAACAATCAAAGTTTAAAGAAAGATATAATGTCGATGGATTAGAGTTCCTTAAAAATCTTTTAGAGAAAAGATTTTCAATTAAATCAAACAACACAGACCTTAACTTTACTAAACTTATTTATGACAATTGGTTTATGAATGTGAAAATGAAGTTATCATAAGGAGAAAAAAATGGAATTAAATAGAGTAGCCCTAGCTGTAACGAGAATTTTGAATATCATACAAAAATATGCAGGAAAACCTTTAGATGAGCGTGGAGATATATTTGAAAAAATAATAAATAATGCATTACCGACAAGTGGTGAAAAAGAAGCATTTGCCGACATGATTATAGCTATGACCTTGTTGACATCTGGTAATACAGACTCAGTTAGGAATCCAATGATGTATGATGATTACTTTGCTGAGCCCATCTCAGAAATACTATCCGAGCCTTCAATGTTGGCCTTAGAATTAGTAGGATTTGATATGTCTAGGGCTCCGAGAAGAGGTCATTACCGTCTCGCTAAATCATTATTGCCTCTGATGGGATCTTCAAGTATGGACAGTGATGAAGTTTTATCTGTTTTCAAAAAGTCAGGCGTTACTGACTCCGATATATCCCAAACAGTCTCAAAGAATTCTGATGAAGTGGAAGGTTATGAATTTTTATATAGAGGTCTCCATAGTCTACCGGCTGATGCTGTTTTGAGTTTGATGAAAACTGAGAGTCTTTGGGATATGACAAGGGGCGTCTCGACAACAAACGACTATAGATCAGCCATGGGATTTAAAGATCAGAAGGGTGGCCACCGTGCTTTACTAAGCATCACTAACCCAGACAGGAAAGGGTTTATTTCTCAAAACTTAAGTAAATATTTTGGTGAATCTGAGGTCATTTTATCTGGGCAAGCTGAAATAGAATCTTACACTTTAATATTTTATTGTGAAATCTATGATATGGAAAATACAGAAATGACGGATCCTCTAGCTACCGCCAGATTTGACGTAGATAGCGAAGGAATGATTATGGGCAGAATTGATCAAGTCAAACGAACAGTTAAAGATCGAAGATCTCTCAGTAGAAGACTAATTTATTACGTAGACAATGCATCCGAAGAGGAACAAAAGAAGTTTTTTGGAGATCTTCACAAGAAAGGAGAATACATCATAACAGTTGGAAACTCTTGGAATATGGCTGAACCTCTAAAAGGACACAGACTAAAACTAAAGCCTTACGGTAAGCATGGCGACATTAATGCAATAGTTCGTGTAGTTTAAGTCATTTTTGTATCAAATAAGACTAATTATATCAAATCTAAGGAGATTAATATGAAACTTTCAAAAACACAAATTAAACAATTGATCAAAGAAGAGCTCGAAGCTGTTATGTCAGAAATGGAAGCTGAGGATGAGCAAGTCATGAAGGAAGAAGCTGAGGCCTCCGCCATGGAAGACATCATGTCTCAAATGCAGATTTCTCAATCAACCGGCAAAAAAATTCCAGACGAAGTTTTGCAACAAATTGACGCTCAAAAAAGAAAATGATATCAGATGAAGTAAAAAAGTCAGCTATGTTCATAGCTCGTTTCTTAGCAGTTGAAGCAAATAGAGATGGAAAGGATTTCGACAGAATCCAATGGAGACTCAATGATGAAGAGAAAAAAGCTCTTCTTCTCATCATGAAGTCAATGATCTTAATGACCTCCGGGAATACAGACACCATTAGAAATCCAGACTTGTTTGACGACACTAAGGCTGAAAGGTGGGATGCTATTGTTGGAAGATATGCCAGACGCATGCACTCTATTGGACTTAAGACTTATGACAAGATCACTAAACAAGATTATATCAATGCGAAAAAGTTCTTGCCCATCTTTGGCCAAATGTCTGCAAATCCGGATGAGCTAAAAGACTACTTCAAAACTAGTCACCCAAACATTGCAGGTAGAGCTGATCTTGACAGAGCTAGTTCCTACTCTCAAGAGCTCTACAGAGGATTGCATAATGTTTCATATGGTATGGCTGAGAAAATAATAAATGATGGATTTCTAGATATAACCAGGTCTGTATCAACTTCTAGGGATTATAGGACAGCTAAAAACTTTGCGTCTAAAGAAACATGGAAATCTTCTGGTGAGCCTTACGTGGGGCCAATCTGTATCGTTATGATAATTAAAAATTATGAAGACGCAGGTCTTGCTGTTGGGAAATTAAGTTATTTTGAAGGCGAAGATGAGGTTATCCTCTCGGGAAAACTAAACATAGATGATGTTGATTTTGTTTATTCAGAAGGCGTTGTTGGTGTTGGATCTCAATTTCATGCTAAGCCATATAAAACAAAAGAAGAGATTTTTGAAGCCTTTGAAATAATGAAAGAAAAAGATAGAGAATACAAGCAAAAATACAACCTTGTTAATGACGATCTATCTGGTATGAGTAGGACGGCTTTGTTGACTCTCACATGCACACACGAGGTAGTGTAGTGAAAATAAGAATTAAAAAGAAAAAAGAAGTTATAGATGAGATTGCTAGTGTATCTGGTGGCGCCATACAAGGCTATGGAGCTTCGTTTGGAGACCCGGAGGGTAACGACACTTTCAACAAAAAACAAGAGCAGGATCAGCGTCTTAAAGGCGACAAACTAGATGAGATGTATTCGACCCAAGGTCTCGCAGGAAGAAATGTTCAGCAATTAGTTTCTGGTGAGGAAGAACACGAAGGTCACGTTGAAAGATCAAAGCACCAAGGTCTAAAAAATGTAATGGAAGAAGAAGAAGAACTCACAGAATCTCGCTCTTACCGATTAAAAATCTTGCAAAACCGTTGAAAATATGGTATAATGTATCATGGAGGTACCCATGAAAGAGATATTTGAAAATTTTAAAAAAATAAAAGACAATCGCAATGGCGATGTTGTAACATTTGATTTCGACAATACAGTTGTAAAGTCTTTTTTAAACAAAACCGTTGATGGTGTTGAAAATTATCAGTTTGGTGGCGTAAACAAAGAGATAATTAAGAGAATAAAGAGCTTTAAGAGGTCAGGCAAGACTGTATTTATCGTAACGTCTAGACAAAAACATCTAGAAGACGATGAAAGCTCCGTTCGCAGCATCTTAGACAAGCTAAAAATTGAAGTTAACGCCATTTTCTACACTGATGGAGAGCCAAAAGCTCGAAAGTTGCATGAATTAGGGTCCACACTGCACTATGATGACGACCCAGCTGAGCGTGAAGCCATCGAAGCTCACAAAAATCTACACAAAGACTTTAAAATAGTCGTAAAGGACCCTGAGGATCTCATCGAAGACAGTGATGAGATAGCCAAGGGAGTAATTTTGACCTCAGATGGCAAAATAGTTATCGCTCAAAGGTCAGATTCATATGAGTGGGATGCACCAGGTGGCCATATTGAGCATGGAGAAGAGGCTCCTTTCTCTTTTTATCGAGAAGTCAAGGAAGAACTAGGTCTAGAAGTGACTGAGGTTAAGTTTTTAGACACTCTAGAGACCACGTGGAAGGGCATAACTAAGCCTTCTCACTACTTTATTGGTCGAACAGACTACAGTGGAGAAGAATTAGAGGGTGTAATTAACCTTCAATGGGAGATTGCTGACTATTTTTGTGGAGATTATGAAGAAGTTGTCCGTAAAGCGTCTGGAAATATGACTCAAAACCTTCAAAATGTAATGAATATGCTGGAAATGCAACAAGAATTAATAGAATCTCGACAACCTCACTCCAAAAATCACAAAATTAAGAAAAGACGCATCATTGGACTAGGTGGATCTAAGACAACAGGGGCAAAAGGCCTCAAAAGAGTCACGGATTTTAGTCGTTCCAAGTCTGCTCCTCCCGGATTTGGTGTTCTAGAGGAGGAAAATGATGAAAAATCTACCAAAAAAATTAAAATTAAGATTAAATCAACGGTAGAAGAGAAAAAAAAGCGTAAAAAGAGAAAAAAACGCCGGAGAAGCAAAAAAAATAAAGGTGTAGGGAGCTATTATCCATATTTCGACTTGTATGATGGCTCAGATGGCGATGGAGGAGGTGAATAATGCTTAATGAAGAAGAAACAATGCTTCAAATGTTGAAAACTGGGTTGTTTGCCCTATTTATGTTATCTATTGGTGTTATTTTAGGTCCAGAATGGTCAATTATTGCACTTTTGAGTCTTATTTACATGAAAGAGGTTTGAAAAATGAAAATATCAAAGAAAAGATTGCTAGAAATCATCAAAGAAGAGTGTGGTATGGGTATGCCACAACAAATGGGCACTGGATTGCTTCCAAATGGTGAAATTGATGACGAAGGACGTATGGCTAAGCGTCAATTGTCCGATATTGCTGAATATGCAGCAGAATTAAGCCAAATGCTGTCTGATGAGACTCAATTAGAGGCTTGGGTGCAGTCAAAACTCACAAAAGCAGCTGATTATATCAAAACTGTTAAGCATTATGTCGAATATGGGATGGAAGAGGGTGCATATGACCAAGTTGTGCCCGAAATGACCTCAGAAATGCCCGAAATGGACCCTATGGCGGGTGAAATTGGGGAATTTCCACTTGAAATGGACAAAAATGAAGAAGAATCCGAAGAATATTACGAATATTAAGCCAAAATGAGTAAAAAAATCTTCAAAACACCCAAATTTAAGTCTTTAGGGGCTTCAAAAGCCGAAAATTTGGCCCCAGGAGACATTGTAACTTGGAAATCTTGGCTTTTTGACCTAGAATCGGCCGTTTTCGAGGAGAAAGAGGGTCTTTTATTGGAGATTTTAGAGGAAAATAGGCTTGAAAATACCGTTTTAATAGCCAAAATCATGCCTTTTGGGGCCTCAGAATACGAATTTATACCCCTTTTTTCCCTTAAAAAAAGCATAAAACAGGACTATTTATAGCATGCCTTGTAAGATAAAGAACCCAGCCAACATAGATTTGAGCGATATGCAACCACATATCAATGGAATGTATGATTATTTTGATCAAAAACTAACCTTCCAGAAGCCTCCTGTGATGGTTTTTGACTCAGACCCTAGTAATCAGGCCAATGTTCTTGGAAAAACAGCCTATTACGACCCTAGCAGCCTTGAGGTGCACATTTTCACAGATGGAAGACACCCAAAAGACATGTTGAGATCTATCGCACACGAATTGATTCATCATCATCAAAATTTAGAAGGTAGATTAGACGTTGGTGGGTATATGGGTGAAGGATACTATTTAAAGAACGAAAAAATGAAAGCTCTTGAAGATGAGGCCATGGAAAAAGGAAATGGCCTAATGAGAGAGTATGAAGATAACTTAAAATTAGGGGAGAAAACTAATATGTCTTTGAAAGAGTGGAAAAACAACGAATTGAATAAATTGCTTCTTAAGAAATGGGGAATCCTCTCTGAGAGCAAAAAGAACATGGTAAAAGATCCAAAAACAGGAAAAATGGTTCCTGATTATGCAATTGATGGTAAAGGGAGTAAGGATCTCAAAGAACAAGATGGTCTCGATGAAGCTTGTGGAGACAAAGAATACATGAAGGAAGAAGATGAGCTCGAAGAAGGTCGTATGAATCCTAGAACCACAAACTCTGATAAATTCACCGGTCACGAAGATAGATATCAGCCAGATCGTATCCACGAAGGCGAAGAAGAATCAGAAGAAGAGTTGGATGAAAAGAAAGAATACAACTTTGACAAAAAGAAAGCAAATAAAATGCCTAAAAAAGGCAAAAAGTACGATAATGACCCCAAGCCTCCAAAGGGTGACGCACCAGCCGCTGCAGAAGAGGAAGGGAAGTCAGCCACTTTACAAGAAGCACTTAAGAGAATCGCAAAAGCAAAAAGAGTATTTCTAAATAACAAAAGGATCAAATGATGCAAAAGCAGCAAGAAAAATTGTTAAGAGAGTTTATCAAAAAAACATTTGTAAAAAACTTGCTGCGAGAGCAGCAAGAAGAACATGCTGTTCGACTATATGTAAGAAGAATGATCTCTGAGGTCAAGAATCAACAAACATTAGAGACACTTTATGAAGCAAAGGATATGGCCAACCCACATCCAAATACTGGTATCAACAAATTGCGTGATGCCATTCGGAAAGCCAAGCCATCTATTAGATCAAAATATCAACAATTAACAACAGACCCAACTCAGAGAGAGTCTTTCTCAAACCACTTCCTTGGTGCAATGGTTAGACTATTTGATGAATTGGATGCTCTTAATGCCCAAGGTAAGGAAGCAGAAGATGTCGCATCTGATTTTGAGACCTCTAGTAATTCACTAGAAGCTCCACCGTCTGAAATGACCTCTGATGAGATGGCTTCGGATATTGAAGCTGATGGTGGTTTGGACAACATTATGGAAAATATCCTAAATGAATTAGATATTGATATTACTGATGATGAAAAAGAAAATGATGTCGTCTCAGATGAATTCGAAGAAGAAGAGAACAAAGAGGTTGAAAACAATAAATCTCAAGCTGCTAAGGACTTTGATAAGAAAAAAGATATAGAAAAAGAAAGAGAAGAATTTGGAGCCGGTATCGAGGGCGATTCCACCGGTAGAAACCAAGCGTTTGATGCCTTCAATCTTGTTCAAAGCTATTTCTCAGAAGCCTATTTAGATCTTAACAATCCTGAAGATCAGGAAATGTATAAGAAATGGGGCCTCTACAACATCAAGCTGTTGCTAGACAAATACGAACAAGAACTTGATAGTTCTCCAGAAACTCCGAATATCGAAAATCCAACATAATTCCTCCAAAATTATTTAATACACACAAAACACAACAGTACAACACATATAAACAATATAACATATTGAGGTAGCCTTGTCAAGTAAGAATGATAAAAAAAAATCTTTTATTCTTTCTCTGAAGAAAGAAGGTCGAATAACTGAGGATACTTTGAATGTTATATCAGACCTAACTTTAGAAGAGTTGATAGCTGTAAAACTTGAATCAAGTGCTAAAGTATCAAATGGAAAGCTTTATAATTTTCCTATATGGTATACTATCCCTAATGTCTGTAGAGATGCTTGTATTAAATTTGCTAGATCATGTTGTAATACTAAAACAGATATGTCTAATCTATTAGGAATACCATATGATCAATTTAATATTCTTTATAGAAAATACTATTCAGATTATTAATACTAATACTATTATAATATATTATATATAAAATATGCCCAGATTTTTTTCGTTTTCACTTTTTTGAAAAAAGTTTCATATTTTACTTGACAAAGCATTTCAGATGTGTTATATTATATATACACAACAAAACACACACTGAAAACGGAGAAGCAATGGATCACTATAAGGAGAAGAAATCATTCTTACCTTGTTCCACTACGTCCTCCTCCCTTTTGTGGAGAGGTAAGGGTCATTTCGTTAATCGATCCTTTGCTTTTTCGTTTTCTACTTTTCTTGAGGAGGAAAATAATGTCGTTGGATAAATTTGCAAGTATGCTAGAGTTCGGTATAAATCTAAAGCTCTCAGGAGAGCAAGAAGAAAAATACTATGCTCAGCGATTACGTTTTTACTTAATGGAGATGGAACTGTTTGATGCAGAATCGGAAGATGATATCAATATTGATATCTACTACTGTGGAGAAAAGTCTTTAATTGTTAATATTGAAGATTCAGTTTTATCTTTCGAACCTGTGTCGGAAAGCTCTTATGATTGCATAATGGGAGTTTTAAGCTTTGTTTCTTATATGCATGATAAAGTACAAGAAGACTTTAAGAAGCTAGGTGGAATCGAAGATGAGTTCGAGCCAATAGAGGCGCAAGAGGAAGACTCTTTCGAAGAAGAATCATCAGAAGATATGGAATGGATTTGATATGAAAATTTTTTATTTAAACAGAACAGAGGATGAATCAGGTGTTTCAGGTACGGGTCGAGTAGCACAAGGGTTCATATTCGATAATGGTAAAGTAGCAGTCACTTGGTTATCTGAACATCCAACAGTCACAGTATATGATAATATTGGAGAGGTTCATGCAATTCATGGCCATGGTGGAAAAACAGAAGTAACAATGGAGCCAGATTTTAAGAAGGCTTTTGGAGAACTAAAATCTTTTGTTGAAAATTTTTCCTTATGTGATGCCGCAAATTCTAAAATTCCTCAAGAAGGCGCAGCGTCAAAACTAATGACTAAGAGCTAGTTAGTGATGTGAGCAATTTATATACTTTAAAGTTAGATGCAGCATGGCAACCGATTGAGATTGTTGATGCTTATAAAGGTTTTTCATTGGTGTTCTCCGGTAGGGCGCAGGTCGTTGAGAATTATTCTCTTCAGGCTTGTGCCCTTTTTTATTTTCCATCAGTAATCGTGCTGAAGTCGTATGTTAGGAAAGGTGGTATCCAAGTGAAGCCATCTAGAAAAACAGTTTTCTTTAGGGATGATTACACATGTCAATATTGCAATGGAAAATTTATGAAGCACCATTTAACTTTAGACCATGTGATTCCAAAGTCAAAAGGGGGCCCTAAAAGCTGGGATAACCTTACGACATGTTGCGTACCTTGTAATCAAAAAAAGGGCGACAAAACACCTCAGGAAGCCTCCATGAAGCTATCTCGGGAGCCTCAATTGCCTAGTAATAACTTATGGTCGTCTGCTGAGTGGATGATGAGAAAACATGGAAATAAACAAATACCCAATGAATGGGATAAATTCTTAAGGAGATAAAGATGAATGAAGAAATGATGGACAAGATTATTGAAAAATGTAAAGAGGACCCAGAGTTTGCCAAGTGTTTTGATCACTTGTTGCGACTATGTCAAAAAGCAGCCCACGTTGGTTTTTCAAACGAAGAGTTAGCACACACATGTCTTATGGGCTGGATGATCGGTATGGACCCTCAACTGGGAGAAATGATAGCAACAATGTCCAAGATCTCAAAAATGGGCCTTGATATTGTAGAGAAGTAAACTAATTAAATTTCACTAATGAAAACTTAAAGGAGCCCTCATGGCCAAGAAAAATTTAATCATCGATACAAACGTATTTCTTTCGGATAGCGATTGTTTCGAGAAGTTCGAAAATAATGACCTGTTTGTCCCCATCAAGGTTCTCGAAGAGCTGGACAAACATAAGACGCGACAAGACTCCGTTGGTTTCCACGCAAGACAAGCCATTAAACGTTTTGATGCTTTACGAGCCTCTGG